GAAAAAAACGGTTCAACTCACGGCTACCGTGGCGCCTGCTGGTGCTACCAACAAGAAAGTTACCTGGGCGTCGAAAAATGCTGAATTTGCAACGGTTGACGCGGCTACTGGTCTCGTGACCGGCGTTGCAGACGGGACTGCGACGATTGAAGTCACGACCGCAGACGGCAGCCATAAAGCGACCGCAACTGTTCAAGTTACAGCATCTGCAGCCTGATTCAGTAACAAGGGGTGGCTCTGGCCACCCTGTTTAGAGGAAAACTCATGAAACCAGCAAAAATTCATCTTCTGGAACCTCAGTTCCTTGGATACACGGGCATCCTGTGCGGCGTTTACTTTAAAGACGGCATTTCCGTAGCAGAGCTGCCATTCCTCGATCAACAGCGGATCTGCGCCTCAATGCGTGCCGAAACCATTGATGGAAAAAATGTCTCTCCATCAGCTGCCTTCAGCAATCGTAACGAGCTGGTGGCCGATCAGGTTGTGGAGCCTACGGCCCCTGATATTGTCCCTATGAAACGTGGCGTCGCGAAGGAGGAGACAAAAGATGTGCAGCGCTTCACCCGAGAAGAGCTGGAGTCCATTGCTGACTGTGAAGGTATCGCCGGCCTGCGCCAGATCGGCAACACGCTTGGCGTGAAAGCGAAGGGCATTGTTGAAATGATTGAGGGCATCCTGAAAGCACAAGGCGGTGAGTGATGGCTCTGATCGACACGTTTCGTAGCGGAGACATCGTGTCTCTGACCTTCGCCTTTAACGTACTGGATATCGATTCCGCCTCTTACACCGTGCGAGATAGTGCAGGCACCACTATTGTGGACGAAGAGCCTCTCGATATTGCAGAAGGCCAAATGTCTATACCGGTTGTGGTCTCAGCAGAGCATAACCAGCTGGTCGAAAAAGAGCGTGATCTGCGCTACGTCATCGTGAAGGCCACAGCGGGTGGGCTAACCCACGAAGAGCGGCAGATGTATGTGCTGCTTAATAGCTTTGAACTATCCGTCCCGGGTCAGTCGTTTGCCACCGTAGCCGATGCTCAAATGCAGGCCATTGATATGATCAATGGAGATACATTGCTGGCTGATGGAGAGGGTTTGATGCGCAAGCGGCTAATCGAAGCGACACGGCGAATCAAAACCTTACCTTTCTCTATCCGGAGGATCATGCGCATCGATTTCGACCGGTATGACCGTCCCCAAAACATGCTGAATGTCTATGACATTCCCTGGGGGGCTGACGGCGTGTATCGGCAGGATTTGGTGGACTGGGAACGGATCACTTCGGAGCAGTTTGCGGAGTTGCCAGACTACTTTAAAGAGGCGCTGCTTCTGGCCGCCGTTAATGAGGCATGCGAGATCGCCAATGGCAACGATATTGCGAGTGCGCGTGAAGACGGCATTTTGTCTGAATCTATCGGTGAAACAACCAATATGTACCGCACAAGCAAAGTGGCGAATGTCCGTGTGGCTCGCAGCACCTGGCGATTGCTTATTAGTTACATCAACAATCGGATGATTGTTCGTCGTGCGTAACACACGTCGTGCTCTTTACTTCTGGTCGACAGGCCAAAGACGGGAAACCGCGCCTCCGCCTGGTAATGAGTGCGACGACTTCACACAAGGAGAGTGGATGAATATTTCGTGGCAAGCCGAATTGTCGATCTACCGGTTTGGTTCCAAAAACGTCTACGGTGAAGCGCAATTGCAGTTCGTCAGGAAGACGAAAGTAGGCGTCGTTAAATTTGAACAGAGCAATGAAAAATCGTCCGTCAGGGCAGATAGCTCTGGAAGCCGCGGAAAGGCGGCGCTGGAATTGTTTGACGCAGTACTTATTGTTCCACTTGAAGCCGCTGTTCAACTCGACGACGTTCTTGTGCTGGAGGGACAGAAGCTGAAGGTCTCAAGCGTACATCGGCGATGGGGACTACGTGGCCGCCCTGGGCATCTTGAGCTGGGGGCGAATATATGGGTTTGAAATATGACGCACACCAGTTTAAGCGTGCCGGCGCCAGACTTAATAACAGCCAGAAAGCATTCAAGCGATATCTAATCAGAGACATGGAAAAGCTGGCGCGTCTGGTTGAACGACTGGCACGAGCCATGGCCCCGCTTGAAACCGGATCGCTTGAGAGCGCCATTTTTGCGCGGGTTGTAAAAGAAGGATACGCGGGGCTTCGTATTGAGCTTTCCGTTTCAGGCGCAAAGCAGCGCGAAGGGCATCCAGGCGTTGAGGTGGGGGACTATGCCAAATACATGGAGCTTGGTAAGTACCGTCTTGGTTATTTGTCTCGTATGAAGAATGTTACCAACCCTCCTGTCGCCGGCGTGAAGCCTAAAGTGGGCCCATATTTCCTTGAGCGAGCGACTCAGATCAGCGAAAAGCAATTTTCGCAAACGATCTTGGAAGCCGCCAGAAAAGCAGGATTTACGCGAGGTTGACATGTTTGTAGAAGCATTCGCAAAATTGATACAGAAAAATGGGCTTGGAAAAGTAGGGACGGACATTTTCTGTCACTATATGCCAGCAAAAGTTAAGTCTGGCATTTTGCTGATTAATCCCAATACAGGCATAACCATCGACCCGGATTTGCAGGGTTTTTACTTCGACTCATTCACGATAGTAGTTCGCAATGCGAGTATCACAAAATCTGTTGAAATGGCCAACAAAATCATGGATATCCTTCCTCTTAGCAACGTTGAGTCTGACGGGGTATTCTTCAAAATGGTTAGGCCGATGGCGATGCCAATAACGTATCCAATAAATGACGGATCGCTTATTGAAACGGGGATTCCACTTGAATTTGCCGGGTACTTTATTGAACTGAATAAATAAGTAAGTATATACTTACTATTGTGTGTCGGAATGACACTGTTTTAACGGAAAAAGGAGTTTTCCAATAATGTCCAATACCCATGTTAAAAACATCAAGCTTGGCGCCTGCAAGGTGTCGTTTGGTGGCGTGGATCTGGGTTACACCAAAGGCGGTGTTCAGGTTGAAATCGCAACCGAAACGCTGAAAGTGACCGTAGACCAGCTGGGCCAGACCACGATCTCCGAGCTGATCCAGGGCCGCAATATCACCATTACTGCGCCGCTGGCTGAATCCGTGTTGAAAAACATGGTCGATCTGATGCCAGGTTCCACGCTGAGTTCTGGCGAAGATACCGTAACCATCACGTCTGCGCAGGGTGTGAACCTGATCGACGTTGCGAAAGAGTTGGTGCTGACCCCGCAGGATGCGACGGATTATGTTCTGACCATCCCTAAAGCAGCAACCGCGGGTAACTTCACCATGACCTACCAGTCTGACGACGTTCGCGTGTTCTCAGTTGAGTTTTCCGCTTACCCGGACGACGCTGGCGTGTTGGGGAAAATGAGCCTCCCAAAGCCGGTTGAGAGCGTCACGCTGACCCCGTCTTCACCGACCGTTAAAGTGGGCGCTAAAGTTCAGTTGAGCGCAACCTTTACCCCGGCCGATGCAACCAATAAGACTGGCGTGTGGAGCTCTGATGCGACTGATAAAGCGACCGTAGATCAGAACGGACTGGTAACTGGTAAAGCTGTCGGTTCAGCCAATATCACCTTCACAACTAATGACGGCGCCAAGAAGGCGACCAAAGCCGTCTCTGTAACTGCCGCAAGCTAAATTGTGATAACCCAAGAGGCCCATGGATGGGCCTCTGTATGAGTTTAAAAGGATTTAAACTATGACCAAATTACTCGATCTCGACTCCATTCTGCCGCCGAAAAAAAGCATCAAATTTGGTGGCAAAGAATATCCCATCGTTGAAATGACCGTCGGCCTCTTTGTTTCTATCAAGCAGATGGAAGACAAAGACCTCATGAATATGTCTCCCGTCGACCAGGTAACTGCCTACGCAGAACTGGTACGCAAAGTCATTCCGTCAGTACCTGACTCCGTTCTGGAAAAACTGACTGTCCAGCAACTCCAGCAGATTTTCACTTTCGCCATGGAAGTGATTGATGAAGAGAACGAAAAAGCGGCTGGCGAAGGGGCAAAGTAATATCCCGCGATGAATCCGGGGTAAAGACCGTTTCGATAGATCTCGGATTCTATTTCAGTCGTGTAGTTGCTCACTACGCCGTATCGCCAATAGAGCTACTGAGTGTCCCGTTGACCATGTTCTGGATGCTCAGCCGCAATATCGATCGTCTGCGAGCGGAAGAGGATGTCCGCAATCTGCAGGTCGCCCGCGTCGCCCAAGCGGATGGCGATGGCGTTAAGGCGTTCATGGAGGGTTTGCAACTCAGGATTGGAAGGCCAGTCGTTACTGATAAAGTCTACCGTCCGCATATGGATAAGGCAGACCCCGACGCCAAAGAGCAGCTGATGCAAATTTTTGGCAGAGGATGACAAGGGAATGTCACAAAACGTAGAGTTTATCCTGTCGCTGGAAGACAAACAGTTTACGGCGTCAATCGACCGGGCGGGTAAATTACTTACCAAATTTGGCGAGCGGGCTACCAAACCGGCTCAAAAAATTAAAAACCTCGAGCGCTCTCTGGGTTCGGTCTCCAGCATTCTTGGCGCTCTTGAAACCAGACTCAATTCTACGGCAGACAAACTACAGGACGTAGCTGCCGGTTTTGAACTCGTTTCCAACACCTCTCGAAAGGCACAACGTGAACTGTCCGCTATCAGCACTGATTTGCGGACATTCACAGATCGCGTTGATTCAGCAACATCGTCTACGCACAAGTTCCTGGCCTCATTGCGGAAGGTTCAGTCGGAACTCAATGAGTTTTCTGATTGGGTTAAATACGCAGGAGACCATGCCGGTAAATTCAACACTGAGATCAAGGGTGCCACTACTTCTCTTGGTGGGATGAACACCAGACTAAATGCGACCAGCAAGCGTCTGAGCAATTGGGGAACAACGACAAGCCAGGCGGCCGAGGGGTTAAAAAAAGTCAAAGATCAGATGGATGGCGTTATTCGAAGCCAGCAGCTGATCAGCCGTCCAGTCAGGGTTAGAACAACCACAACGGGTGGGGGAGGCAGCGGAGGTGGCGCTGATCGATTTACCGCTGCGTCCCATCGCGGTGGCAGTCGTGAAAATGGCGTCTTTTCTGGATTACGCGGCAATATTTTCCTTCTGGGAGAAATTGGGGATGCTGCCAGAACGGTTACTGACATCCTGTTTGGTTGGCAGAAGCCGATCGTAGAGGCTGCGGCCGAAATGCAGCGTATGCGTGTCATGTTGCGTGGGTTGAACAAGGATAAAGTCAATCCAGGAGAAGCCGCTGCTCAAGACATGCAGTATATCGTGAATATGGCGAAAAACGCCCCATTTGCGATGCAGGCCTTAACCGACTCATTTGTGAAATTCCGTTCTGCTGGGCTCGATCCCACTGATGGTTCGTTAAAGGCACTGGTGGACTCAGTCGCACGTTTTGGTGGCGATAGTGAGTTGCTTAAGCGAGCGGCGGTGGCTGTCCAGCAAATGTCTGGTAAGGGCGTCGTGTCGATGGAAGAGCTCCGCCAGCAATTGGGTGAAGCGGTTCCAAATGCGATGAAGGCCATGGCAGATGCGGCCGGTATCACGATGGGGGAGCTAACCAAAGCCGTATCCAGTGGGACCGTTGAAGCGAAACAGGCTCTTTCGTTGATGTTTGTTGGTTTGCGTGCGGAAAACGAAAATGCCGCCAAAGATATGATGCAAACCTACACCGGTGCGCTGGCGCAGCTGCAAACGTCTTTCACTCTGTTTGCCGATCGAGTGGGGCAGGCTGGGTACCTTGACTCTCTGACCAAGGGGATGAAAGAGCTGGCGGCCGTAATGAACAGCGCAGAAGGCATTTCGTTCGCTAATTCATTGGGAGAGGGGCTTACCACCGCGATTGATGGCCTGCGCGAGCTGGCGCAATGGTTGGCTAAGAATCAGGAGTTGGTTATTACGCTGGGCAAAATTGTCGCCGGAATGGTGGCATTTAAAATGCTCAGAGCGGGCATTTTAGGTGTTGTCGGCGCCGGCGGCCAGATGCTTTCCACCTTCATGAAAATGTCCACTGTAATCCAGACACCATTCACGCTGGGAGCGACGGCAGTCACTCGTTTCAATCGTGCTGCACGCATGGGACTGGCACCAATCCCATCGCTCATTTTTGCCATTCGTGGCGCGATTACGGGGCTGAAAGGGGCATTCGCTGGGCTCACTGCGTTTATCGCAGCAAACCCGATTGGTGCTGCGTTTACTGTTGCAACAGTGGCTGTTGCCGGGCTGATCACCTACATGACCATGCTTCGCAACGAAACGTCCAAAGTTGTTGAGGAGATTCGCAAAATCCCCGAAGCGATGACGGCAGCCAAGCGAGCACAAATGGCGGAGCGCGCATCGCAGCTAGAGAAGCAAATTCAGCGGGACCAGCAAGCGCTTAAAACTGGCGAAAGTGTGAACTACATTTCCACTGTCGCCGGCCCTGTTGCCGTTAAGGAGTCTAAAGAGGTTGTTGAGGCTCGACTGAAGAAAAATCAGGAAGAGTACAAGAGAACCACTGACACCATCGCGCTGGGGGATGGCGCTGTATCCAAACGTCTGGCGAAAGAGGCTGCTGAATCCCAGATCGAGAAAATCCGGGCGGACAATCAGCTCTTCTCAGCTACGTTTGTTAAAGCGCGTCAGGAGGCACTGGACAAAATCCAGAAGATCAATGACGACAAAACACTGTCCGATGATGAGAAGAACAAGCTGCTTGCGCCGCTTCGAGAGACAGTAAACAAATCTTATCTGCAGCCGGCCCAGAAACTTGTCGACTCTTTATCATCGCGTAAGACCGCAACTGAAAAGCAGATCGCACATTTTAGCGATTTGCTGGAAAAGGCGAAAAAAGAAGGAAACACAGAACAGGTACAGAAGCTGCAGGGCAGTATTCGCGGCTATCAGGAACACCTGGAGACGATTGCTCAGGAACTGACACAGGCTGAGTTTGAACGCGATAACGCGGCGAAAACCGGGAAGGGCGTGAAGACCAACCAGGGAACAGTGCTTGGGTTGGGCACCAGCGACAAAGGCGCTGATAAAGCGCTCGCGCAGTACATGCGCAACCAGATGGACTCTGCGGTTTACCAGCGCACGCTGCCTGATGGCACACCAATGATGGATTTTGAAGGAAAACCTATCATTGGGCCGAAGCAGCTTAAAACCCAGCTTAACCTACAGAAAGCCTCCACTGCATCGTCTCTGGAAAAGATGAGCGAGAAGGAGCGTGCAGCCGCCATAGCCGCACTAACCAAAGCTCGTGAACAGGATGCTGCTGCCGCCGAGAGGGTGGGGAAGCGTACCGCGAATGCCTCTGAACGCGCCGCGAAGAGAGAGGAAAGTGCGCAACAGAAGCTGGCTGCCGGCTTCCAGAAGGCTCTGGATAAAGCTGATCAGCTCATGGGGCAAATGGGCGAAAGTTCAAAGGCCACCGTGTCGTTTGATCAGTCGCTGCGTGATGTCACTAAGTCACTAACCGATCTTGCAAACGCCACGCCTAACGAGTTTATCTCGCAGGAGATGGTTGACCAGGCTAAAAAACGTCTCGCGGATTTGAGGAACGCTACCCCCGAATACCGTGAAATGTTTAATCGCCGCAACGTCGAGCAAATGATCAGCGCTTGGGCGCCGGAATCGGATTCGATTATCAGCGCAGGCTTGATGCAAAGCCATGAGGAGAAGGCTGCCGAGTTTTCGGATACCTACAACCGCAATCTTAAGGCGCTGATCGAGCTGCGTGATAAGGCGACTGACCCGAAAATCATCTCGCTTTACAACAAGCAGCTTAATCAGCTGGTGGCCGCTGGCAATAATGCGCTGATTAAGCAAACAGGTACAGCGACCCAGCAGTTGGCTCTGGAGTATGAGAACCTGGCTGAGCAGATTGAGGGCACCTGGACAGATCTGTTTAGCGGCTTAACTGACACGCTTACTGACTTTGTTGTTAACGGAAAGATGAGCTTCTCCAGTCTGGCCACATCGATCCTTAAAGACATCACCAACATGGTCGTGAAGACCCAGATCACTCTGCCTCTCATGAATATGTTGGGAATGGGAACGACAAACGCCGGCAATGCACAAAGTGGAAATCTCATGAATGGCGTAGCGTCTGCGATCGCTAATCAAGGGGTTCAGCTAGGTAATTCTGGTGTGTCGGTGGCCAAAGGGGATAAATCTGTCGGCGAGGCCACTAAGGAGACAGCCTCCGGCGTGAACTCTATGGGGCAAGCGTCTCAGAATGCGGCCAGTGGTTTAAGTCAGGCGGTGAATGGCGTCTGGGACTGGACTAAGTCATTGTTCACCGGTACTGACGCTACGAAAGATCAAACCAAAGCGGTTAACAGCAGCATCCTCAGTATGGGGAATCTGTCTACCGCGGCTGGGGCGCTGGCAGCTACATTCGCCATGGTAGGTGCTTCGTCGTCGAGTTCGTCCAGCCGTTGGCTGAATTTCGGTCTGTCACTGGCCAGTACCGCAGTGTCCGCCTGGGCTGGGTCAGCTTCATCGTCTTCATCTGAGCCAAAGCCTAATGTGAAGAAACACGCCAATGGCGGCATCTTTGGCAAGGAAGGGGTTGTACCTCTGAGAGCCTATCAGAAAGGCGGAATCGCCACCTCACCGCAGTTGGCGATGTTTGGCGAGGGCTCAATGAATGAGGCTTACGTACCGCTGCCAGATGGTCGAACCATTCCAGTCACACTTTCTGCAGAGTCAGGTGGAAAGAGTACGGGTAATGCGGTGCCACCTGTCTCGATTCAGATCAATGTAACCAAGGATGGCCGAACCAGCGAGAGCAGCAGTGGAAGCGAGAGCAGTCTCTGGAACGGCGCAGCACGGCAAATCAAGTCGATTGTGCTTGAGACGATTGCCGAAGAGAAACGTTCTGGTGGTTCACTTAATCCGCATACCACCAGGGGGTAGTAAAGCCGGCCGTCTTAGCGGGCGGCCATCACAAGGAAGTGATATGTCGAGGAAAGTATTTAATTGGTATCCAGATTATGAGTCTGAGAAAACCGTAAAGCCTAACGTGACCGTGCTGAACTACGGCGACGATTACGAGCAGCGCCAGTCGCAGGGGCTCAATCGGATTAAAGAAGAGTGGTCTCTCACGTTCACCCGTAGCCATGACGTGGTAAACGACGTTGATGACTTTTTGACTGCCCGCGCTGGGGTGGAGTCATTTATTTGGACTAACCCAAGAGGCAAAGCAATTATCGTGGTTTGTGACAGCCATACGGTAAAGCGTTACCCCGGTTATCAAGTGCTTACGGCAACATTTAGACAGGTTTTTGAGTCTTAACTTGCGACTATAGATAAGTAATTGCTTATCTATTATCATATATCAACGTCACAGGATGTGACGTTGAGTTTTTCAAGGATGAAGTGATGGGTATTAGAGCTGATATTCAGAGTTTATCGCCTTCTGCGCTCATTGAGTTGTTCGAGCTGGATATGTCGGTGACAACCTCCGGCGGCAAGTTGTATTTCCATGCCGGCACCAACGGGCTTAGCCAGCCAATTGTTTGGCAGGGAGTTTCCTATGAGCCGTGGCCAATTAAAGCGTCTGGCTTTGATAAAAGCGGTCAGGGAACACTTCCTCGTCCAAAGATTCAGGTTTCCAACTACGACGGTGTAATTTCTGCCGAGCTGCAGGCCAATGACGATCTGATTGGCTGCAAAATCATTCGCAAAATGACGCTGGCACGTTTTCTGGACGCGGTGAACTTTCCGGATGGAAACCCGACCGCAGACCCAAGTCAGCATTTTGCTGATGAAATGTGGTTCGTCGAACAGAAGACCCTGGAGACGCACCAGTATGTCGAATTCGAGCTGTCCAGCGTCTTAGATCTGATGGGCGTTCAACTGCCGTATCGTCAGATCATCAAAAACAGCTGCCCGTGGAAATATCGCGGAACAGAGTGTGGCTACACCGGCCCATATTTCGACAAAAACAACCAGCAAACCTCTTTGGCCGGCGCCGACTACTGCACCAAGCGTTACGACGCCTGTAATGCTCGTCGCAACTACTTCGCGAATGGCGTTATTCATTTTGGCGGATTTATTGGGGCGACACGATATGAGTAACCAGACGTTACCTGAGCTGGGCTCAGAAGTCATGCAGGATATCTATCGCTGCGCTATCCAACGTTACCCGAATGAAGCGTGTGGCTTTCTGGTGCGCACACAGGGTGAGAAATATCGCTTTATGGAAGCGATGAATGTCTCTGAAACGCCACGTGAGGATTTTGTCATGCGTGCCAGTGACATTATTGCGGCCGAAGATGCTGGGGAAGTGATCGCTATTTGGCACTCTCACGTTGAGCGCAGCGCAGAGGCGTCAGACCCGGATCGCTCCGGGTGCGAGGCGACGGAATTACCGTGGATGATTCTGGCAATTCGCAAAAATGTGGAAAGCGATATGCCATTCCACTTTAGCGAAATGAACGTCATTTATCCGTGTGGTTTTGAGATGCCCTACCTCGGGCGCCCATACGTATTCGGTGTGTTTGATTGCTGGATGCTGTGCCGCGATTACCTAAAGCGTGAATTTGACGTTGAGCTGAATGCAAACGCCCACCTGCATATTCCTTCCTGGTACACGGGGGACAACGACCTCCTCGACCAGAACTACCGAAATGAAGGACTTGTCCGCATGGCGCCGGGGACGGAACCCCAGCGCGGCGACATCTTCTTCATCCAGTACGGGAAAATGCCAGATCACTGCGCGGTATACATCGGCGACGGCATGATCATGCATCACCAGATCGACCGTCTCAGCTGTCGGGCTTATTACGGTGGGATGTATCAGAAGCACACGACGCATCACCTGCGTCACAGGGATTTACTCAAGGGAGACGAGACGTGTCTGAATTAGTTCATGTTCAGCTCGGCGGTGCGATGGCAAAGAACTTTGGCCGCCACTGGAAATTGAAGGTGCGCAACACCAAACAAGCCATCGATTTGATTGAGGCGAATCGCCCGGGCTTTAAAGCCTGGATTAAACGTAACCGTAACCACTTCGATAAGTACCACATCCAGGTCACAAATAAGCAGGGCCACAAGTGGTCAATGGACGACACCGAATACCAGATGATGGGCGAGTCGGAAAATATCGCAAAAATCCGCATTACTCCCGTACCACGTGGCAGCGGTGGTAAGGCGTTTGGGTGGTTCCAGACTTTCGTTGGCGCCGCGATGATCGCTGTCGGCGCTCTGGCCTCTGGGCTGACTTTTGGTGCGTCTTCCGCGCTGGTGATGGGAGGGATGTCATTGATGATGGGCGGTGTGTCCATGCTGATTTCGCCGCAGGCATCAAATGCGTCTGTCAGACAGGCGGATAACACGGATTCGTTTTATTTCGATGGGCCTCAAAACACCAGCAACCAGGGAAACCCGGTTCAGCTTAATTACGGCGAGGAAATTTTAGTTGGCTCACAGATTGTGAGTTCTTCAATCACCATAGACCAACTGTAAGGGAAGTTTTTTGAACATGGATCAGTTCAAGAAAAAGAGATTGCCCCTCCTGATTGCGGGAGCGGGCGGCAAAAAGAGCTCAGGCTCAAGCCGTACACCAGTTGAAGCGGATGATACCGTTAATTCGCGGGCCATGGCGTCTATCCTCGATCTGCTTGGGGAAGGTGTTGTTGGTGGGCTTATTAACGGTGCTAAATCTATCTTCATCGATGGCGTGGCGCTGGAGAACGAAGACGGATCATTCAACTATTCCGGTGTAACCTGGGATTTCCGGGATGGTTCGCAAGACCAAAGCCCGATGCCTGGTTTCGATTTTGTCGAAACGCCAAAGGCCGTTAACACACAGCTGAAAACCACAAACGCGGTTACGGTCGCCATCGATAACGACGACGCTGATCGTGTCCGAGTGATCATGAAGTTCCCGTCGCTGCGTAGCATTGACAAGAAAACAGGGGACACAAACGGTACTTCTGTCCAGTTTAAGTTCCAGCTGGCCAATGGCAATGGCTCTTTCTATGACGTGATTGCTACAGGTGAGAGCAGCTCTGACGTGACGCTGACTGCGAAAAAGACTGGTGTCTACTACCGCAGTTACGAAATCCAGCTTCCAAAGCCTGGGCGTGCCTATAAAGTGCGCGTGCTTCGTCTCTCCGCCGACAGCAACGATCAGTATCTCTTTAACGATACCTGGGTCGACTCTATCGGTGAGATCGTTGACACCCCAATGAACTACCCGAACTCCGTTCTGGTTGGCCTTAAGGTTAACTCTGAGCAGTTTGGTAGCTCTATGCCGTCACGTTCGTATCTTATCCGTGGCCTCAAAATCCGTGTGCCTTCGAATTATGATGAAAACACGAACACTTATAACGGCGTTTGGGATGGAACCTTTAAGCTTCTGTCGTCTTCCAACCCTGCCTGGATTCTGTTCGATCTGCTGACCAATGCTCGTTATGGCCTCGGCAAATTTGTTTCGGAGTCAATGATTGACCTTGGCCAGCTTTATCAGATCGGTCGCTACTGCGACGAAGAGGTCGATGATGGCTTTGGCGGCAAAGAAAAACGCTTTGCAATCAACACCCAGATCACCAGTCGTCAGGACGCTTATCGTCTGATTCAGGATATTGCCGGCGCTTTCCGTGGCATGGTTTTCTGGGCTGGTGGCATGGTGAATATCATGCAGGACAGCCCGTCTGACCCTGTCATGCTGTTTACCAACGCAAACGTAAAAGATGGCCTGTTTACCTATAAAGGCTCTGCTCGAAAAGACCGTCCGTCCGTAGCGCTGATCACTTATAACAACAAACAAGACGGCTATAAGCAGAACGTTGAATATGTTGAAGATCAGGAAGCGATGGCCCGTTATGGGGAGCGCAAGACCGAGGCCGTTGCGTTCGGATGCGCCAGCCGAGGTCAGGCTCATCGTGTAGGTTTGTGGCTGCTCTATACCGCGCGTATGGAGTCAGACATGATCACCTTTACCGCGGGCCTGGACGCCTCGTTCCTGATGCCGGGCGAAACCGTTCTGATCCAGAACAAATATCGTGCCGGCAAGCGCAATTCCGGTCGCATCGTCTCTTTCACCAAAAACAGCATCACCCTCGATGCACCTGTCTCTCTGAAAAAGAGCGGTAGCTTCATCCGTATCATCAATCAGGAAGGCAAAATCGTTGAGCGAGACATCAACGAGACCGGCGACAACATCACTAAAGTTACCTTCAAGACGGCGTTGGCCACAGCCGATCAACCAGTAGCGAATGGCGTCTGGACGATCACCGAACCAGACCTGGTTCCAATGCGGGCGCGCGTTGTCGCTATCGCGCAAGGTGAAACCCCGGGGTCGTTTGATATCACGGTGGTGCAGAACAATGCATCTAAGTACCAGGCGATTGATAACGGGGCCGCGCTCGTTCCAGAAAATACGACGGTTCTTGATCCCACATATTCCAAACCGAGCAATCTGGTCATCTCAGAAGGCACCTATCTGTCCAGTCCGGGCAACTTGTCCGTGAAGCTGATGCTTGCCTGGGAAGGTAAATCACCAGAATACTGGGTCAGCTGGCGCCGCTCCGACGAGGGCAACGTCTCCAACTGGCAATCTGCCCGCGCCACGGAAGAACAATATGAAATCGTCAATGTTGCCGAAAATGGGCGATATGACTTCCAGCTGTATTCCGTTTCCTTCGGCGGCAAAAAATCCGAGATCATTACTGCTGTCTATCAGGTAAAAGGCACGATGACGCCGCCAGGGGCGCCCACATCACTGAACGCGGTGGGGGATTATCGTAACGTGGTATTGAATTGGGTTAACCCTGATTCAGTCGACCTCGCGCAGATCAACGTGTATGCGTCCAAAACAAATAAGCTGGACACCGCAACACTCATTGCTCAGGCCGCCACAACGACTTTCACTCACGCTGGCCTGGGTGACAACGAGACCTGGTATTACTGGATTCGTGCGGTAAACAAACGTGGGATGGTAGGCCAGCCGAACTCGAACCTCGGTACAGAGGCCACCACTCGCGACGTATTGTCTTTCCTGAAAGACAAGATCACATCTTCTGAACTCGGCAAGGAGCTGCTCGACGAAATCGACAGCAAAGCCACTCAGGAGGCGGTAGACAACGCCATTGGCGAGGTTCAGAACTCAGTCAACGAGTCTATTCAGCAAGTTGAAAACGACCTTGCGCAAGCCTCCTCCGAAATTAAGGCGCAGGTTGACTCTGTCAATCAGTCGCTGAAAGAGGACATTGATACCGTCAATCAGACAATTGTCGACAATATCGATACGGTCAACCAGACGATCAATACCAACATCTCCAACGTAAACAGCCAAATTGAAGCTGCAAAACAGTCGATTAAAGACGGCGACGCTGCTCTGTCGCAGGAGATTAAGAATGCGCAGTCATCACTGACAACGTCGCTGTCCCAGACCAGCAAAGATCTGACTGCGGCCATTCAGAAAGAGACGAATGACCGTATTGCAGATGTTAATGATGCAGCCAAGCAAGCGGCCGACCAACTGCTGAGCGCGAAGAATGAGCTGAAAACCTCTATCGATAGCTTGTCTGAGGTTGTGACCTCCGGTGACGAAAATCTCGCGCGACAGATCTCGCAGATTGCCGCCGGCACAGGGGAACAGTTCGACTCTCTGAAAATCTGGTATTTCGACCAGGACGCCGAAGGTTGGACGGAAGATGATAATGGCTACACGCCAATGAGCGTCACCAGCGATGGCTGGCTGAAAGCGAACAATCCGACCTCAACCTGTCGTTCCCCTAACGGATTGACGATCGATGCCCATGCTTATCGTTTCATTAAGATGCGCATTAAAAAGGTTGGCAACCCAACCTGGAACGCCAAAATGTTCTGGATTGGCGCTGATGAAACCGGCTGGAATGCTGGTCGCTCAGTGGTTATCAGTGAGCCGGGATACGATGACAAGGGTATTGCGATTCTGACCCTGCACGACATTGAGTGGCGAGATTCGACAACGATTCGTCGTTTCCGCTTCGATTTCACTTCAGGTCAGGATGCGGACAATTACCTGTTATTCGACTGGATCGCCGTCGGTCGACCGACGCCGGGCGCAGGCATGGCCGCGTTACAGGAAGAGCAACAGGCTCGTGCGAATGCGGATACCGCCGAAGCGCAGGCGCGCAGCACATTGGCTGCACAAATCCGCGGTTCCTCTGAAAGCGGAAATCTGGACGACATTCGCTCCGGTCTGATCTATCAGGAGAAAAATGCTCGTATCACCGCCGATGCTGCGGAAGCGAGTGCGCGTGAATCCTTGCAGACTGAATTCAACAGAAACAAAGCCTCTGTTGCAGAAGAGCTGCATACGCTGTCCACTGAACAAGCTTCCCAGGCAAGCAAGATTACCGGGTTGCAAACAAGCCTTGGCCAGAAGGCCGATGCCAGTGCGGTACAGACAATTTCCCAGAAGGTCGAAGAGCAGGGCAACACCCTTAAATCACAAGGGGCGGCATTGTCTACGCTGGATAATCGCGTAGGAAGTGTTGAGTCTGGTGTATCTGCGAATAGCAAGGCGATCACGGGTCTGCAGTCGACCGTAACCCAGCAGGATAAAACCCTTAGCAGCCAGAGTGAAAGCATCACCACCCTGAATAACTCGCTGAGCGATATCCAGAGCGATACCGATACTGCCAAAAGCAACCCGAGCAATTTGCTGGTTAACGCCTCCTTTGAGCGTGACCTGGCAGGGTGGTCTGCAGGGAACAGCGTATCCAGTGTTATCAAGGCGAGTGCGCCCCATTCTGGTAGCAAAATTCTTGTTTGCGCCGCCGGCACGGTGCAAATCACGCAATCTGTAAGCGTCGTCGAAGGGCAGACATACAAGCTGTCTTCTTTTGTGCGGTGCACCACTGATGCGGTGATCAGCAGCCCCGGCAACAACAAACTGCGTATTGGCGCGGCCACGTTGCTCAAAGAGATTCCGATCCGTCCGGAGAATCTGCCCAAAGATGAAACATGGAAGGAGGTCTCTGATACCTGGAAGGCGACGCTGACCGGTAAAGTTGACGTATCGATCATGTCTTCTCTCAAAACCGGTTCTCAGTACTTCGATGATGTTGGTTTTGTTGACGTCACTGATGCTCTGGCGATTGAGGCGAACGCCAGTGCCACCAATGCTTTGACCTCTCGGGTATCGTCTGTTGAGGGCACCATCACCAGCCAGGGGCAGCAGATCACTTCGATGCAGAACAGCATCAAGAACAAAGCTGACGCCTCAGCTGTGACTAATCTGACAAACCGCGTAACTGCTGCCGAAAATCAGATCTCCAGCCAGTCCCAGAGCATCACCAGCCTGTCAAATTCGCTGGATAACGCCAATGCTGATGCGGATGCCTCGAAAGCGATCATCGGCAACATGCTCAAAAACAACTCTTTTGAACGTGGTTTCGAAGGTTGGGAGTATGTCGGCTGGACTCTGTTGGAGGCCCAGAACCCCAAATCGGGTAAATACATCATCCAGGCGGGCAAACTGGCCTCTGGCGGTGACTCGGGCTGCAACCAAACGGTCGAGCTGCAGGCCGGCAAGACTTATCGTATCGGCGCATGGGTTCGCAAATCCGCTGACTTCGCGATCAATAATGCCGGCAACAACAAAATTAGCCTTCGAAACGCAGATCTGACGCCGATAAAGGATATCCCGATCACTGGCGCCGGGCTGTCGACTAACTGGGCGCTTATTAGCGGAGAGTATACGCCAGCCAAAACCGCGAGCGTGGTTGTGTCTCTGCGCGCAAGTGTCGCTTCCGGCTATATGTATCTCGATGACGTCTTCTGCGTTGACGTGAGCAATGAGAAGGCGATTGATGCGACGTCCAATGCGTTATCAACCCTCAACAGTACCGTGACCCAGCAGGGAAAAGACATTACGTCTAACTCCAACAGCATCACTTCGCTGTCAAACCAGATGGTTAACGGCCGCCAGAACATGTGGGTGCGTAGCGTATACAACGTACAACTGGCAAACAGCACTATTGAGCCGACCTTTAGCGATATCAACGGTAAGGCGCCAACCTCGATCGAGGAGGTTCCTGACGCTGCAAAACTGGACTTTGCGAGCGCCGGCAGTTACGTGATCGCGCATTACAAAGCCTTCGTGAAGGTCAATGCTGATACCACCATCACTATGGCTCCAGGTGCTCGTGTTTTTGATGATACGGGCGCTGTATATGTGAACGGTGTTAGGGTTGCATTTGGTAATGCGAGCTGGAATACGGTTAGCTTTGATCTGAAAGCTGGCTGGAGCACGGTTGAGTTTCTGGTGAACCAATGGAGTGGTCAGGCTTACATTAACCTCGGGTTTAAACTGTCCGAGAAGGTAGCCCAGCTGAATTCTGCTCTTGGGATGAACGCGCTTTCGAATGCCATTAGCGCCGTCACCTCAAACGTCAGCACCGTAGGTGATCGCGTCACGAGCACCTCGCAGAGCGTTACTGATCTGCGAAATAGCCTCGAACAGACCAACGCTAATCTGGCGAATAAGGCAGATGCACAGGCACTGTCTACGCTGCAAAATACGGTCTCCAAGCAGGGGGATACGATTTCCAGCCAGGGTAACAGCATCACGAACCTGAATAATACCCTGACCGCTGCCAGAAACGCCGGTGACAACCTGATCCCGAACTACGATTTCCTGCAGGGTGCAACTGCGTGGGATATCCAGTATCCGGCGGGCGTCGCTTTCGGCAACTTCGGTGATGGTAAGGCTGGGGTTAAGCTGAACCGGACGACCACGACCAGCCCAGGCATCTTCTCCAACAACAACAAGCCGCTGCCGCTTAATGGTCAGCGCAAATATCGTGTTGTGGTTAAAGCCAAGGGCGTGTCCGGGGCGATGAACATGTTGATCCGGCGCCAGAATAAAATCGGCCAGACCGACAGCAATTATGAAGATAAAAACGTCACACTCACCAGTGAGTGGCAGACCATTACCTGGGAGACTGGGCTTACGGCCTCTAACGCTGATGGTCAGAACTTTAAGCTTTACGCGCACCCGGCTAATGCCGAAATCTGGGTTGATACCTTTAAGGTCTTTGATATCACGGATGAGGTGAAGATCAAGGCTAATAGCGATGCGCTGTCTACGTTGTCGAGCACGGTGACGCAGCAGGGTGACAAGATCACCAGTCAGGGCAACAGCATCACTAAGTTGACCAATGACCTCGAAGCCGCTGACGCAAACATCGCGAAAAAGGCCGAACAGTCGACAGTCACTACGCTGACAGGTCGGGTAGAGAAGACGGAGTCCGGTCTGACGGCGGCGAACAGCAACATTACGTCGCTTAGCAGCTCTATGAGCCAGCAATCCAAACGCGGCGCTAATCTGCTTCCTGATGGCACTTTTGAAAGCTACGCGGTTGGCCACAATCTATCAAATAATCGCGTTATCGTGACCACTGATGACTCGCACGGTGGAAATAAGTGCATCCGTGTGACGCGTCCGAACGACTACAACGCCAACGCAACAGATAACAGCGATAACCATATTTTTAGCGGATTTCAGGTTCGTGATAACGCAGTGTTCTACATGGAGTGCTGGGTTAAGCTGGATTCCAATAGCACAGCCATGGCCGAGAACACGCAGATCTCTATCGGTTTGTCGCTCCAGTATCAGGATAACTCGTGGCAGTGGCCGGCAGTAACTAAAGCTGCGAAAGATCTGTCTACAGATCAATGGACGAAGGTTTCTGGTTACCTGAAATCAACGAAGAGCGGTATTAAGCAGGCAATGGTGAGGATTTCTATTCCTAACGTTAGCAGCGTTAAGGCGGGAAACTCATTCCTTATTGATGACTTGGTCATTACCGAAGTAACTGATGCCTACAATGCGCAAAGTACAGCAGATGCTAACGCCAATGCGATTTCGACACTGGACTCGACCGTCTCCCAACAGGGCGACCAGATCACCAGTCAGGGTAACAGCATCACCAAATTGACAAATGACCTGGCAACGACCAATAACAACGTCAGTAAAAAAGCGGATCAGAGCGCTTTAAGCGTGTTGTCCGGGCGCGTCGATCAAACAGAATCGGGCTTATCCTCTGCGAATAGCAGTATCACTGCGCTTAATTCATCTGTACGCGCAGGGAATGCGACAAGTGGCGATTTGATTAGCAACCCGACATTTGACCCAGAGTTTAGTCAGATGGGCTTCACTGTGGTTTCCAGCTCGTCTGAGGGCGTGCCAGCCAATTGCCCATACGCTTATGTAGCACGCATTGCGGCTCGCGACCATCACCCCAATTTTGCTGCTATTCCGGCGACATTGGGGGATGTCTATGAAATGTCTGCTCTCGTCGCGTGTGGTACCGGCTCCGCTGATTTCAACCTGTATCTCGGAACCGCAACAAGGCCAAGCGGCAGCGTGGGCGCGCCTCTGTCATCCGGCGGCAACCGCAAGGCGTCGGCCACATGGCAGCGAGTAACCTGGCGTTTCAAAATTACTCAGGGGATTGTCGATCGCGGCTTCTTCCGTCCATTCCTGCAAATTAACCAGTCCAGCCCATTCGGCACCGTCTGGTATGTTACTGACTGGCATCTGCGGAACGTAACCGACTCCTCCAAAGTCCAGGATTCCCTCGACGCCACGGCGAAAGCGGTTGATTCGCTGACCTCTACGGTAAATCAGCAGGGGGAGAACATCTCAAGTATTGGTACACGCACTACCAATCTTGAGAACAATTTGAGAACAACAAATGCAAACGTTGCTCAAAAAGCGGACGCCAATGCTCTGACGGCACTGACCAACCGTGTTACCCAGACCGAAAAAGACATTAACTCAACGAGTTCTTCTGTCACGAATCTGAACAACAAGGTTGATGCAATTTCTGTCGGCGGTACAAACCTGATCAAGAACTCCGGCGATATGACCGGCTGGTCGAACGTTGTCAGCGATACGTATCGTGGTAACGCGGTAATTGGCGCAACTGTAAAAGCCGGCTCCGGTTACAGGGATTTGCGGGAAATCACGCTTGAGTCGCCGGTCGATGCAGGTGAGTACGTTTACAGCTTCTATGCGAAAGGTGGTGTTGCCGGCCAGACGATGACGGCGTTCTTCTACAATCCGAACACCACAACGTCTATCGAGACCAGCCAGGGTGCGAAAGGTAACAACAGTGATGGCCGTGCGCAGTTCACCCTGACCACTTCATGGGCCCGCTATTGGGTTAAGTGGAAACAGACACCTACCACGGGTACCAAGCGCCTGATTCTGTGCCGTATCGAGAGCAATACCTCCAAAGACCAGACGGTGTACATCAACAGTCCGAAGTTTGAGGTAGGTAACGTTGTTTCCGACTGGAACGAGTCTCCGTCTGATAGCGCCAGTGCGTCGGCTGTGGATTCGCTGACAACGAAAGTGAATCAGCAAGGCACTTCCATTAGCTCTATCGGAAATCGCACCACATCGCTGGAAAACGGGCTATCGACAGCTCAGAACAACATTGCCAAGAAGGCTGATGCTTCTGCATTGCAGGATCTCCGGAACACGGTGACATCTCAGGGGGGCGATTTAACCGCGGCGAACAGTAGCATTACCAGCCTGAAGGCCTCGATGAACCGTCGCACTGTGTTTACTGTCACTGCACGGGGGAATGGCAACAGCGTAACTCCTGGGGTTTTTGATGAAAGCGGCAAGAACCTGTTTACCCCTGGTCGCAGCTGGGCGCTGGTCACTTTTGCAAAACACAGCGACGGATCAACGGTGATTGCGACCTCCAAAACATACGATGTTTTTGGCAGCGCGAATAATGGCGCCACTATGTCGGCTGATATCGAGGCGCTGGCCAGCGGGACTTACGTTTGTGTCCTGACATTCGATGAGCCAACTGGCAACCGAGGTAAGGTATTGTCTGCCCTGGAATCTCTTGGTGGTACATCCGAAGTCGTCAACTCTCTGCCGTATCGTGGTGCCTATATCCTCCTTGGCCGCAAAGGCATGAAGCCGGGCGATGGTCTGGAACTGCGTGCGCCAACCGGTGGCGACGGCACCGCCCACATTTCGACCTCAGTCGAGTTTGTGAACGGGGTAATGATGGGACTGGGCGCCGCCGGCGGTGTGATGATGAAGGCTGATGCGAACGCATCTGCAATTACCACGCTCCAGAATACAGTGAAGACCCAAGGGGATAATATTGACTCCCTGAGCTCCTCGACAACAGCGCTGGAAAACAGCATTGCGTCCAGTAACGCCAGCGTGGATGCAGCAAGCCAGATCCCCGGCAACCTGATCGTAAACCCGTCTTTTGAGCGTGGTACGGAGGGCTACACTGGTTGGAGCGGTATTGCCACGGTGGCAACACTGCAGGTTCCACATCTTGGCACCAAAGCCGCCAAACTAGCGGCGGGTGGTTCTGCAGGCGTGGGCCAGAAGATCTCCTTCAAGAAGGATCGGTCGTACAAAATTGGTATTTGGGCAAAGCAGGACCCTAATACCACCATTCAGTCGACCGACAACACAAAATTCCGTGTGGCTGACGGTACTGGCCTGATTGCAAGTAAGGCTTATGGCCCGTTCACCTCTAACTGGCAGGAGGTGTCTTGGACATGGAAGGCGACAAAGGATGTCCTTGCTGACGTTCAGTTCACTGCTTTCTTGTCAGCCGGCGCGATGTACTTTGATGATTTTTATGTCGTCGATGTGACCGACTCTGTTGAAACTCAGGCGAACTCGAGCGCGATCACTAAGCTCGATAGTCGTGTAACCAAGACAGAGAATGACATCACCAGCCAGGGCAGCCAGGTTACGCAACTTAAGAATGACCTTGCTACCACAAACACAAATGTTTCGAAGAAAGCGGATGCAGCCGCGTTAACGGCATTAACGAATCGCGTAACGCAGAACGAGAAAGACATTGAGACCCAGAGCAGCCAGACAACTTCGCTCAAGAACTCTTTGAGCACTGTTCAGGCAATGGGTAGCAACCCGTGGTTTGATGGTTCTCTGGAGACGTACTCCGATAACCAGCAGATCAGCGGCTCGCGTGCGGTCGTCGTCAGCTCTCAGAAACGAAGCGGAACGAAGTCGTTGCGTGTTTCCCGCGGCGCCGGTGAGGGCGGAAACAGCGATAAAACCATCGGTAAGTGGATTGCTCTGCGTGAAAAGGCGGTATTCCGCATTGAACTCTGGGCGATGATGCCGGCAGATCAGTCGCCATCCTCTGGGTGGTCAACGCTCGTTGGTTTGCAGACCCAAAACGCTGCCAACAACAATAACTGGCCGACGGCAATCACTATCAATGAAGCCGCATTGGGTGCAAGAGGCGCATGGAAGAAATTCACCGGTACGCTCCGTGTAGCCGCTGGCCACACTCGCGGCGCATTTTGGGTATCTACCCGCGGCACAACTGGCACTGGTACACCGGGGTATGATCTGTATATCGATGACGTCGTTGTCACCGATATCACCGACGCAAAAGAAGCTCAAGATTCGGCTAATGCGAACGCATCCGCGCTCACCAGCCTTACCTCACGTGTTACCAATGTAGAAGGGCAGGTGACATCCCAGGCGTCTCAGCTATCCTCTTTGACGTCCCAGGTGAATGATGCGTCTTCGAAGGTTGATCAGATGGCGCAGACCATCACCAACAACGAGAAAACGCAGTCGGCGCTGAATACCAGCTTGCAGTCGCAAATTGACGCGCAGGCATCGGCAAACATCAAAAACCAGACGGAGTTGAATAACGCCACCACCTCTCTGGCGGCAATTAAGTCAACTCAGCAGACCCAGGCCACAACGATAAGCGCACTGTCTCAGCAGCAGACGAATTTAACAGCTCAGGTAGGAGGCCAGTCAGCCGAGCTGCAGGAGCTGAAGAAAACGGTTGTTGAAAACGGCAACGTTAGCAGTACCTGGATGGTCAAAATGGAAACCAACAGCAACGGTAAAAAGTATGCTGCTGGTATCGCTTTAGGTATCGATGGCAAAAATTTGCAGAGCCAGTTTCTGGTTCAGGCTGATCGCTTCGGCTTAATCAATACCTCTAATGGAAATACGACTACACCTTTCGTTATCGAAAATGGCGTTGCGTATATTAATGCCGCTGTCATTAAAGATGGCTCGATCACCAATGCGAAAATTGGTGGTGAGATTAGGTCTGACAACTTCGTAGACGGATCTCAGGGCTGGCGTGTCGGAAAGGATGGTTCTTCTCAGTTCCACAACGTCATTGTTCGAGGACATGTTGAAGCAGAGAGCGGTTCTTTCAAAGGCACCATTGATGCTACTGACGGGGTTTTCAGAGGAACCGTGCAGGCAAGCCGATTTGTTGGTGATATTTGCTCGGCTGGAGTATTCAAACAAGGCGTAAGGCCAGACATTACCCATTATGACTCTGGTTCAGTCGGCGGAACAAAAACATACGTTGTATCAGGCACAGTTGCATGCGATGTAAATTTCGTTGGAAGGATCATGGTCTGGATTAAGGGGGTTAAGGTTTCCGAGTTTAGCGTTGGCGCGGCCGCATCTAACGCGACTACACGTTACATCCCTGCTGTAGGTTCACTGTCCGGTGTAACTGACCAAAATGTCAGGTGCGAAATTACGGTGGAGGGGAGCGGAATTTATAACTATGTCGGCGGCTTTGCTCTCATGACCCGATCGAGCGGTTCCTGGGCGTAAAATTTAAATGGAGGCGGCCATTCGCCGCTAGTAGTAACGGAGTAATTAGAGGCGCATCATCAGATTAGCATGGGGCGCCCTATACCGAATTAACTCAAGGAAGAGTAAATTATGGCAATGTATGAAGTCGGCACCATAACGGGTGCAGCAAATCAGGCGAAGGTCTCAGGTACTTCTACCAAATGGTCTGAAACTGCTCTTGGTGTTCAGGAGGGATCGATTCTTGTCGTTTATCGCAGTGGGAGCGCAGATCTGTATGCAATCAAATCTGTCGACAGTGATACACAGCTGACCCTTACGCGAAATATAACGTCCGCTTTCACTGGGGTGAAATATGGCATTATTACAGCGGAAACCGCCAGCACTTCGTCTTTTGCGAACCAACTAGCCAGCGCATTCACTCTTTGGCGTAATGTTGTCCAGGGATGGTCTACAGCGCTGACTGGAGGTGGCAATATTACGATGACGGACCCTATCACAGGAGTTTCAGTGACCGTTCCGGCCATTTCAGGAATGGCAAAGCTGTCAGGTGGAAACTCCTTTACTGGTAATCAAACAATATCCAGTGATGACTCGGGATTTATCCTCGGCAGGAATTCCGATATCGGCCTTGTCAAAAAGAACGGTACTTTTGGCAAGTTGATGGTGGGTAAATCTACTCGCTTTTCAGTCGTAAAAAGCGCGGCAGACCGCATTTCAGCTACTGATGCCCAGACTGAAATTTTTGGCGTAGATAGTAGTGGTAATGCAGAAGTGATCAATAACCTTTCGGTTGCCGGGAAGGCCACTGTAAAAGGGGACATTGCGGCAAGCGGAAGTATAAATACAGGGAAAGGCATATCAGCTTCCAGTATTGAATTGTCATTTACCACGCCGTATATCGATTTTCATTTCAACAACAGCACTTCAGATTACACGACCCGACTGATTGAAAATACAGCAGGAGAGTTAACTCTTGAAGGCGCATTCATGTGCAAAAGGCACCTGTACGCTTGGGGCGCAATTATGGCCAGAAATATTGCCCCGGGTGCACCGTCTAACGGTCAGTTGCTCACTGGCGCGCCGCTCCAGTCAATGATACAAGGACGTGGCGCGTATGGTGATGCTCGCGGCGCCGTTGCTAATTACTATATTGAGGAACGGGTAGGAGAAGAGCACAGGGCAGTTGTCTATCTCGATGGTTATGGTCGAACAGATGCATGGCTTTTTAGACCTGGGGGGACGATCACCACCGGCAAAGGCGACGTCATGACTACCGGTTCTGACGTTCGTCTAAAAGACAGATTTACAGAACCCCAGGAAGGGGCATCCAGACGCATTAACGCGCTGGGAGTCTGCGAGTTCAATATGAAGGGCGAAACACGCCGGAGGCGCGGATTTATAGCTCAACAAGCGGAACAGGTTGACTCGCTTTATACCTTTCAAAGTGGCGATGTAGAAATTGATGGTGAGAAGATCAACATCCTAAACGTAGATCAGACAGCAATTGTCGCAGACCTGGTAACTACCGTTCAGGAGCAATACGAATGTATCGAAAAACTAAAAGGTGAGATCCAAAATCTAAAGGTTTTAGTGATGAACACATCAGCAAAGGCGGCTTAAAAGGAATAATTATTGTATGTAATTACTTACCTACAATTGATCTATAATTTATGATATAAATCTGCCATCCGATTTGACTTATTCATGGAGGAAGACATGTCAAACGAGATGGCAGGCGTGACGCCAGAGCAGGTGGAGCGCATTGCCGCAATTGTTGCGCGAGAAGTCGTAGGAAAATTAAGTAAGGAGCTTCGCGATGATATTGGCCAGGAGGTCAACGATCAGCTGCGAACCTACTTTGGTGATATGACTCCGGCGCAACATAGCATTCAGCATTCCAACCTGGACAAACTTCTTAATCGGCTCGACACGATTTCAAGCGGGTTCTTTGGAGGCATTATTTCCAAGATTACCTCGTTCCTGATCACCGTGCTGCTTTTGGGTTTGGCCGCTTATGGCGTGAAAAATGGACTGCAATAACAGGAGAACAAGGATGAGTACTCCAAGAGGCATTCGTAACAATAACCCTGGTAACCTGGATAAGGGGTCGCCGTGGCAAGGGTTAATCGACAACCCTGCTGAACCACGTTTCTGCACGTTCAAAGATCCTGTATGGGGTATTCGAGCGCTGGCAGTGACGCTCATTACCTACCACGACAAGCGCCGTGCGAAGGATGGCTCCAGCATCGATACGATCCGCGAAGTCATCGAACGCTGGGCGCCTCCGCATGAAAACAACACCGTGGCTTACGTGAACGAGGTATCTAAAGCCGTTGGCGTCACCCCGGACATGATCATCGATCTGCACGACTACGACACTCTGCGTCCACTGGTTGAGGTGATTATCCGTCATGAAAATGGCCGTGGCCCGCTCAAAACGCCGAATACCTGGTATGCGGCAGAAGTTATTGAGGAAGGTCTGCGTCGCGCTGGTGTCGTTAAGCCGGTGAAAACCGTGAAGGCTGTTCCTGTAACCAAAGAGACTGCCGGTGCGACCGTTACGGCGGGAATTGGTCTGGCACAGCTGGCCGACGTCATGCCACAGGTCTCTGCGGCAATGGACAAGGCGCAGGGACACATCACCAGTGGTGATACGGTTCGGATCATCTTCGGTATCGCGACCATTGTGGTGGCTGGCTTTATCGCCTGGTCACAGGTGCGAAAACACCAGAACGGGATGGTCTGATATGACCGGCAGCCTATTTTCAAAGCTGAAGTTTGCTCTGATGACTCTGGCTGCCGTTCTTTTCGTGCTTGTCGGTGCTTATACGATGGGAGGTCGTGCGGCTCGGCAAGCAATCGAAGAGAAGGCCCGACAGGAAGACAGAAAGAGGCTTCAAAGTACAGTGGACGTCAAAAATGAAACACTTGATGAGGTGCGGCGGAAAGATGCTTCTGCTGTTCATCGCGAGCTGCATGATAAGTGGCTGCGTGATTAAGACACAGACTTCCGGCGTGCTGTTTTGCGATGCAGCAAACCCTATTTATGTCAGTAACGACGACTTTATGACCGAAGAAACGGAACGCGAGATCCTCTTCCATAACACGATGGGGGAGCGATTGTGCAACTGGCAGGACAGACAAGCCTTGAATTAAAAAAGCCCCTCGATTGAGGGGCTTCGTTTACTCTGCTTCAAACAGCTCTTCAATGCTTTTCGTGGGGTAGAAAAGCGAGTTGGCATTCGCCCCCGTCAAAGGGATGAATCCAAACTTCTGATAGAACTGCATTGCGCTTTGGTTTAGTGCATCCACAAACAAAGCGTATATGCCTACTGCGCGAGAAGCCTGATAAACAACCTTCAACGCGTGCGTTACGAGAACCTCCCCGTAGCCTTGTTTCTGTAGGCTGATATCTATTGCCAGACGGCCAAGCGTAACGCTGGGTGCATCTGCGTAGGGGATTTTCCGCTTCTGGGTGTTCGATGGTAGTGTCTGTCTTGCAAAACAGCTCCCGGATAGCGTGTAAAAACCCTTAACTTTCGGCACCGGATCTTTGGTAAGAAGCAGGTAGCCACGTAATATACGCCCGTTGTGTTGCTGTACCAGGCGGTTTTGCAGGAAATCATTCAGAGATGGTTCGCCGCAGTCGAAGCCCGAAAAATCGTAAACGGCTTGTGCTGAAAACATCTCTATGGTCAGATCGGCCACGTCTTACTCCATGCTTTGTAGACGCTTGGCAGCTCGTTTCAGCCTATCATTCGGTGCAGGCGGGTTGCTGATAGCATTCATTACCAGATTCCAGGACTCTTCGCTAAGAATCAATCGGCGATGTTGCTCTATCACTTCCGCAGCACGTTCAGAGGCACTGGCAACCATAAACTGAGTAATCGTCTGGTTGGTCATTGCCGCAGCTTCTTCGATCATGCTCTTGTCGTCGTCGGTTAATCTGAGATCGATGCGCTGTTTTTTCAGTGCTGACATGCTTGTACTCCTAGCCCCACGCCTTTGCTCGCGAGGCATCTCTAAAGTCGAGTTTTCAGTTTCTAGGTTTCAGTTTCTAGGTTTCAGTTTCTAGGTTTCAGTTTCTAGGTTTCAGTTTCTAGGTTTCAGTTTCTAGGTTTCAGTTTCTAGGTTTCAGGTTCTAAGTTTCAGGTTCTAGGTTTCAGTTTCTAGGTTTCAGTTTCTAGGTTTCAGTTTCTAGGTTTCAGTTTCTAGGTTTCAGTTTCTAGGTTTCAGGTTCTAAGTTTCAGGTTCTAAGTTTCAGGTTCTAAGTTTCAGGTTCTAAGTTTCAGGTTCTAAGTTTCAAGTTTGTGTACGGCATTTTTCCGTACAAGCAATATAAGTCTAATAGGCTAAACATTCAACTGTTAGTTTGCTCTGTGAGCTAACGCCCTGCATTGCCTATCATTTCACCTTTACACCGCAGCCGTAGGCATTTAGGCTATATCGCATATAAGAAAACAAGTTGTTTCATACGACGATAAATCACACGTAGGGATATCACGAATGACTCAGATCATTGTGGTGGGCGGCACCAAGGGTGGCCCAGGCAAATCAACTGTTGCTCAGCAAATTGCAGCCTGTCTGAAAATCAAAAAGAAAAAGAAAGTCCAGATCACTGATATCGACATCCAGCGCACCACGACAGGATGGTGTGAAGACCGCCGGCATAATGAAGAGTTGGAGCTGATCCCGTTCGCCTACGTCCAGGATGACATAATCAAACACATCACTTCGCTTCGTGGCCGTTACGATTACGTCGTAGTCGACGCTGGTGGTTTCGACTCCGAAATTCAGCGCCACGCTATGCTGATGGCTGACGTGATACTTATCCCGCTTCGCCCGAAACGCCGCGATCTGAAATCCTTACGTGACATCGACCCCATTGTCGACAGCGTTAGCAGCGTGAATGACAAAATCAAAATCCGTGCTGTAATGAACCAATGCCCGTCTCTGCCTTCCCAGGCGGCGCGCATTATCGCTGCAAAAGAAATTGTCGAAACCTTCGGTATCGAGGCGGCACCGGTGAACCTTTACAACCGCAACGTCTATGACGATGCCGAAGAGGCGGGTCGTTCCATTTTTGAGATGACCGGAGCCGAACGTGACAAAAAGGCTGAGGCCGAGATTGAAGCATTAGTAGAATACGTAATGACCTTGGAGGGTGAATAATGTCCATGAAAATGGGTGATCTGGCAAAACGTCCGGCTGCGGAAGCTGCTGCGCCTAAAAGCAGCACACCGATGCGCCAGCCTGTCCGTCCACAAGGCCGTCCAACACGTGGTAAAGAGAAAATCAAAAGCCGCACGATGTCGCTTGAAGACGAGTATTTCGAATTACTGGAGATGATGAAGTTCATCCCTCGCTTCGAGAAGTTCACCCGTTCTGATGTTATACGTGCAGCCATTTTCCATCTGGCAGAGAAGTCCCCGCAGGAAATTGAGGACATCGTCAAGATGAACGAGGCGATCACCGCTGCCGATGTGACGATGCGTACTGACGAAATAAAGCGCGAGCTGATGAAGAAAGATTGATTAAAGGCGCTTATAGCGCCTTTATATTTAGGTTCATTGATTATGCCGATAACGAAAATTTTAGATAATTTTTTAATATCAGACGACAAGGTTGCTGTACTTAAGGGCGAGTGGGGAGTTGGTAAAACACATTTTTGGAAGCGATATTACTCCAAAAAGAACAAGGCAAAAGAAATCCAACAAATAGCGTACGCCTACGTTTCCTTGTTCGGCGTAAACTCTATTAATGAGATAAAAAAAGAAATTTATCAGAACACTGTTCCAATAAATGAGCTTTTGTATAGGGAAACTGTTTACAGCAAAAGCGAGATTTTAGCTGGGAAATTATTATCAAGCCTCCCTAGGCTTCTTAAATATAATAAGATAACAAAATTATTGTTCAAATACATAGGCTTTGATTTTAACTTTTACGGCATCAAATCCTCTGATTTGAGTTCTTCTTTGGAATATTCATTTGTAAACCGATATCTTATTTGTTTTGATGATCTTGAAAGGAGAGGTAAATCTCTTGATCTTAAAGATTTCATGGGTTTTATCGACAATCTGGCTAGAGATAAACACTGTAAGTTAATATTGATTTTCAATGAAAACAATTTAAAAGATAACGATGAAGAACGGTTATTTAATGAATATAGAGAAAAGGTTGTTGATGTTGATATAATGTATAATCCTGGTGTGGCTGATAATGTTAAACGAGTCTTTCACTCTAATGATAAGAATTTCAGTCATATTTTGTCAGCCGCAAGTGAATTACAAATCAAAAATATCAGGATTCTCAATAAAATAAAGAAAATATTATATACATACGATCATTTGTTGAATTTTTCTCGTGAAGAAGTAAGAAGAGAATTTGTTTATAGAGTAATTCTTTTAGCATACGTTTTTTACTCTGGGGTAAAAGATGTGTTATATAGAGATTTTTTCAACCGAATTCAGAGCAGAGCTATGATTGATAGCTACTCTAAGAAAGATGAAAATTCCTCTGCCGTTAAGGATTTCATATCTAAACTACACCTAGAATTTGTCAGCGCAGAAAATTTATTCGACTACGATATTGATTTTTTTCTTAAAAATGGATTTATTCCATTCAACTCAACAGTTGAGGATGGAATAAAGTCTAGAAATAGCGATTTTGATGATATTGAATTAAACGGTAAAATTGAACAGATATGGAGTATCTTCAGAGATTCATTTGCGTTGAACCAGGATTACGTTATTCAGAAATTAAAAGAGTTGTTAGATGAAAACTTACCAAGAATTCCATTAGGGAGAATAGATAACATTTTTTTATTATTGGATAATTTAGGAGTTAACTGTGATAACTACGCGAATAGATATGTTGATGAACTTGTAAAAAATAACAAACTAATATCAGAATATCAAAGGTTAGTTAATACTTTTATCGAACATAGAACTCTAAATGAGTTAATAAAAAAAGTGTTAATGGCTAGTAAGAAAAAAGAATTTGGACTTGATGAGTTACTTACTAGACTTTCAAACAGTAATAATTACACATCAATGCACATTGAAACATTGAACTCTTATAGTGAAGATGATTATTTTGATTGGATATTGACCTGTGAGGACGATGTTGTTCATAAAATTAGAAATGGCCTTCTGAAATTTGACAACCATGTAAGCCCTCTACCTATGCAAGAAGAAATTACACGAAAAGCAATGGCTGCTATTAGGCGTGTCGCTTCAACCTCGGAGTTAAACATGATGAGAGTTGAACGCATTTTAAAGATATCTGTTCGGTAGAAACTGCCTGCTTCTGTAAATATTTAATTACAATTACTATAGGGTTATACAGAAGCAGGTCTTTGACGCAAGAATGCTCCAGTACACACCCTTCTTATTCCTCTTTCCAAACTGCTTCCCAGTCGCTATGATCTGCCAATCAATAAGTAAGTAGTTACCTATCGGTGAGAGCATGAGCCAGATCTTTTTTGACACCATAAACAACGGCCAGTACGACTTCATGACAGAGTGGGACACGGTCGCCATGGATAAGTGGGTTGCGGAAAACATCGGTCTTTCACGATGCCAGGGGGAGGCTGAGCTCTTTGATACGAAGTGGTTTGACTATCGTGACATGCACCCGCTGATGGCAACCTGTCTCTTCACGGAAGCCTATAAGCGTGCATACTCACAGATCATGCTGTCTCATGGCCGCGAGCATTTCGAGACGGCGCCATTCAGTACTGGCCTGAAACGCTTGCCTTACCAAGAGCTCTCGGCGGTGAACAAAACATCCCTTTGGAAAGCTCGCCAGTTTGCAGATAGATATTGCTGCTCTTATGACTATTTTATATCAACCGTTCTCTCTGCAGCTGCGCGCCGGCTCTGGGACAAATTACCTCGCCCTCAGCACCTCTGGCAGCCAGAACTGATTGAGATCTTCGAAAGCAAACTCGCCAATCGTGCGGGAACGCGTCTGGATGACTCTGCAGTGAGTTTTAAGCACTTAGGAGACATGCAGCATGACCCAATTCAGGAACGTTACTTTGAATGGGTTCTGGAGCGTTTGAAGCACATCACCCGTGATAAGCGTATCCGCACCATCTTCTCTGCTGTCTGGTTGATGGAGCTGGTGCCTGAGCGCGTTATCTATGCCCATTACCCGGAAGAACTGGAAGAAGCACGGCGACTGTGTTGATTGCCTGTTCCATATTTTTACGATTAGAAAACAATTTGTTTAAGCATCAAAGGATAACAAACACATGACCGAACTTTGCCACACGGGACGAGGGTTGTCTGAAGAGTTCGACGACGACTTCCAGAATCGTCTGGCGGCGTATTTTTGCCGCGATCATGAGTTTCTGACTCGTGCCGGCGATCTGGTTGCCCCCAACCAATTCTCCAATGCGGCGAACGCCATACTGGTGAACATGGTATCGGGCTATTTCAGAATGTATAAGAGCGCGCCTTCATCGGCGGCCATCCTCGATATGTTGAAGCGGGCTAAACGCGATAAGACGATCAGAGAAGAGATGTTCCCGGACGTTGTGGCGGCGTTTAAGCGGGTGCTCTCGGAAAAACTCTCTGATACGGCTTACATGGTCGACCAGGTCGCGACGTTCGCTAAAAGTGTAGCGTTCGACGATGCGTTGATTAAAGCGGCCGAGATGAAGGAGAAGGGCGACTTCCAGGGAGCGATGGCCATCATGGCCAAAGTGCAGCAGATCGGTTCTAACGAAGCGACGGGCATTTATGACTATTACGCCTCTGCAGCGGAACGTTACAAGGCTCGTGAATATGAAGCCTCTGATGATTACGTGCCGAACAGTATCACCACCGGTCTTCCGCTGCTTGATCGTATGCTCTATCAAAAAGGGTGGGCGAAACGTGAGATGGTGCTCTTCATGGGGTTTGCGAAATCAGGTAAATCGACAGCGATGGGGGAATTCTCCATTAACGCAACGCTGGCCGGCTACAACGTTCTGTATCTTTCTCTCGAAGTACATACCTCGATTCTCTCCGATCGCTTCGATGCACGGCTGTCTGAAACGGAGATGTCAAAGCTGGTAGAACAGCGTGACGAGGTTCACCGGAAACTCGCGGAACTTGGCGCAACGAAAGGGGTGGGGAATCTGTGGGTGGTTGAGCGCCCATCTGGAAGCATGTCGCCTGCAGATTTGGATCGTATGCTCAATAGCATGAAAGCGAATGGCATGATCCCGGATATGGTGGTGGTCGACTATGCGGACTTGATGCGTGCCAGTTACGACCTCCGTGACGACCGGGCGAACATCCGTTCTATCTACACCGATCTTCGTGCTCTCTACGATAAGCACAACGTTGCAGGAATCACGGCATCCCAGACCAACCGTGAAGGCGGCTCATCCGAAGTGGCCACCATGATGCACGCCGCGGACAATATCGAAAAAGTCCGTATTGCCGACTTAGTCATCACTATCAACAAGACTGAGGAGGAAGAAGCCAAAGGCGAAGCACGACTCTATTTTGCTGGTTCTCGTAACCAGAAGGGTGGGGTGAGTATTCGCGTTAAGCAGAACCTCGAACAGATGCGCTTCATCGAGCGGATCATGGAAGTTCTTTAAAAAAATAGGCGTGGGGCAAAGACGGATAACAGCCCCACGCCCTTTCAAATTACCTTTTGTTTAATCACAAAAGGAAAAACACATGAGCCTCTATGGTATTAAAAAACCGAGGCTTATCAAGATATTGCCTTTTAAAAATAGCGGTAAATGACTATGAGTGACCTCAAAGAGTTACTGTCCGAGCTGGATTTCGAACAATGGCTGGATATGGAAGGCATCATCTATCGTCGCGGCGGTGTAAGCGCCCGCGGCCGCGAAGTGAATATCAAAGAATGTCCGGTATGTGGAAGCACTAACTGGAAGGTCTATTTCAACCTGACCAACAACGTCGGGAAATGCTTCGCCGGCGATCACCCAGAAGAAATTCAATTTAACAAGCTGGTTTTCCTCAAACACTACAGCGGTAAGTCTCGTCGTGCCTTTGAGGAATACGTACATAACGCGCTCCTGTCTCAAGGTTGGGTGCCAAAAAAAGAAGAGGTTGTGCTGGCCAGTGCTGTGGAACTTGAAGGCCCGGTGGCTTTACCGCGGCATTATGAACTACCAATTGACGGTCGGCTGCCGGACTATCTTGTTGAGCGGAACATTACCCCGGAGCTGGCCAAATATTTTGACCTGCGTTACTGCGTCGAGGGAAAACATGCTTATGTCGACCCATATACCGATCAGATAAAAGGGCAGGCATTCGATATGCGCATCCTGATACCGATTTACGATCTGAATGGGGTGATGAAGACATTCCAGGGGCGTGACGTCACCGGCGTAGCAGAACGCCGATATCTCTTCCCTATGCAGCTGCCGGCATCCGGGAGGTTTCTCTATAACGGACATAACGCAGTTGGTAAGCAAACCGTCGTCGTCTGTGAGGGGGCTTTCGATGTCATGGGGGTTAAGCGCGCCATATTCGACGAAGAGACGCTCCGGGACTACGTAGAGCCCATTGGCACGTTCGGGATGCATCTGTCCGGAAACACGACTGTAGACGCAGAAGACCAGCTGGGGGCGTTTCTGTCGTTAAAGGCTGATGGCCTGAGAAACGTCATCATGATGTGGGATAGCGAGAAGCAAGCGATCCGGAACACAATGGCGGCCGCCAGACGATTAACCAGTATAGGGTTAAATGTGAAAATAGCCTGTCTTGGAGAAGAAGGGCTAGATCCCGGGGAGGCCTCCCAGGAACAAATTCTCAAAGCCTACTATCGTGCAAAACCCTACTCTAAGCAGCTGGAGCTGCTGAGCAAAGTTATTGGCATTAAGGCGCTGTTTTAACTTCATTTACATGATTTTTTCGGCTATCTCATTAACGTCAGCAAAGCATTAAAAATCAGACTATTCTTACTAAAAAAGAATGGGGATGGCCATCATGCAAGCACTTTTAGCATATCTTTCAGAAAATATTCAGTACGTCACAGGCGGGTTTTCTTTGCTTGCTTTTATCATTGGAGCGGTGGTTCTACTTGCAAAGTACAATTTAGATAATCGCAAAGAATTAATTTCGCAATCTACTGGCGAAGAAAAAATAAAAGTAGTAGAAGCGGTTTTGGAGTATTTTGGTGTTAATACGGAGGGTTTAACCAAACAGCAAAAATATAATATAGCAATGGAGCAGATAAAAAATAAAAGACATCGGCTAAATTTAAATGCCTTTATTCTTTGTTTTATTAGTGTGATTTTTGCAGGCGTTGCAACATATACGATCGCTAACACTGATAATAGGGGGGGAGGTAAAAGTAAAGCTAATGAAGATAATAGTTCATCTTCTACAACACCAAAACCTATTGCTGATATAACCGTACATCAACCTCCACTTCAATTGGCCATATCTACACAAACTAAACCAATTGTAAGAGTCATAAATAAATCTGACAATAATGCTCAGGAAGAAAACAACAATAAAAAAGATAACAATGCGGATAATAAGAAGATATTTGATGTGCCAGAAGGAATGTTGAAAGGGGACATTGATGTGGATGGGGATTGGATTCCCTCTGATAAAGGTGATGTGTTTAAGTATAAACAAGATTTTATGGGGTATCCATTTATTGGCACTGCTTTTTTTAAACAAGGAGTAGCAAGAAACCCGGTGCTCACCCTCGAAAAATACTACAGCGAGTATTATTGGGAGAAAGATGGTGTTACCAAAAAAGATATAAAGGGGGAAGAGGGCGCACCTGGTGTCTATTGTCTCGGTGACCAATACAAATCTTTTGTGAACAAACTAATACGAGAATATGGTAGTTCTGTTGGGAAACCCACAGTTTATAAAGAGGATGTTTCTTCTAAGATGGATGATTTATCTGGATGGTGCGCACCACCAGTTAATGCGAGTTGCAGTAAAAGTGGTGGGACAACAAAGATCACAAGAGAATTCAAAGATGACTCAGGGAATAATGTATTAATTTTTACTGCTTTTTTGGATTCAAGATTCAGAGAGTTTAGTATGTCAGATAGAAGTGGTTCTAATAATTACATGTACTGTTCATGGACTATTAAATTGAAATGAAAATTACTACACGTATAGCAATTCATGCCGGATGATTTTTAGTCAGAAAATTATCTATCAGCTTAAAATCTATGCTAACACACTTGCATCCATAATGATATGTAAGTACATACTTATAGTGTTATACTGTTTATGTGTCTGTTTTTAGGTGAGCTTATGAAAAATCATATTGAACAAGCCGTTTTAGAGATGATCAAGAAGTCAGGCGTAGAGCTTGGCGAGGGCGAACTGGAGAGCATCATCGATGCCTCATTCAACACGGCATCAGAGCATATATCGAATGCTCTATCCTGCATTCCTCTCAAAGAAGGGGCGACACATACGTCGGTGTTAGTTTGGTACGCAAAGACGCCTGAAATGCCCGGTACTGTTCAAAAGCGTGTAGCTCTGGTTGCGTTCATCGTCCCGTCGCTTGAGACCGGCATTCGGCACCTTGTGCGCTTTGGCGCCTGGTATGACGACAAAATCATCTTCTCAAACTGCTACCAGATGGAAAGCAGAGAAACGCTTGAGAAGAGCGTGGACGTGACTCTAAGAGCCGTAGAAAGCAAATGCGAGACAGTAGGAGAGGCTTTCGTCAGCGTCATGACCTCTCCCGATGTTGAAAAGCGCCATGTAGATCTGGTGGCACCACCAGGCTTGTTGGAAATGATTGTCTCTGGAGATTACAACAAGGCTATAGCGCGTGTTCGTGAGCTGGACTATGGGCGGATCTGCGACTTGTGTCGTAGTGATCTGGATTTAATCAACGTGATCGTTGAGGCTGGCCGAATCTGTGATGGGGTTTTGGCTCAATACGCAAGTAAGATCAGTCGTTTGGCCAATGAAATGCCTATGCTGATTCAGGAAGCCAAATCCCACGCCGTTCATGCTGCAAACGACCTGCTAACCCCTTATCGATACGAAGCCGCAAGTGACAAGATGACCGGCTGGGCCACCTGGTAAGCCGTAACTATGTACTGTGTCCCCGTACAGAGTTATTTAAACTGAATAGTAAGTAAGTACAAGATTATCATTTAGAGAAATGGCTACCAAAACTGATTTATCAAAAATCCCTTCTATCTCTGGACTCAACGGCTACTCGCTGCGTTGCCCGGAAGTGAAGCTTAACGAACATGCCTCGTACTGCAGCTACACCGTCTGTCAGCACACGATCCTTGCCTTCAAAGAGAAGCGACTACCGGCGTCATCGTTCACCTCCTGTGCGACCGCCATTTCGGCCGGAAAATGCCAGGCGCTGAAAATGATGGTGGAGGAAATCCGGAAAGGTGAGTCGCTGTATTTCGTCGATATGCCGGCGCTCATTGAAGAGGTGGAGGAAAGAAACCGAACAGCAAGAACTCTGCAGCCGAAGAGAGGCAGTGCATCTATCTACAGTGGAATTAAGGGGAAGCACCAATCTTCGACCGTTGCTGAAACTGGCAGACTGCCCGATGCCAGCGAGATTTATTCAGAACTTATCAAAGAAACCTTAAAGGAGAAGACCGACTAATGGAGAAGCTGATTGCGCTTAAACATAAGCTGGACGCCATTAAAGCAATGGGAACGAACGCCAAGAAAGAGGCGCTGGCCAGTATGGATGACTTCGAACAAAGAATGGTGTCACTCATGCTGAACCCATTTGTTCGTTTCGGGGTGAAGAAATACAACGTGACCGATCCACTTAGCAAGTCCGTACCCAGTGATCAGAAGGCGATAGAGCTGCTGGAGAAACTGGCTGCCCGGGAGCTTACAGGGAACGCAGCCATTACTGCGGTCGAGTCTTTGGTCGCTTCGATGTGTGCAGACGGTCAGGACGTATTTCGCCGGTTCCTGCTGAAAGACCCGAAAGCCGGCGTCGGCATAAGTCTCTGCAATAAGGTGTTCCCCAACCCGATCCCGAAGTTTGAGGTGCAGCTGGCCACCGCCTATAAAGAAAAAGGCGACAAGTACCCCTTCAAGGCAAATCCCAAAGCCAGATGGCCAATGATAGGCAGCCTCAAACTGGATGGTCTTCGGGTTATTTGTGAAGTGATCGTGGACGAGGAAGAGGAAGAGGTTAACTTTCTGTCGCGTACCGGAAACCCGATTACATCTCTCGATCACCTGAAACCTGCCATGCTGGAGCTGGGCAAACTCTCCGGCTACAAACACATCTTTTTCGATGGTGAAGGTACTGCAGGTTCTTTTAACAATTCAGTCTCAGCGCTACGCAAGAAGAACGTGAAGGCGGTTGGCGCAACCTATCATATCTTCGATTTCTTCCTACCAGAGTGGCGCGTACAGGCTAAAACAGTCGAATACCAGAAGAACGGTATGAAGCTGAAACAGCGCCTTTCATTGTTGGTGGCCTGGTTCAGAAATACACGAGGCCAAGATTACGCGGCTGACATTCATATGCACCCCTTCTACATCATCTACAGCCATGAAGACTTTGTAGAGCGATTTATGCAGCGTCTGGACGATAACGAAGAAGGAGAGATGGGCAAAGACCCGGATTCTGTATACGAGTTCAAGCGCACCCGCAGCTGGTGGAAACTAAAAGATGAAAACGAAGCTGATGGGGAGATTATCGGCTTTCTACCCGGAGATCCGGATGCCGGCTTTGCTCATACGCTAGGCAAAATCGTTATTCGCCTCGAAGATGGAACCGAGGTTCGCGCTTCTGGAATCAAACATCGCTACCTCGATGAGATCTGGCATAACCAGGACAAGTACATGGGCCGTATTGTTAAGGTGAATTTTCACGAGTACACGCCAGATGGCAGTCTGCGTCATCCGCGGCTTAAGTGGCCCAAATGCCTTCGCGATACTGAAGAACGTGTCGGAGATAAAGAATGATCCTCGGTTGGATGATTGTTTTTTTGGGTGTCGGCTTCGTCATCGGAACTCTGGTGATGCTCAGCTGCATCAACGATTACGTGAAGTGCGGGCTGATGGAAAGACGTGGCCGCATATACCGCATCATCGACATTACTAACACGCTAAAGGAGACTGGCGATGATCGTCCTGAGTAAGCGAGAGAAGGAAACCCTGCGTGAAATCAGCCAATGGTCATGTTTCTACGCTAACTGGAAACCCAAGACACGAGCCAAGCTCGAACAGATGAACCTGGTGGCCAATGTCGAACCGGAAGGAAAGGCAGAGAACTACCAGTTAACGAATAAGGGGCGAGAGCTGCTTGAGCAACTGATTGAAGCAGGAGAATATTCATGATTCCATACATCGTATTGTCTTTTTCTGGAGGCGTCGCCCTTGGCTTCATCATCTGTCATGACTTAATCAAGCAGGAACTGAAGACCAAAACACTACGTATCGGTAAGAGGGTATATCGCGTCGTTCACGAGACAGGGGTATCAAAATGAGCAATCTAACCTCCTTAGACTGGTGGGTAGGCTTGTACTTTGTGGCCTCTGGTGTCGCAGTAGCTTTCACGGTTGGCCAGTCTCTTGTAAAGCTACTGCTTTTAAGATCCGCCAGTCGCAAGCGTATCGATGACACGCTTTGGTGCCTTGGTTCTCTGCTTGAACAGCGGTACGGCGAGCTGAAGGAAGATGAAGTCCTTTGCATAAAGGCAAAAAGATTCACGGCCACAATCCAACGGACGCAGGATGATAAGTCAAAGCTGATCAAAAAAGGAGCAAGCGAATGCGCGAAATAATAGGTAAGTATTTACTTATTATTTTGATGCAACTATGATTGGCTTGTTTTCGTTGAGACGCGACTGTTTGAACGTTTAAAGATAACTGCAAACGACAATCAGTATCTGGCTGTAGCCTAAAAAGCCAAACACCAGCGAGGTCAGTTTCCAGCCTCGTCACCGAAATGGGACACACTAAGCGAGTGTGATTGCAAAACGCAGGTAGGGCATCTGGTTAACCAGTGCCCTTACCAATGAGGTAACAGAATGGGCGGTTGGGTTTTATGTCCAACACATCCCGGCTCCCAAAGGCTCGACCGTCTATCCTGTTACGTCATTTCTGTTACTTATGTCGTTTAGTTTTGGGTTAAAAATGGCGACGTAACCCGGCTGGTTAGGTGAGCCAGCACGCAACGTTGAGACCACTGGTTTTTGCATCACAGAGGCAGAACAGGCAGACATGTAGGGCCAAATACATTAATCCGTCCAGTGGTCTCAACGTTGTGGTCACGGATTCATTATCCTTCTGGTTATAGCCATTGTTGTCACTGCCCCGTGGCCACAACGATTAAATGATTCCATACATATACTTAGATCTGAAAATAAGCCCGCCTCAACCCTCGGAGGGTATTTGAAGATCTTGGCTTGTAAGCGTTCGGTGAAAACGTAAAGCACAAGTGGCAGAAAGCGGTAGGACTGCTGCGAACGACGCCGGTGAATCGGCAATACAGCCCCACAAGTCCGTAAATCGACAGAGGCTGACGGTGTCAAATTTAGATGGTGTAGCTCAGTGGTAGAGCGGTTGACTGTTAATCAACTGGTCGGTGGTTCGAATCCACCCACCATCGCCACAACGGTAAGGGTATTTGGACGACAGCAAGGAAGGCGCGCTCTTTGGCTGTTCGCGACGGATCTAATTCCCTGAATACCCTTACCGTTGTGATGAATTGCAGCTCGTTGAAGCAACCAGAAGATAAGCATCTGGCGTCACAACGAACGGAGGATAGAGGGCATGGCGCCCAAGCGGTCTTGAAAACCGTCCCATTGCGAAAGCGATGATGGTTCGATTCCATTATCCTCCGCCAACACAGCGTTGAGCGGTTTGGTTTTGTTTTTCTTATCGAAAAGACTCCGCCTGTCACCATGGCCAGACCGCTCAACGCTGTGATAGACGTTACGGCAGACGTACTTTGGCCGTAATTAAAAACCTGTCTGAAACAACTCAAGCTTTGGATACATGATTCTAATTATTTGTAATTGAAATTGAAAAATGGTTTTTCAACTCAGTCATAATTATAAATGAATACTCCATCAAAACTTCAATAAGGAAGTTTATTTTGCTTACATGCGCGTTCATATGTGGTGGATATTTAGTAGATGGCACTTCAAGTAATAATACCGCATCCTTTTCATGTATTTTACCAATAAAGTATTTTATTTTATCTTCAAAATCCTGCGCCTTCTTACCATTAATCCCTGATTTCTGAATTGTGTTTTTAATAAACAGCTCGACATCGTTAAAATACCCTCCATTGTGTACAATTATATGTCTAAGATTCTCAATCATAGTAATAAAAAAGCGATAATTCCGCTTCAACGGATTTGTTGCCTCAGCTTTAGCAAAGTTATCTATTTCTGTCCTTAATTTATGAAGAACTGCTTTTGTTGCCTCTTTTTTCTTGCTTGCTGTGGTTTGAAACCAAGAAAAATCCTTGGATTTTATTTCTGAAACACTAATTGAACCATAGTCAGAAGCAGGCCAGAAATCGTTATCTATAAGACCAGCACAAGCATAAATGGATTCAATATAATCCTCAAAAAGCTCGTAAGCCTCAGTTAACAGCCATTGATATTGTTTATTCTTAAGGCTCAGGCAAAGCTCCATTTCTTTATAAACATCTATTTCACTATGCCCATAGGAATTAGGCTCTTCAGTATAAGGGTTGTAAAAAAGATGACTCCTGAATGTTTTTCCTATTATGTCTTTTACATATTTATCATGTTCAGTTTGAGGTACAACATCTTCAATTCTTTGTCTTTTTTTATCAATATCCAAAGCAATATTTTCAGTGTTCTTTTTGACAGTGTGTAAAAAATCATTGAGGTTTGCTATTTTGTCTGAAAAATCTTGGTATACTTCATCAATTAAAATAATACTTTCATTTTTCATTTTTAAATCCATTGAAGTTTAAATAATTTGTCATTTTTTCTACGGATTCATTTTATCTACATTTAAGCTAATCCACAACAAATAGGTATCTACTTACTTACTTTTTCATGGGATTTTTGGTATAGTTTTTTGGTTACTCACTTGAAAGGACTCAATATGGGAAACAAACGTAAACAGGCGCGACGTGCAGCTCGCCAGGCACTTAAGTCAAAATCTCGTATTCTCGGATACGAGATCGACACTATTATCGTAGACGAGCTGGCCTCCGCCGCCCCTGCTCTGCCCCCAAAACCGAAGCGTGATACTTCCCCCATAGAGGCACGCAATGAAGCCCAGGCCCACTATCTTATCTCTCTTGATAATAAAGCGCTGACGTTCGCCACTGGCGAAGCCGGCTGCGGTAAAACCTTCCTGGCGACTGCAGTCGCGGCACAGCGATTACTCGATAAGGAAGTAGAGCGAATTATCGTTACGCGCCCCGTACTGCAGGCAGAGGAGGATTTGGGCTTCCTGCCTGGCGATATGGCCGAGAAGTTCGCTCCGTTCTTTCGTCCCGTCTACGATGTGCTGCAGAAGCGCCTTGGTGCTTCATTTCTCGAATACTGCCTAAAGCCAGAGGTGGCTAAAGTCGAGATCGCCCCCTTCGCATACATGCGCGGTCGCACGTTCGAAAACGCTGTGGTGATCCTCGATGAGGCCCAGAACGTGACAGCGTCACAAATGAAGATGTTCCTAACTCGGATGGGTGAGAACGTAACGGTCATCGTGAATGGTGATGTAACCCAATGCGACCTGCCGGGTAATGTTAAATCTGGTCTTGAGGACGCCCTGCAGCGGTTCCAGCCATCTCGCCAGGTAGGGCTCATTGAGTTCACGGCCGAAGATTGCGTGCGCTCAGAGCTGTGTAAAGTGGCGCTTCAAGCCTATCTGTAAGGAAAAAATGATTGTTATGGCGATCTCGGAAGAATACTTACCTTTACCGTTCGGTGTGGCCGGCTACTATCCACCTGGATCAGAGATCGGCCGCAACCCCCAGTTCTCCGAGGATAAACGAGAGAAAACAATGAACTTTGTGATTTATGGACGAGAAAATTGCTCCTTTTGTAAGCGAGCCGTTGAGCTGGCGAAGCAGCTGCAGGGGCATGGATATGGCAAATATCAGTACATCGATATTGTCGCTGCCGGGATCGATAAACAAAAGCTGAGTGACATGGTTGGGAAGCCGGTAGAAACCATTCCCCAGGTGTTTTTGGACGATGTTCCAATCGGCGGTTACACAGAATTTGCTGCTTTCGCAAGCACTCTGTAATACAATACGGCTCCGTTTGGGGCCGTTTTGATTTGTCGCTTTTGATAACAGAGCGTACACTTAGGTACGAGCCATTTAGCTGTAAAGAGGTTTTATGCATTTAGAAAATTGCTTGGAAGATATGAATGTCATTAGCAATGCTCTTGCTACCGTGACTTCTAACGCTTCACGCTTTTCGAATGCAAATAGCACTCCGAAAGCATTCCCGAAGCGTGTACACACAAAATTTAAGATGCGTCCCCGTTTCGGCGGCATCACAATGCCGACGAGGCCGTGTTTTGCAGACTCTAACGAGTTCAGACTGCCGCAAACGGAAGGCATTCCGGTTGCTGAGAGCGACACTGCAGCTCAACTTGCGCGTATTGAAAAAGAGCTCGCAGAGCTGACGGCGAAACACGTTCAGTTGACCCATGACATTTTAGGTTACAGCGCGGAACAAATCCGCGAATCTTTCGGTGAAAGCCGTTACGAGGACTTGAAGAACGTTGACCTGTCCATACGTGGTTTAGAGGGCTTTGTTAACAAGTTCGTCCGTGACGCAGAACAGCCGCATCCGTACCTGAAACGCTTGAGTGATGCTATCACTGAGTACCGTCTGGCAGTTTCTGACCTCCTGATGATTTTAAATCAGTGCTTTAACGAGGTAGAGGTTATCGAATCGCAGACAGGCCTCATTGATGAGGACGTCTTCGCAAACTTCTCTTTCCATTAAGGCTTCTCAATGAAAGTCACATGGAATAGTGATAGTTACGCCCGATTTTTGGAACCGGTCTTCAGAGTAATGCCTGATCTGGAGACCTCCTTACTTACTGATTTCGTGAGTTTTAAGAACGGGTTTTACCCGGCCGTTTTTGGCAAAGATGGCCCCTATACCGAACCTGGTTCTGTAGTTTCCTCTCGTGTTTACCACGTTCATCTCTTATTCACCAAGCAAGAACGAAATAGTCACCGAAACAGGTTCAACTGCACAAGCGACCGCGCCCTCGTTTATACCCAGCACGCCAAGTTTCAGGATGTGTATAGTCTGCTGGCCATCTTCCCGAAAGAGGCGCACAAAACAGCCAGTGATCCAGTCAAAATGAGCGACATCGCCAAATACGCGGCAGCCTTCCAGAAATTAACAAACCCGTAGTTATCAATAATTCCATGCCATTATCAGACGTAGCGTGAGGCAGTTACGAGAATTTTTCTATCTTTTAGGCGCTTATTCTAGTCTTTGCGCGAATGCATAAATATACGAGGAATAACGGTACAGATAGCGGCATGCAAAACAACCATAATATAATGAACATACCATACACACCACTATTCACGCCAATGTGGCGATCCCAAAAGGGTTTGGTCATAATCTTAAGGGCTAGTCTCTCAGAAGTATAATATGAGAATGGGTATAGAATGGCGCTTAAAACAAGATATATAACAACAAATGGCATATAAGGAACATAGGCAGGAAAAATGAGTCCGCCATTCATATCGCGCACTATAAAATAGATCAGATAGCCATAACCACACCATCCCCATAAGCAGTGCCGTAAATAATATTTTAAGGTCATCTTCTATGATCCCTTCATAGCTATACCATAGAAGCTATCATACCACGACTGATAGAAACCAGGTCCTACTGAAAAGCGTGGAGACTTCACGCTTACTTCACATAAGTGTTCTATGTTATCTTTCATAAAAACACTGACGGATAGATATGGATTTTACTCTATGAAAAAGGCACTAATAATTTTGGGGGTACTTGTAGCATTAGTTGGGTTCGTGCTGTTTGGGATTCCAGCTCTTCTCTACGGTGTACCTCGAATTGTTTCACCCTCGACAGCTGCCGATTGCACTCAGTACACGAACGAGGATATTACTAAAGTGATTAGTGAAGATTTCTATAAGCGCTTGCCTACCTGGGATAATGACGTTGGTCTGTTGAACAGCAAACGCCCTAACTTAACGTTTGAAAAACCGAGCATTTCAGGCGGATCATTTTTTGTTCCATTCAAGGCAACCAGTAATATAAGTACTATTCAATATTTTGCCTCGTTTGACTGTAAGTACGATCGAATTGAATACTCAAGTGATAAAACTGAATAATATAGGTTGACACATATACCGCCTGCGTATAATTTATTAAATGCAGTATATAAATTGACTTTCTAAAAGGATTTAGTTATGTCTGATACAATGATTGTTGTTGCTACTCCGACTCCGGGTTTTTCTTATGCAAGTGGTTTAACCTATGGTGGTGGTGCATTTGCCGGAGCGCCGGCAAATGGCCCGAGCGAAGGTCAAATCTTCTTCCAAACTGTGCTACCTGCATATCAATCACCTAATCTCTGTATTGGTCAGCTGGCATGGATGACTGACTATATTAATAAAAATGGCGTAGGTAACCCGAAGACTTGGGAAGTAATTTCTCAAAACGTACTCATCTTCTGTAGTGCTGATACCGCCCTGGTTTTGAATCCTCGAATTGCCGTTTACGACGGTTTTCATAAAACTAAATGGGCTCCGGCGAAGTTCAATTTCAAAACGCAAAGTCAGGAGAAGTTTAGCGGTAACGTGACGACCCCGATCGCAGCATTTGGTCATTATCTTTGGGGTGAAGGAAAGCCTCGTACCGTTGATTTGTCATCTGTTGGCCTTAAGATCCAGGCTAATCAGATTGACCCTGTGATGATTGCAGTCAAAAATAACGCTGCAGGCACTTACCAGATTAGCGGTAATTTTAATCGAAATACTTTCATTGATGGCGATATCCCTGGCCTCTATCTGGGCAACATCACCATGAAGACCGAAGGTACTTTGAAAATTGATGCTAAGGGTAATTGGAATTATAACGGGGTAGTACGTGCATTTAACGATACCTATGATGCCAACCCTAGCACCCATCGAAGCAAATCTGCAGAAGACCTCACAACTCTACTGCGACTCACTCAAGGGACTCCTTATGAAATTCGCATCCCGGGCGAACTCAAAGTGAGCGGCTCCGGTAAGAAATAAATTTAGTAATAACCGAAGGGGCGAAAGCCCCTTTTTGCGTTTAGAAGAGACTATTCTTATTAACAACTCCCAGCATAAAAGGTCAGTTCACTAAACAGTTGTTTTGAGGCATGTGTAGTGCATGTTTAAGTGCCGGCGTGCCTATCATCACAAAAAGAGCATGGGTTCCATGCACTGCCGGCTTACTGGCCACAATGTCTTTTTTTTTAAAAAATCGACTCCTAATGATTCCATACTTGGTAGGTATGGAATCATTAGACAAAAGAGGGTATTTTAGGTTGATCTCAATAAAAACAATGCCTAATATACTGTATATAAACACAGTATAAAAAGCGTCATACAGTGGCCGGACTATGAAAAACACGTTTGACAGAGCACGCGCAGCGGAAAACACGTCACAGGAAGCTATCACCTATCTGGATCGGGCATCGCAGATGGATGCCAGGTCGGTCTCGATGCAGGGTGCCGATCTGACTTTCGCCGACGCATTTATGTTATTCACTCGCTTATCATTATTGATAACTCGCCGCCGGCCCGAGATAGCTGTCCATTGTGTTTTGATACACGTACTCCCGCACATTGCTCAGGAAAAAGTAAGTAAGCTTAATAGAATGATGGTGAATCAGCTGGTGAACCCGCTTATCCTTGAAGGGAAGATCGTGATGGGTCGCCGTGTTTTTTCCATCATGAAGCAATTCCTGGGCTGGTGTGCCTTCCAGGGGATTATCGAAACGTCGCCCCTGAATGATATTTCGCTGAACAAAGTTGCCGGCGGCGCGAAGACGACTCCGCGGGAACGATGCCTGACGGATGCAGAGGTTTGGGTATTCTGGAATGTCTGGGACTATTTCGACGTATGCCCGGGCACGAAATGGGCGGCAAGGCTTTGCCTCGTTGCTGCCAGACGTCCCGATGAAGTGCTGCGGGCCAGAGTAAGCGAGTTCGACCTTAAACTTAATGTATGGAATCAAGGGTCTCGCAACAAATCGGCCCGGCCGCACACTCTTCCGATGAGCTCACTGATGCGGAAATGCGTGGAAGAATTGATCGATTATGGCGCCGGCAGCCAGTGGCTCGTCCCGTCGAACAAAAAGAAAGCTGATGCACCTATGTCAAAGGTGGCTATAGCCCAGGCGTTGAGACGGATTCTGGAGCGGCCGGAGCTGGTGGAAGTTGAGTCGTTTACCCCACGTGATCTGCGTAGAACGGCGCGCAGCTACTTCCCGGCCCTTAAAATTTCGCAGGAAGTATCACGTAAGATCATGAATCATAGTCTGGAAGGTATCGACCGCGTTTACGACCGATATGACTACATGGATCAGATGCGAGAAGCCCTTGAGAGCTTCTCATCGTACATCTCGTCGATTGTTGAGCAACCGGATTTAGAAGAAATTGACCACAAAATGAAGGGAGATCGCCTATCCACCGAGCTGATCAGAGTAAACTTCTCATAGCTTTTTAATTGCTTCGACAACCTGCTCAACACCATCTGTCTGGCTTGGAAAGCGGTTTCTAAAAGCCTCGAGAACCTGACGTTCTTCGGGGGTTAGTGGCGCAATGCCTTCATCTCGTAAAAATTCTGCGAGTTCTGGCTGGCGAGCTTCAAGCACCATCATCATGAGCCGCACTGGATCTGCATTAAGCGCCTCAGCCAGTGGACGAACTTTATCGACCGGCAGCGGGATTTTTCCCGATTTAATCAGGGATAAGTTGTTCGGATTCTTGTAACCCATCTCACGGGAGATCGCCGACTGACTTTTTGGCGAGACAGTGATTAAAGAATCGATGTAGGCGACGTAACGAGCGGTCTTCTCATCGGCCATTGTCATTGTAGTTACTATCCTCGTGTGATCTTATTGTATGGTAAGTACTTACCGATATTACAGCAACGGCCAATATTGTAAAGTCTTACCGGCGGCTATTTGCAGGCACTTATTGTCCACAAATTACACAAAACAAGGCATAAACGAATATAACCCGGTACTTCTGTTGATTTTTTTGATTATTTTTGTTTAAGACATTACGATACATTTTTATTAACTTTTATATCAATAGGTAGTACCATCTCCTCCAAATGAAACCTGTTGATTAGGATGCTATTAATGGAAAAATTGTCATCTAATTTACTTGCTCTGAATGTAGGCAATGTTTTCGCGCTGACACACTTGGAGGCTGCTGAAGTACTATCTGAGTTACCCAATCGCCAGGTAAATGTCAAAGCGCGTGATGCGACGGTTTTCCGGTTCTCTCTGGAAAATGGCTCTTACACGCTGATCAATACTGGCGACCTCTCTTTCGCGGTTCGAATCAACTAAAATATATAACCCGCCTATAACTCATTGATCCCCTGCGCGAATTGCTACATTCCCTGTTCGCGCAGTGATATTTTCTTATATCAGAAAACAACTTGTTTACTCGATAAGGAAAGCACATGGCAACCAAACCCAGCAAAACTGTACTCAAAGAGGTACAGGACTTCCGCGATTCCGTAAAACGCGTCGTTGGTCTTCTTTCGGGAAAGAACATACCTGTAGCTGAATGCGGAGATACAGCATACGTTCGCTACAATAAAAAGGGTGAGCCAGTCATGGTTAACATCCCATCCATACCAGATGATGCCAACCCTGCGCTTATGAATGCGATACGTGGATTCCTTGATCACGAAGTTGGCCATCTCCTTTTCACAGACGAAAAAGTCGTCAAAAAAATGCGCAACACTAAGGCATTTGGTCTCTGGAACGCTCTGGAAGACGTCTACATCGAGCGTCGCATGAGTGAAGTGTTCGCCGGCAGCCGGCGGAACCTTCTGTCCACACGTAATCTCATGATTGACAAATATTTTAATCCCCATATTAAAAAGGCAGTTGAGATGTGCCGCGGGGATCAGCGAGAGCTGTTCCTAAAGTTCTTCCTTTGTCCTGTTCTCCGGGCATGGGATGGCCAACCAACCTTTGTAGATTTCATGGAGGAGCACTGGCGCCTCATCGATAAGCCTATTGCCGTTCTGAAAGAGTTCGGCGTCGATGAAGCTGTCCGTCGTATGGATAGCACTGAGGATTGCGTCAAGGTTGCTGCAGCCATGGCTAAGATCCTGCGAGAAATGACGGAGAACCCAGAAGGCCCGTTGCCTGAGCGCGAGTCCTCTGCAACCAAAAAGAGCAAACGCGAGAAAAAGACCAAACCAGAGGAAGACTGTTCAGACGAGCCAGCTGCTCGACACGATACTGAGGCTCATGACGAAGAGGAGCCCGACAGGACACCAGACGACTTTAGTGCTGACGATGATGGTGATAAAAATCCAGACAAATCGATAGGTAAGCACATACCTAATGAATATGAAGATATAAATGATACAGAAAGTGATACTGGAGATAGAGATTCCGGCTGTGAAAAAGTTGATGACTTGCCTGACGGCGGAGAAACGGCAGTAGATGAGCCTGCTACAACTCTGGGCTCGGATGCAGGGGAAGAAGTGGATGATGAAGGTGATTACAACCCATCCACGGATGATAGCGCTAAGGACAGGCCCGGCAGCTCCTCTGATGATAGCGAAGCTGTCGAGGACGGTGAAGGTGAAGGCAAGGCAGACAAAGACGGTGGCAAGGAGAAGGATGAAGTGGATCGAGACACCTCTGATGAATGCGATGCCGGCTTTGCCCCACACGCTGACGATATGTCTCTTGATGATGCTCTCAAGGCATTAGAAAACGTCGATGAAGAGATAGGTTCTTCCACCGAAGATGCGCTGGCGTCGGCAATCAAGTCGGAGCTGGCCAGCGCATCATTATCTGATTACCGGCCATACAATCGCTCCTACGACTTCCTGGGGCCAATTGACGAGGCGGAAGGGCATATTATGCGCGCCAGAAAAGCTTTCGGCGCAATCCCTATGTATTCGCCCGTAGATCGCTACCGCATTGTTCCAGAGGGTAGAAAACTGTTTGAGATGAAGGTGGAGAAGCATCTGTCTTCCTCGGTGTCATCTACCTTGGCCAAAGACCTGGAGCGCGCGATCGCCAGTCGCAACCGTGTTCAGTTCATTCCTGGCCAGCGTCGTGGACGCGTACATGGGGCGAGTCTTTACCGACTGTCGATGAATGACGATCGGGTATTCCGGAGAAAAGAAGACCACAAGGCCGTGAACGCGTGCGTTCAACAGGTCATCGATTTGTCAGGTTCAATGGGCGGCCGCAAAATCGAGCTCGCGCTGGCATCCGCATACACACTGGCTGACGCCCTAGATCGTATCCACGTGCCGAACGTCATAACCGGCTTCACTACGTATGGCAATCCGGATGTAGCAACTATGTCGAAACGTGGGTTTAGCCGCTTTGAAGCGCTTATGCTGCCGATTATTAAAAACTGGGATGAAAAAGCGAACTCCCCAGAGATACGTGCTCGTATGGGATGTGTGGCGGAGACTTTCCCCCTGCTAAACAACGTGGATGGCGAGAGCATCGCACAGCTGGCTTCTCTGTTTGCAGGGCGTATGGAAGACAAGAAGATCATGATTGTGCAGAGCGACGGCGCCCCATGCGCTGCGGGAGATGGCTTTAGTAACCATCTGCGCTCTGTAACGAATGACATCGAAAGCACAAGTGACATCAATCTGTTGGCCATTGGCATTCTAACGGACGCGCCGCGCCGGTATTACAAAAACTATGCGCTAGTGAATAAGGTTGAAGAGTTGGGTACGTCAGTTGTCAGCGAGTTATCTCGTATCATTTTAGAGTAAATCTTGCGCCCTATAAAATAAGTAACTAGTTACTATAAAGCCTGATACATTTGTATAGAATAGAGCCCAGAAACGACAACAAGTAAGGAAAAACACATGACCGCGACTGCGCTACCACAAGACGCCCACTCTGATGCCGTCACCTGCAAATGGTGCGGAAAATCCTTCCATCACCTCAAATCCCACATTTCGATGGGACGTTGTGAAGGCATTCCGGAAGAAGCCAAAGGGCTTGGTGTGGATGACGTAGTGAAAATGTACACCACAGCATTCCCCGGGGAACCAACGCTGTCTCCAAAGGCCATTGAAGCGTTAAAGACGAAACGCTCCGAGAAGGCTAGTGCAGACGGCAAAATCGCGGATATCAGCGCCCACCCTGGCTATGCAGGGACAGTCGAATACAAAACTGAGCTTGTCGCCGCGCACGAGCTGCTTGGCCTGACTATTAAGGAGCTTGGCACTCCCCGAGGGAAACCACTTCAGGTGACGGTCAATATCAACACGCCATATCCGGAGTTCGTGCCAGAAGTGAAAGCCGGCTATGTATACGGCGACTTCGATCTGATTAAAGACATCTTCATGATGCTGGAGATCGGAATTCCAGGTTATCTATGGGGTCATGCTGGTACGGGGAAAACCTCTCTGCCGACCCAGCTTTGCGCGCTCCTGAACCGCCCGGTTATCCGCTCACAGCATACGGCATCAACTGAGGAAGCCCATATTACGGGCCAGATTCTGGCGCGAGAAGGCACAACCTACTTTGAACCTGGGCTTCTGTCGCTGGCGATGAAGAACGGTTGGGTCTATCTGGCAGACGAATACGATTTTGCATTCCCGCAGATTCTGGGGATCTACCAGCCAGTTCTGGAAGGCGAACCACTCGTAATCAAAGAAGCGACACCAGACTGGCGGCGCGTGGCTCCGCATAAGCGCTTCGCCTTCATCGGTACAGGCAACACTAATGGTTCAGGTGATGAAACGGGGCTTTATCAAGGAACGAACATCCAGAACGCGGCTAACTTCTCTCGCTTTGGCATCGTATCTCACGTCAAGTACATGAAGCCTGGTGCTGAGGTGAACATGCTGGTCGAAGCGGGAATCATCCGTGAATACGCCGAAAAAATGGTTAAGTTCGCCAATCTGGTACGAGACGGGTATGAGCAACACCTGATCAGCCAACCAATCGGCCCGCGTGAGCTGCTTCTGTCCGCAAAAATCGGAATGATGCGAGGTGATTTCGCAGCCGGCATCGAGAAGTCATTCATCAATAAACTCCCCTCCACCTCTGCGCAAGCGGCGCGTGAAGTGGTTCAGAAAATCTTCGGTTAATCGTGCGTAAAGGTTGTTTTGGATCTCTTATCGCAGCTTCTGAAACTGGCGCGGCCTGTTTGTCATGCGATCACAGGCCTGACTGCCACCAGGCAGCCAAAGGAGTTGCGATTTCGATATACGGGAAGTTCGTCGGCTTCCCCAACGACAAAATTAAGAAAAAACAGAAGGTAAAAACACATGAAAGCACTGATGGTCAGGACTGATTTTTCCCTGGGAGAATCAGCACTGAAAGCAGAGCACGCAGTAAAGGTAGCAAAGGAGGCTGGCTACACCGCGGTGATCTCTGCTGACACGATGAATATCGCCAGCGTTATCCCCCTGCAGCGAGCTGCTGGCGATGAGATGGCGGTGATCTGTGGTGTTAAGCTGAATGTTGTCGACGATCCAACATACGAGTACCGGGCTAAACTGGCTAAAGAGTCTAATGGATGTATGGAATCATTGGAGCGTGGACGTAACTACTGCTTCACCGCACTGATTAAAAACGAGCAAGGTTATCGCGACATTTGCGAACTAATGACTTTAGCCAATACCCGCGAGCAGTTTTACTTCGTGCCACGCCTGGCGCTCAACCAGTTGGCGGCTACATACGCTAAAGGCAATATACTGTTACTGACTTCGGATATCGGCAGCGTATTCCAGCGCCCGGATTTCGCTAAAATTATTAGTGCGCTGATTACTGCCGGTGGACGCGATAATTTCTACAGCGTCGTATATCCACACCCTACGCCATTCTATGACCAGATCAACGTGCGAGCCATGAAAGTGGCAAGCGCACTGAAAATCGAGCCCGTAGCGTTTTACCCAGCTTATTACGAAGGGGTTGATGACGCTGATATCAAAGACATCGCCCACATGGTGATGAACAATATCAAAGTCGATCAGCCACACCGGCTGCGTATCCCCCACCAGCGCGACAATGCAATAAATGGTCGTCGTCATCTGCTGCAGGCTCTGAAAGAGTTTTCTGTCCGGATGGGTGTATCTGTGTCTGCCGCCATGGCTTCTACAACGCAGGACTCCATTGTTAAGGCGTGCGAATGGCGCTGGCACGAGATGGCGCCGGCGCTGCCAAAAATGGCAGAAGATGAGCCTGCAACGTTGATGAAACTGGCTGTCGCAGGGCTTCGAAAACGTCTCAGCAACAAAGAATTTGACTACACGCCACCAGCTTCCGAGCACCGCGTTTATGTCGATCGCCTCAAGTATGAAATGGAGACGCTCACTCGCCTGGGATTCTGCGGTTATTTTCTGATGGTTCGCGATCTGATGAATCATAGTCGCGAGACTGGTATTCCGGTCGGGCCAGGTCGTGGTTCATCCGCCGGCTCTCTGGTGGCATGGTGCATCGGCATTACCAACGTTGACCCTATCCGTCATGGCCTGCTGTTCGAACGTTTCATTAACCCTGAACGTCTCGACTTGCCGGATGCTGATCTGGACTTTAGCCAAGCGCGGCGCCATGAGGTGATCGAGTATCTGAATGCCCGATATGGCGAAGAGTATGTTGCAGGCATTCCGAACTTCACTTATCTGGGCGCCGCTTCCGCGCTGCGCGACACAGCGCGTATTTATGGCGTTGATACGGCTGATATGGCGGTTTCCAAGGAGCTTAAGACCCTGGAGGATGACAGTCTGTCTCTGTCGGAGCTGCGCGAGCAGCTGGCCAGCCTGGACAAATACGCCACCAAACATCCGGACGCATTTAAGGCGGCGAGCAAGTTGCAAAACCTGATGCGTGGCTTCGGCCGTCATGCTGCAGGGATGATTGTCGCTGGCGTACCTCTGACGGAACGTACCCCAGTAGAGCGACGTGGAGACGCGCGTTGCATCGCATTCGATAAACGATACTGCGAGGCCATGGGGCTGATCAAACTGGACGTTCTGGGCCTGGCCACTCTCGATCTGCTGGATAGCGCAAAACGTTACATCAAAGAGAGCACCGGCAAGGACATCAACCTCGATGCCATCCCACTGGATGATCGCAAAGTACTTGATGGATTCGCCGCGGGGTATACGCAAGGTGTGTTCCAGCTTGAGTCCGGCCCCATGAGGAAGCTACTCAAAGATCTGGGTGGTGGTATCGAGCCAATGAGCTTCAAAACCGTTGTGGCCACAACTGCGCTTTTCAGACCAGGTCCAATTCAGTCAGGCATGTTGGACGACTATGTTGCTGTGGCCAAGGGCTTTATGCCACCGCAATCACTTCACCCGGTACTTGACGAACTGACTGCTGAAACAAACGGCGTCATTCTCTATCAGGAGCAGACGATGAACGCTACGCGACTGCTGGCTGGCTTTACCATGGCCGAAGCTGATGGCGTGCGTAAGGCGATCGGCAAGAAGGATATGGAAAAGATGAAGAGCATGGGCGAGAAATTCATCGTTCAGGCTCAGGCTGGGTGGATCGACGTCGTTATGGAGGATGGTACGGCGCAGCGCATACACCGCGCAGAACATTTTAAATGTGAAGATGGCAAGTTGCGGACAGTAGAAGAGGCGCTGGATGCCGGCGTTAAGCTGCCGATGGCAGTTGTTAGCGTGACAGGGTCACATCCTGGGTTGTCTGAAACAAAAGCCAGTGAAATCTGGCAAGCCTTCGAGAAGAACGGTGCGTATCAGTTCAACAAATCTCACTCAGTAGCGTATTCGTTGATCAGCTATCAGTCCATGTGGCTGAAAACGCATTTCCCTGCAGAGTTCTTCGCCGCAGCGCTCACCATTCTTGGCGAGGACAAGCACCAGGGACTGGTAAAGGATGCCTTAACCTATGGCATCCGCGTACTGCCACCCGACATTAATATGTCCTCGAATCGCATCGAGATCCGCACGCTCGAAGATGGCAGCCAGGTACTTTACGCCCCGTTCTCTGCGGTTAAAGGATGTTCTGAAAATGGGTGCCAGGCAATTATGCGAGCGCGTGAGAAAGTTGGTGGCAAGTTCGAGTCGCTGGAGCAATTTGAGGAAGCGGTCGAGAAGCGAGCCTGTAACAGCCGAGTACGTGAGTCTCTGCAAAAGGTTGGGGCATTCGCCTCTATTGAACCTGGAAGTATGCCGGCGACCGATCCGGAACGTCTGCGCGATCAGGCAGAGCTGATGGGCAATCTGGTGATCGATGCGGTGAAAGCTTCACGCCCATTTGAAATGAACCCAAAACGCTCTGCAGAGGTCAATGTGCTGATGACTCGCATGGCCGCAGAAATGGGTCTGGGCGATGAGTTGATACGACCAAGCATCGGCATTAAGCCGAAAATTATGGTCATACTCGACAACGCCAATGGCAATGATGCACGTACCGGCTACTTCATGGAGAACGGCTACGATGACTTCAAAGCCAAGTTGCTGGTTTCTGGTGACCTGCGTATGGGGGATTTGTATATCACTGGCGTGTGTAAAAAGGTAAAGGATAAGGAAAAAGACTACACCAAAGATGAGATCGGCCAGTTTATCGACTTTATGCGGGAAGAGATAAATCTGGTTCGTCCAACCTACGTGCTGACGTGCGGCAGCCGGGCGACATCGCTGTTCAATAACAAGAGCAAGCCATCCGATCTTGTTGGGCGAAAAGAATATCTGCCAGACCTGGACGTGACCGTGTTCTATGGGTTTAACCCGAACATTTTGTACTTCCGTCCAGAGGAAGGAGAAAAGCTGGAAGCCATTCTGGCAGAGGTAGCGGAGACTATTAACAAATGAATAAAGGAAACCACATGAGCGCAGCGGATAAAATTGCACAAGAGCTCACAGCAATACCACAGGAGTTTCAGGATAAGGCGATTGAAGCCACTCTGCGATCCCAGTTCTGGGAAATCATTGACTGCCCTGTCACGCTCGATCTGGCTTTGATGTTTGCAAAGTTGGATGGAGCCGATAAAGTCAGTCGTCTGCGTAAATGTGCCAGAGCGCTGGCGCTCAAAACGCAAGATCCGAAGGCGTGCCAGTATCTGCTGGAGATCTACGAATCGGATAACCCAGAGGAACAGCTGGGGGCGTTCAAAGTGTTCCGCAATCGGCTGGTGCTGAAGGTGGCCAAAGAGTTTATGGAAGTGAACAAGATTGGCGATGTGAGACAGTATCGACTGAAGCGCCAGACCAGAGTCACGCTATCCAACATTTTTGGTAAGAAAGTCGCATAAAGCAAAAACCCGCCGATTGGCGGGTTTTTTGTGGCCGCTGAGTTTGGTCGGGTTATCTTGTTTTTCTTGTGGGTTTTGGGAACATAGAGTTCGCCAACGATGGCACTGGATTTGAAAATCAGCTTTTACACGGAGCCTTTGGGTATGGACATAATTAAAAAAATACTAATTACATCAATAAGTATCGGAATGGTTGGTTGTGCTTTCCCGGACAAAGACGGAGATTACGGCGCTTACGTCTATAACTGTCAGAAGTATGCTTATGGCAAAGCCTACGCATTTGAACACAGAGATTTTGCATATAAGGTTTGCAAAGATGCGGCCAAACTTTGGGGAGATGAAGTTCCAGCCTATGTCATCAGGCAAATCCAGTTGCATCCAGAAATACCAGCTGATGAGATAAAATACGCGGCGATGGCCGGCTCATTGGGGAACAACTAACCCAGCCTTTTGGGTTAGGAAAACAAAACCCGCCAAATGGCGGGTTTTTTATGCGCAAATTTCTTCGCGATTATGCGGGCGAAGCAGTGAGTGGGTAATTGACTCCACCTCCTGAATGTCGCCAAACGATCTGATACGCAGGGCAAGATTCCACTTATTCAATGTGTGCGCGTTACGCACCAGTTCTTCCCGTGCTTTTGCGTCTTTGCTGTCGAGACGACCGCAGTCGTTCAACCATTTAGCGACTTCCGACCAATCCCAGAGTGGAGACTGACCGCTGATGCGCTGTACAGGGCAAGGGAAATCGCCTTTGCCACGTAAGCCGTCTTTAAGCAGAGTGATAGCCTGGCGGGTTAAGCCGGAGAGTTGAGCGATATCACTCAAACCTACCAGTGCTGAATCTACCGATTCCACCACTGCGCCAATACCTGCTGTTTCAATATTATCGATTGCCGATTTGATTGCCTGATCTAAAGATTCAGCTTCTCTGTCAAATTCTACATACACTGAGCTGCCGTAGTAGCAGATGAGCGCGTCATCGCAACCGTTGGTGTACAAAGCGTCTGCGAGACCTTCGGTCTCCATCTGAACGCCTGATAATGTCAGTGTGAAGTTATAGAGTTCCATTTGGATCTCCTCGTCAAAAAGGCGGTTGCCCGCCTTGGCTAAAACTCCCGAATCAGTCCTTTGTTGACTTCGGGTTACAGCGGTCGACCATTCTGCGGATCTGCTTTGCGTGCGTCTCCGGGTCTTTTGGTGTGCTGTTTACGCTCATGGCGTGAGTACGTCCATGTTCGGCAATTCCGCATTTGATGGTACAGAAGGGGTGCCCTGTCGCTTCTTCAACGATCCAGCCTTTTTCTTCTGCGTAACGGAGTGCGTCACGTACTTCTTTATTAGGGTGCTTCTTACTCATTAGCCTCCTAGTGCGCTAATAATAGACAACGTGTTAACTTGAGTCAACACTCTTTGACGATGCCGAGTGTTGAGGGGTTAACACCCCCATACATGCGCATCTACGGCTACGCAGTACTGACGTAAGGTTATCAGAATTATCCCTATTTACATCGACATACCTGCGTCAACCCTCAACTTCTTCAGCTCGCAAGCTCCACCACCTGATTCCTGCATGATAAAATTGATACACATAAATAAGCAGGTAATTAACACTATGAGCACCGATATCTACGAAAAAATCATGTCCGATCTGGAGTTCGACCGCGACAATCTGGAGGAAGTCTGGCGTCAGCAACCGCGCCTGTTGATGGAGTACGGCTCTAAGCTGGCGCGGGCAGAACGCGAAGTCGCAGATGCAAAACTCTCCCTCGATGCGATTGAGGCGAAAATCTACGACAATGAGCGTAAGAACCTGAGTATGAACGGCATTAAGTTCAATGAATCCGTACTGGAGGCGAAGGTTAGAACCAACCCGCAATACCTCGCGAAGCGCCAGAAACTCGACGATGCCCGGCACATTGCAGATCTGTACAAGCACGCTGTAGCCGCCTTCTCCCACCGCCGCGACATGATTGTCCAGGCGTCCAAAATGGCTATCGTGGAGATTGAACGACTGGGCGCCGAACGCTTCACCGCCACCCGACAATTTTTGATAGATAGTAAGTAAGTACTGATCTATTATTATTTACGCTTTTAAGAGCCACGAACAAGCGAATGCCCCAAGCGCAAAGCGCCCATGGCCATAATCACAACAAGGAGAAATACATGTCTAAGTCATTACTTGATCTGCTTAACAAGACCCGCGGCGATATTGCTTCCAAACGAGGCAATAACGTCGACCTAACCCGTCTGAAAGACGGTAATAACTATCTGCGCATCTTCCCCAACAAGGACGATCAGAACAGTGTGTTCTTCCAGACTTTCGGTATGCACTACGTTAAGCATCAGAATGAGGAGGGCAAAGAAGTTACCACTGCCTATATCTGCGAACAGCACACCCACAATCGTGCGTGTCAGCTGTGTGAGATGGTGATGGAAGGTCGCGCTCGCTACAAAGGCAACAAGGCAATGGAAGAGCGTATCGGCCAAATGCGCGCTACTCCACGCTACCTGGTCAATGGCGTACTTTCAGCTCGTGAAGACTTTGGCGACGCAGAAAAATGCCAGCTGATTGAGCTCCCGTCCACTGTGTTCGACGATATCTGCAAAGTGATGTCTGAGGATATCGCAGATGATATCGGCAACCCGTTAAGCAAAGAAGAAGGCTATGCGTTCCTGATCAAACGCACCGGCTCCGGTCGCGATACCAAGTACGACGTATCCCCAAAACGTAAAGTCTACAAGGGCGATATCCCAGAAAAACTGTGGTCGACCCAGCATGACCTGATCGCTTACGCCAATCAGGCTGATGAAACTCGTCTGCTGTCCACCGTTCGCACCATGGGGCGTCTCATTGGTATTGCTGCACCTGCCGCCGCCACCGCTGCTATTTCCTCACCAGCTGTTGCCAGCGCAGCTACGCTGCCTGGTTTTGGCACCATCACTGGCCATACGGAAGGTGCAGCTGCTGTAGCCACGACCTCTACCCCGGAACCAGCAAAAACATCTCTGGTAGACGAAGAGATCTTACGTGCCGCAGAAGCTGAGTTCGTACCAGAGCCGGAAGAAGTTAAAGCATCAGCTACTGCCGCCACTACCACTACCACTACCACTACCACTACCACTGCGGCCGCGACCAGCACTTCTAATGACGATGAGGGTCTTGACGATCTGCTGGCGGAATTAGAATCGCTTTAATCCCAGGTCATGACTGTTAAGGCGTCTACGGACGCCTTACTTTTTGGAAGGAGTTATCCGGTGAATTATCTCTTTGTGGACGGTAACAGCCTGGGCTATTACCACCAGCAATCTGACAAATTACATAACGGCGAAATGGAAGTTCAGGCGGTATTTGGCTTCGTCAAAAACGTTCGTCGCTATGCGTCCATTCTTCACGCTCGCCCCATGATCCTGTGGGACGGCTTTAGCGACAAGCGTCGCGAATATTACCCGGAATACAAAGCAAATCGCGATGAAGATCCGGAAATGAAGAAGATGAAAGAAGGCTTTGCAGTCCAGAAGCCTTACATCCTGAAAATGATGGCCGCCCTTGGCGTCAACCAGCTAATCGCCAAAGACGCCGAGGCCGATGACCTGGCGGGGATGCTGGTTGGTCGTCTTGCGCCACAACCAACGGTCGATCATATCTACCTGCTCACCGGCGACGGCGACTGGCTGCAGCTGGTTCGAGAAAAAGTCAGTTGGGTGAGCCTTCGTGAAGACGCCAAACACAAGCAGGTGAACTTTGAGCAGTTCCCTGAGCTGATCGGCCTGCCTACTCCTCGTGCTTTCCTCGAAGCCAAAGCTCTGCAGGGGGATACCTCCGACAACATCAAAGGTGTAGGCGGAATTGGTGACGGTGGCGCCAAGGAGCTGCTGCACGAATGGGGAAGCGTCGCCGCTATGGTGCGCGGCATTAACGACGGCTCGATCGTCATCAATAAAGGCCGATACAAAACGGCATTCAACAAACTGGCCAAAAATGCCTTCAACGAGAAGACCGGCTGCCGGATGCTGGAAGCCTTCAAACGCAACATGACGCTGATGAACCTCATCGATACCAAGTTCCCACCCAGCGAAATCGAAAAGATAAAAGGCGCACGTGATTTGAAAGCCTTCGAAATGCTCTGCCATGAGCTGAACTTCCGGTCATTCCTGGAAGATCTGGACGTGTTCGTTTTGCCTTTTGAGAGGTACTGCTGATGTTGAAATCACTCGTCAACGGCAATACGACCACGCCTACGATGCTGGCTAAGGAGATTGTCTTCTTCCATGGAGAACATGCCGTTGTTGCACTACCGCGCATTCTCGGCGCGGCCGGCATGAGCGTGACAGAGCGAGAGTACGGGCTGATTAGCGAACAGGTCGTCAAGATCCTCTCCCGCATGGCCAAACACCTCAACCACGACACAATAAAGTTTGATGAAGCCGCCGCTTCCAAACGCATCAACGAGACAAAAGGAGCCTAAGAATGGCAAAAGGAAAATCAGCACTGGCAATGGCATTAAAAAAGAAAATCGGCAGCAATGACGAGATCCAAAAGGTTTCACACTGGATTGATTCCGGCTTCCCTCCGCTGAATAAAGCCATCTCCGGGCGCTATGACGGCGGTTTCCCAAGCGGACGTATCGTTGAGATCTTTGGGCCGCCAAGTGCTGGTAAAACCTTCCTGGCGACGGCCGCCATGGTCTCCGCTCAGAAACAGGAGGGTCTGGCTGTATTCCTCGACCACGAAAACAGCTTTGATGTTGGTCTGTCGGTGGCAAACGGCCTGAATGCGGATGAGGATGACGGCCAGTGGGTCTATAAGCAGCCGGACACGTTCGAAGAATCGGTTGAGCTGATCGGCACCATCCTGAAGCTGGTGCGAGACGAAGAGCTGATCCCCGCAAACGCCCCTATTTGCATCGTAGCCGACTCCCTTGCGTCAATGGTGCCAAACTCCAAAGCCGAGAAGTTCGACAAAATGGCGGAAGGTACAGCGAAGGATAAAGATCAGCTAAACATGAACGACAATACGGCCCTGGCTCGTGCTACGAGCGCCAACTTTCCAACGCTGGCGCTCTGGGCGCGCAAGTACAATGCCTGCATTATTTTCCTTAACCAGGTTCGTACAAAAATCGGCGTGATGTTTGGCGATCCGACCACCTCCCCTGGTGGTGATTCTCCGAAGTTCTACGCCTCAGTACGTATTCGTCTTGGCGCTTCTGTCATGAAGGATGGCAAAGATAAGATCGGTCAGGACGTGGGCGCCGAGTGCATCAAAAACAAAGTGGCACCGCCATTCGGCAAATGCTCATGGAAATTCTACTTCGACCCGACCCGCGGTCTGGACGTTATCGAGTCACTGGTTGAGCATATGCTCGAAGAAGGATACCTGCCAAAGAATGCCAGCGGCCGCGTAGAGATTGGCGACAAGAAGTATACCAAATCGCAGATCGTCGACATGTATCGTGATAAGCCCCTTCCGGAGATCATTGCGGCACTACAAGCCATCGACGAACGTCGAACTAAAGAGTCTGCTTCAGCCGAAACAGAAGAAGCGTAATCACAGGGCGTCCATTGGACGCCTTTATATTTTGTTTATTATCACCAATAAGAAAACAACTTGGTTACTAATATGGAATTAATCCCAATCCCAACGTCAAATGTGACAGTGCCACGTAGTTACCGGGTAGCCATCGTAGACTCCTGGTGGCTGGTGAAGGAAGAATCAAAGTGAAGAGGCTCTGGGATGCGGCCAATGCCGCGCTCGATGTTATCGACGCAGAAATCGCCCAAGGCTTACCTGAGCCTGAATGGGCTGCTCAGCTGCGCGAGGTTATTGGTCTAATAGATGAGCCATCACCTGAGCAGGACGATTGCTCCCCTTCTCTCGATCAGAATAATAAGTAAGTACATACACCACAAAGGAGAAACACATGAGAATATTAGTTTGGATATCTGCCAGTACTGAAAGTGATGCTTAGCTACTGCTTATGGTGAATGGCTCTGGACTCGCTATCTTTAGCGAGCCCTGGCCTTAGCGCTCTTCCGTAGTCATTTACAGCTCAAAATACATAAGTTAGTATTTACCTATTATGAAGATATACATAAATATCCTGTTACTCATCTTTTCAATACTGTTTATGTTGGACTGCCTGATGATCGGGACACTCAAGAAAGCTCTGTCTCCTGTCAACGGAACCACTGTAAACATGCTCGCACTGGTGCTGGTCATCACCTCTACAGCACAGGTCTACACAGGGATAGTGGCATGAAAAAAATAACGCTACTGCTGGCCGCCCTCTCCTTTTCTCTGCTGGCGGATACCCGAATTTACCAATGCGATATGACCGTATCGCAGGTGAAAAATGATCAAATCAGCAGACCTACTAAAGCTGACTTCGGCGCGCTGGTCGTTGATAGCGGAGAGCAGTTCTATGTCGTCCGCGGCGATGAGGTTCTCTCATCTCCATATCTGGCTAAACGCAACGGTAAACTGGTTGGCGTTGGCGAGGACAAGCTTATCTACAACAAATCCCACGACGTCTACGGCGTTCATAGCAAAGACCAAAGTTTCTTTTTTGACGGATGTAAGGAGGTTGGTTAATGGCTCTCACAATGACTGGTCTTGAGATTGAGAAAACAAGCGGCTACTGGAGAGCGAAAGGCTTCCGAAAACCGGACATGCTGGAGCGTCTGGAACGAGAAGACGGTTACATCATCCACCAGCGTCGGGAATGGCGCATGTTTGATCCTGAAACCGGGAAACTCACATCGAAAGCACAAACGCTTTGGGGTTTGCTCAAGCAGATCCACTAACCGATGTTTCTGCAGAGCGTTTTTAGTGTGATGGAATAACATTTGTTAGTAACCACCAACCTAGCATTCATGCGGGTTATCAGGTTAGTGACCACTGGGGAAGCCATATTGTTATCTACACGGGCCTGACGCAAAGCAACGCCTGCGTCGCCCGTTTTCAGGATATCTAATTCAGTGCTGTATTACCGCTCACAGCATACGTTGCCAGTGAATTACCGCTGGCAGCATACCTTGTGCCGTTCACAGCATACGTTTTACCGCTGACAGCATATCTTTCACCGCTGACAGCATACATTCATAGGGCAGCAGCTGCCCTTAGACGTTAGCCATGTCGATTTATAAAGACCGCAGATAGTGGAAATGTACCGCTGACAGCATACGTTTTACCGCTGACAGCATATATTGAGACAAAAGAACCGCTGACAGCATATGTTGAACCGCTGACAGCGTATCAAAGCAACTTGAGGCTATTGGTGAGTATCTCGATCAACTTGATATTCTCTGGCGTCAGGTTCTGCGACAGCTCAGAAATTTTGTTTTTGAGGTTCTGTTTCGCATCAATTTCACCCTTCGCTTCTTCTGCCTGCTTAGGCGCCTCTGGCTTCTCGGGTTTGCTCGATGTTACTTTCAGTTTTGGGTTACGACTGTGGATCTGGATGTAGACAGAGCGGCCACGCTTAACCTCGCTATATTCGAGATAGCCCAGCTCTTGCAGTGACTTCAATCCGTTCCTGATAGTCTGGTTTTGCGAGCTGACGTTGCGCGTGCTCAGATTGAGCCTGGCGCGCAGCCGGGCAAGAGATACCGGTGCCGGCTTAGGAGGAAGACTTTCGATGAAAGTATACAGCGCCTGGGCCGTCTCCTTGCGCGGGAGCTTGTTGATGACCTTTAACTGCAGCAGAACTTTGTGGTCAAAGCGATAGAGCTCAGACAGCTTAGGTTCAGCATAAAAGACAATAGAGTCTTTCTTCTCGTTGTAATCAACGCTGTTTATGAGGTGAACCATCAACAGGGATATCTTGTTGGTGTCGTCGACGTTCTTCTCTTCATGAGTGCGCTGGAACGACAACGTCGTGCGCATGATCTTGAGCAGGCTGTTTGTCAGGCGGTCTCGCAGGGTTTTGCGGATCTGCGAGGACGGGTAGCCGCAGAACTTGGCGAACTTCGTGATGCTCAGCTCAACGCGCCCGGTTGGCTCGCCGTATTCAGCCAGAGAGCGAACAACACCAACCCAGGTTTTGAAGTCATGATCCATATCCAGTCGCGGACCGGTGATTTTAATGTTTGAATAACCCTCTGACCGCGCGACTTCCAGCTGGACAAGCTCTCTGGATGCGTCGATCATGTTGGACTTGTTGCGAGAGCTATTCTTCGTTCCTTTGAGTGTCGGCACGAAGAGGCCAAGACGCATTAAAGCGATTGGCTGCACCGTGTTGTTGCTGTTAGGAACTAAATCACCTGTGTACAAAGTGAGAGCTTCTTCCTCAAGAATTTCGTTATCTTCAGGTATTTCTTTGATATCGCTCTCTTTTTTCTTTCTTGTGGACATGTGGGTACCTTTTGGTTCTAACCGCTGACAGCATACGTCAATTACCGCTGATAGCATACACAAAACCGTTGGCAGCATATACCGTACCGCTGACAGCATATCGTTTACCGCTGACAGCATACACGGATCAGTCCTTAGCCCAGGCGTGGCGCGGCCTGCGGCGATCGGGGATCTCTTTGGATCTATATGGGGATCTGTATAGGGATCTTATTATTGGGATCTAACCAGTGGATAAGTGGATAAGTAAAACAGGCATTTGCGATTACAGGTGTGCCTAGTAAGCTATCGTGGTTCCGGTCAACAATCACTAAAACGAGAACATGGACTTAAAACGCACACGTTGGGTACGCCGTCTGGAAGACGGAACCTATACCATAGAATCAAACTCCACACTGAGCAACGAGAAGGTTCTCTGCAGCCTGTGTGGCATAGCCTCGAAGTGCAACATCAATGAGACCCGACTCAAGTTGCGTGACGCTGGCGTTAACTTCCACCTGAACAGCTGTGCCAGATACGTACCGCTGCTGGCATTTCGAAAACCGATCATCGGTCTGGATACCCCATACTTCAACACTATGCGTTCAGGCGTTACCTGGCGTGACAGATTGACCGAGGGAAAGATTGTCTGCCTGGTTGAAGCTGATACTGCGAAGATCCTTCGATTCGGTGTCGTGGATAAGGTTTACTCTGGGCCAGTTGATGAGATGCTGAGAAAGCACAGTCGATTAAATCACCTCTGTATGGGCGGAGAGAAGATCGAAAAAGTGGGTGAAGTGATCCGCCGATCCTATGGCCACTTCCTGAAAGAAGACAGCCTGCTCACAGCGATTTACATCAAACACATCAAACGGGACTTTGATATCGAGTATCACAGCGAAGAAGAACTCGATTTAGTCGACCCTCGGCCAAAAGCGAAAGTGTTTAGCATCGCAAATGCGCGTCAGAAGCTCTCTGACGAACCCTAAACGAACAAAGGGGTCTTTACGCGAATACAAAATAGCGTAGCTTAGAATGCATCTGAGAAGCCAAGGGGGTGATATATGGACGATTTTTACTCAAGAGAGATTACTCTGGCTGATATGCCCTTTCTGATGCATGAATTCGAGGAAGGAGCACGTCTTGGTCACTTTACAAATGAGATCATCACGCAAGCCGGAGGGAAGAAGTTTGAAAAAAAAATGCGTGAGGCCATTAAGATTCGCGACGCTAATGGTGAGTCAGGCCATTTCATCTTCATCCTGCTTCGTCGTTCAGACGATAAAAAAATTGGCCTGATCTGGTTTACTCCTGCGATTGATCCGGCTGGATATCAACGTCTTGAACTCCGTACCTTCTGTATCACCAAATCTATGCAGGGTAAAGGATATGGTTCGATGTTCCTGTCGGATATGATTGACTCAAACGCACCACTACCAATGATGGCAAAGTGTTACGTCAAATCGACAAAAATGGCTGAAATGCTTAAGCGCCGTGGCTTTCATCTTGTTGATACCAGCCCCACCGGCACACAACTGCTTTTCCGCAACCCACGCTGAGACCACACCTAGAGCCTAGATCTTACTTAAGTGTCTAGCTCTATCTTATAAAATAGGTATGTACTTACTTATATATTTTGCCATAATATCCAGCCTTTAGATTTTCTAATGTGCCGTATTTACTTGGTTGTTGGCCTGTTTTACATGCTTAGAATCTATATCAAAATAACCACAAAGGAAAATACACATGACGTTGCCATATGGGGTGATCTCCGATCCCCATTACCACAAATGGGATTCATTCTCGACGACCGATGCAGATGGTCTCAACTCTCGGCTGGCCATTCAGCTGGAGGCCACAAAAGAAGCGGCCATCGCTATGAAAAAAGCGGGCTGCAGCCACATGCTAGTGGCCGGCGACACATTCCACGTCCGCGGAACCGTATCCCCTACCGTACTCAACTACGTCTCCGATGCCTATGAGTGGATCGTCAAAGATCTGGGGCTCAGCGTTGCGATGCTGGCTGGCAACCATGACCTCGAAACAAACGACTCTGTATACAGCGCTAACGCCGCAGCGGCGCTGAAGTCGATTGGTGTACAGATCGTCTGCGGCCGTAAGCCACACAGCATCAAATTGGGTGATGTCACAGTCCATATGGTGAGCTGGCGAAACAACCACGCCGAGTTAATTAGCGACCTGAAAGCACTTCGTGCGCGGCTTGACGGGGATCTGCACGACGTCGTGATTCATACCGCCATCAACAAAGCTATCCCCACAATGCCTGATGTTGGCATCGATGCGCAGGAGCTGAAAGACATAGGCTTTCGCCTGGTGCTGTCCGGCCATTACCACAACCACAAGGAGGTGATCCCCGGAGTTATCAGTGTCGGCGCGCTGACGCACCAAAACTGGGGGGACGTAGGTTCGTTGGCGGGCTACATGATTGTGAACCCTGACGGCTCGTTCAGTCATTTCGAAACCTCGGCGCCGAAATTCGTAAACCTGGAAGACGATGTGGATGACAAGCAGATACGCGGCAATTACGTGCGCTTCCGGGCCGTCGTCGAAAACGATGAGGAAGGCATCAAGCTGCAGAACGTCCTGAAATCCATGGGAGCGAAAGGTGTTGTATGCAACTTCATCCGCAAGGGCTCAATGATGGAGGGTACCGCCAGTACCTCAGAGACCAGCAAAATCGACAGCCTTGGCGAGTCTGTTTCTGCTTACTGCAAAATCGTTCATGACACAGACGGTGGATTTGACCTAACCAAACTGAATGCCTTGTGTCAGGAGATCCTCACCGAAGCGGAAAGTGCGGAGGCGGTGTAGTGACTTCCTCCCACAATAATTTCTGGGATTTCATCCAGATGATTAAACGGCTTGAAAGCGGGAAGCCCGTTTTATTCCAGAAGCCCTATCCGCCAGAAGGAAACCCACAGGCGTTTTACCTTGGTCAATTAACGAAACGTGGCCTCCTGTCACGCAACTCCTTCCCGGCACATACGGAATACCGCCTTCGCAAAGGGCAGAAATTGACTAAAGCAATTCGAGGCAAAGCATGAAATTTTTAAAGCTCGAAGTGGAAAACTTCATGGCGCTGGCAAACGCCAAGGTCGAGCTTGATCAGCGTGGGCTGGTGCTCATCCAGGGTGTTAATGCCGGGGACTCATCGGCCGCCAGCAATGGCGCTGGTAAATCAACCCTCATGAATAGTTTGATGTGGTGTATTTATGGCGAGACATCCCATGGTGTTAAAGGTGACGACGTTCTCTCTACGGGCCATGAGAAGAACTGTCGCGTAAAAGTCACCATTGAAGACGAAGGTAAACGCTACGCCATTATCCGCCACCGCAAGCATAAGGAATTTAAAAACCGGCTTATCGTCCGTGGCGAAGACGGCGACATGACAAAGGGTAAAGATTCGCTCACCCAGGAGTTTGTAGAGCGACTGATCGGTGCGTCAAAAGAAGTATTTATGGCATCGATCTATGCCAGTCAGGAGGCGATGCCTGATTTGCCTGGCATGTCGGATAAAAACCTCAAAACCATCGTAGAAGAGGCTGCCGGCGTCGATCGTCTCACCAAAGCCTACGCGATTGCTCGCGAACGAGCCAACGCAGCTGCCGCACGCATGGAGACCACTAAAACCAAGATGGACGCCTGCTTGTCTCTGGTCGAATCGGCCCAGAATGAGCTGGAGTCTGCCAAAACCTCTTCTGAAGCCTGGGAGCGAGACCGCAGCGAACGGCTTGATGTCGCCCGTGCCGATCTGGTTGGAGCGGAAGTCACGCTCACTGAGGTCGAAATGGAGTTGCGCAGTCTGCCAGAGCAGATCCGAGATACTGAAAATTCCATCGGTAAAGAGCGGGAAAAACTTGCGTCCAAAGAAGAGCACGACGCCAAGCTGGTTAAGGTTCGTGGAGCGATCACTGATATACGCGCCAGCATCCGCATTACCGAAAACATCCAGAAGGAAGCGATGCAACGTGCTCGCGCATTCAAGGTGAAAGCGGAAGAAGTAAATACCAAAGTCGGAGAGCCGTGCCCTACCTGTGGCAAGGCTTATTGCGTTGAAGATCTGTCTACCGTGAAGGAGAGTTTTGTTGAACAGGCGCGCAGTGAGATCAGCCAAGCGCAGGCATCTGCAACGTCAGTGGCTAAATACCAAGAGCATCTTGAGAAGGCGCTCAAAATTGAATCAGCACTTGTCGCCAGTACACCAGATGTGTCTGCCATTATTTCCCGAATCGAACAACTGACTAAAGAGCTGGGAACGCTTCGTCATTGGGAAAAAGAAGTCGTGGCTGTAGAAGCTTTGGTTGCCCGGGCGCGGAGCGAAGTAGATCGCATTACCAAAGAAACTAACCCATTTCTGGCTGTCATCAAACGCCATGAAGAAAGCCTGGCTGCCAATAAATCTAACTATGGTGTACTTAAAACTGAGTTAAAGAATATACAGGAGCAGGCTCTGCTGCTTGATAAAGCGCGCCAAGTCTACTCTCCTGCCGGCGTTCGCTCGCACATCCTGACCTCCGTGACGCCTTTCCTGAATGCCCAGACAGCGGAATATCTCAATACACTGTCGGACGGAAACATTGTGGCGGAATGGTCAACGATGGAATCAACCAAGAAGGGCGAGTGGCGCGATAAGTTCAATATCAGCGTGCGCAAGATCGGCGCCAGCAAAACCTTCCAGACATTGTCAGGTGGCGAAAAACGCAAAGTGCGCATCGCGTGCTCCCTGGCTCTGCAGGATCTGGTGGCCAGCCGCGCGAGCAAGAACATCGAGCTGTTTATCGGCGATGAAATTGACGATGCGCTGGATACTGCCGGGCTGGAGCGTCTGATGGGTATTCTGGAAGCAAAAGCGCGCGAGCGCGGCACGGTGATGATCATTTCTCACAAAGAAATGAAGTCATGGTTCCGGGAAACCATCACAGTGGAAGTGAAAGAGGGCCGCAGCTATGTCGTTTAACCTAAGCCGCACGCAGTTTTTGCAAATGTTTGCTGTGATGCAGTCATTCAGACTGATTAACAGCTATACCGCTGCTGGGGCGGCTCCTGGTGTCGGTTGGCAAAATCTCAATATTGAGACGGAGCAGTTTACGGCTCTGAAAGATCTACTTTTCAAGACCCCGTTAATGCCAAGTCTGAAATCGATGCCGTCAGGAAGTACAGCGCCCATTCTGATCAACCCATTTTCGGAAGGTGGCTATCTTCCACACACTGGGCCTGGGTTCGTGGTGATCCCGGAATCACCTGAGATGGTTATCAAAGATGATGCGCAGTACGGGGCTATAGAGGCGCATACCAGCAGCGCGTTTACTAACCTGACTCGACTGGCAAATGCACGTGCTGGGCAGGTTGCAATGCCTGGCATTGCATTTGCCGGCATCAATTTCAATTGCGATTCACATGGAATATTTCCAGAAAGAGGCAAATTAAGCTTTGAGACTGAAGATGGCGATAAGGCAATGGTTGAGCTCTCTGTTCCCTATGTACTTCGTTCTAACAGAAGGGTCGCGCGTAAGCTGACAGATATCATGTCCTTCTTCATCGGGCAGAGCATGATCGACGCAGACATAGAAAATGGTGTGCTGACCAGTGACAACATACACGTGGTGAGCCGCATTCCAGAGCCCGTTCGCAAGTCTCCAGTTAAAACCCTGGAAGAGAAATTAATGGAATGCCCGGTATGGGCAACATGGTAAGGAAACTCTATGAGTAAAGTGATCAAAGTAGTTGGCGTCGACCCTTCAATGAGCAACTTCGGGCTGGCCATTGGTACGCTGGATCTGGATACAGACAAACTTGAAATCCATGGTCTTGAACTGGTTGAAACCAAAGCCGGCGGAACGAAGAAAACTGTCAGAGTAAACAGCGATGATCTGCGCCGGGCTAAAGAAATCTGGCGCACCGCCAGGCCAATCATTGAACAGGCCCATATGGTGTTTTGTGAACTACCGGTGGGTAGTCAAAGCTCTCGCGCGCAGACTTCTTACGGTGTGTGTATCGGCGTTCTTGCTTGCGTTGATAAGCCACTTATCCAGGTTACGCCAAATGAAATTAAGCACTACGTCGGGAATAAACTGACCACATCGAAAGAAGAGATCATCCAGTGGGCGGTTACAAAACAGCCTGATGCCCCTTGGTTGCGTCGGAAACAAGCGGGGAAAGATGTACTAGTTGCCAAGAATGAGCACCTGGCTGATGCCATAGCTTCGATATATTCTGGAATGCAGACAGACCAGTTCCGACAAGTCCGCGACGTTCTTAAATGGATTTTATAATCCTCAATTGATAGGTAAGTACTTATTTAATACTATAGGTCACTACATTTAGTGGCCTTTTTTGATGGGTGATACATGATAAGGATTGTCAAACGTAATGGCTCCACAGAGCCGCTATCCGAAGAGAAATACAACCGCGTCGTGATGTGGGGGGTAGAAGGTATACGTAACGTAAGCGCCTCTGCCGTAGCCATGGGCGCCGCCGCGAGCATTTTTGACGGCATGACAACTTCGCAGCTTCATGAGGCATTGGTTAAGTCGGCTGCAGATCTGATTTCGCCTGAAACTCCGAACTACTCCCAGGTCGCAGCACGTCTGAACATGTTCAAAATTCGCAAAGACGCCTTCGGCGAATTCGCTTACCCAAGTTTCTATCATCATATCGTCAGCAACGTCAGCCGCGGCGTTTACGATGAGGATTTGCTTAAGTTTTACTCCCGCGAAGAGATCGCAGAACTTGGCATGTATATCAAACCCATGCGTGACGAACTCTTTGGTTATGCCGCAACTGTTCAGCTGGCGAGTAAGTACCTCGTCCAGAACCGAGTCACCGGCGAAATTTACGAAGCCCCGCAGCAGCTGTATATGCTGGTGGGTATGTGTCTTTTCCAGAATTGGGAAGATGGTTGTGCCGGCAAAACACGTCTGGAAATGGTGAAGGGGTTCTATGACGTCACCAGTACATTCAAATTGTCTCTGCCCACCCCAATCATGGCTGGCGTCCGTACCCCGACGCGCCAGTTCTCCAGCTGCGTTCTGATTGAGTCCGAAGACAGTTTGAAAGGGATCAGCGCTGCGTCCTCTGCCATTATCGATTACGTGTCGCGTCGTGCTGGCATTGGGATTGGTTTTGGCCGACTGCGTGCATTGGGGAGTGAGATCCGCAATGGAGAAGCCACCCACACTGGCGTAATCCCCTTTCTGAAACACTTCCAGACCGCTGTGAAATCATGCTCGCAGGGTGGCGTTCGAGGGGGCGCAGCGACGGCTTTCTACCCTATTTGGCATCTGGAAGTTGAAAGTCTGCTGGTATTGAAGAATAACCGCGGCATCGAGGAGAACCGTGTTCGTCATCTGGACTATGGCGTAATGATCAACCGCCTGATGTATCGCCGCCTGGTACGCAACGAGAATATTACGCTGTTCAGCCCGCATGATGTACCGGGGCTCTATGATGCTTTCTTTGCCGATCAGGACAAATTCGAAGCGCTGTACCTGCAATATGAAGCTGATAAGAGCATCCGCAAGAAATCCGTTCCCGCTGTTGATCTGTTCTCAACCCTGATGCAGGAACGAGCCTCTACCGGCCGCGTGTATATTGCGAACGTTGACCATATGAACGAACACGGCGCCTTCGATCCGAAAGTCGCTCCAGTTCACCAGTCAAACTTATGCATGGAGATTACGCTGCCAACTAAACCGCTGGCGTTTACCGATGACCCCGATGGTGAGATCGCCCTTTGCACACTGTCTGCGTTTAATCTGGGGGCATTACGCTCACTGGACACGCTGAAAGAGGTTGCATTCTATGCGGTGGCTGCGCTCGATTCCCTACTCGACTATCAGGATTACCCGATGGCCGCAGCGGAAATTCCGGCAAAAGCACGTCGTAGTTTGGGCGTCGGCGTTACCAATCTTGCGTACTATCTGGCGAAGAACGGATTTAACTACTCTGATCCGGCCGGCAACCAGCTGGTGCATGAAACGTTTGAAGCGATCCAGTATTACCTGCTTGATGCAAGTTGCCGGCTGGCGGAAGCCAAAGGTGCCTGTGATTGGTTTTCCCAAACTAAATATGCCCAGGGACAGCTGCCGATTGACCATTACCGCAAGTCGCTTGACGCTAACCCTGATACGTCCTTTGAGCTGAAAATGCCTTGGGAAGAGCTGCGCGACCGCATACGCGAATATGGTCTGCGTAACTCTACCCTGACAGCTCAGATGCCGTGCGAAACGTCCAGCCAAATCACCAACTCCACAAATGGTATCGAACCGCCGCGTGGTCCTGTTTCCGTGAAATCATCCAAAGACGGCATTGTGAAAATGGTGGTTCCGGACTTTGCTGAGCTGAAAGATCAGTACGAGTACCTTTGGGATATGCCGGATAACCGCGGCTATCTGACCAAAGTTGCGATCATTCAGAAGTTCTTTGACCAGGCTATTTCAGCCAACACCAACTATGACCCTACTCGCTTCCCGGGCGACAAGGTTCCAATGATGAAGTTGCTTGAAGATCTGCTCTTCGCTTATCAGCAAGGCGTGAAGACGCTTTATTACCACAACACACGAGATGGTGCCGGTAAGCGTGAAGACGATGATCTGGCCTCTGTTGCGTTGGTTGAGCCAGAAGATGAGTGCGATGGCGCATGCAAAATCTAATAAGCGTGGGGAGATATCCCCACCTTTCACTTCATTGAATGCCTCATTTTAACCAATAAGATAATAATTTGTTTAGAAGTGCATCTAATCAAATTGTTTAATAATACCGATAACATTCAAAGGGAAACACATGAGTTACTCCACTTTCCGTTTGGGCTCTAACGACGCAACCAAAGAGCCTATGTTCCTCGGGCAGTCTGTCAACGTTGCGCGCTACGATCAGCAGAAGTACCGCGATTTCGAAAAGCTGATCGAAAAACAACTCTCCTTCTTCTGGCGCCCGGAAGAAGTCGACATAACCACCGACCGCATCGATTTCAATACGAAGCTGCAAGAGCATGAGCGACACATTTTCCTGAGCAACCTCCGTTACCAGACTCTGCTGGATTCCGTTCAGGGACGCAGCCCGAACGCAACGCTGCTGCCGCTTATTTCAATTCCAGAGCTCGAAACGTGGGTGGAAACATGGTCGTTTTCTGAAACCATTCACAGCCGCAGCTACACCCACATTATTCGCGGTATGGTGGATGATCCGAGCATTGTCTTCGATGGCATTGTGACCGACGAGGAAATTATCAGCCGGGCTATCAGTATCTCTACAGAGTACGACAAGCTCTATGAGATGACCTGCGCGCGCCAGCATCTGGGAGAAGATGAATTCGAACGGCTCTACGTCTCCGAATTTGACGGAAAGCCCTACCCTCTCCAGCGCCAGCTGTTCCGTACTTTGGTATCCATCAACGCGCTGGAGGCCATTCGTTTTTACGTTAGCTTCGCCTGTACGTTTGCTTTTGGAGAAAGGAAATTACTTGAGGGCAACACCAAAATCATGCGTTTCATTGCGCGCGATGAGGCGCTTCATTGCGAAGGCACAGAACGAATGCTCCGGTTTATGCGTACAGGCCGCGAAGGCTTGCTATGGGCCCAGATCGCTGCGGATGAGGAACCATTCATCTATCAGACCATGATGGACGTTGCCGAACAGGAAATGCGCTGGGCAGATTACCTTTTTAAAGACGGCTCAATGATTGGTTTAAACGCCGATATCCTGAAAAGCTATGTTAAATACCGTACCAATCTTGCGATGCGCCGTCTTGGCCTGAAACCACTGTACCCGGAGATAAAAGATGACCCGCTGGTGTGGATGAACAAATGGCTGTTGTCCGACACCTTGCAGATTGCGCCGCAGGAAGCTGAGCAAAGCACATACCTTGTTGGCCAGATTGACTCCGCTGTTGATCGCGCTGGCCTAAGCCAGTTTGCCGATTTGTAAGCCTGAATAAAGATTTTGTGGCCTGGTCGCTCTGGGCCACAATGAACGCGAAAAAAAGCAATAAGGAAAGAGAAAGCATGAAATTAACGAAACTGACCGACCATCTCAAGCTGGCCACCGATAAGCTGGTGGGCTTCAAACCAGAGCCATATGAGCTGAACCCCGGCTTTGGAGAAGCGACTGAGAGTATTTACAAGATGGTCGACCAGTTCCACGAGCTGTTTCAACACCCGCGTCGTGTAATGCCCACTCCGGAGCTGCTGCGCCTGCGCGCTAAGCTGATCCATGAAGAGGCGGTAGAAGAAGGGCTGCCTGCAGCGAAAAATGGGGATATACAGGGATTGTTGGATGCAATGGCTGACTTCCTGTATGTGGGCGTCGGGACGATGGTAGCCATCAAAGGTGGGCTATCAACTGGTATGAGTTACTACACTCAGGAGCAAAGTGTCGATCGCTTTATTCATACCATTATGGTGCCTGGAAATACCGTCTTCGACGATATGGCCATCCCCTTCAATGAAGCAGAAGAAGCTGCGCTTATGCTGGCCGCGCTGGCCGATAAACTTGAACATAACAAGGTAGGTGATGCTGAGCTGATTCAGGATCTGCGCCGCGTGATGAACAAAATCTATGTGGCGTGCATGATGGTATATCGCCTGGCTGAATTCCTTGGCGTCGACGTCGTGGAGCTGGTGGCGGAGATCCACCGTTCTAATATGACAAAGCTGTGGCCGGCAGATGCTGAAGCGCGTCGTCTTGCCGTTGAGAGCTGTAAATATGACAAGAATGACCTCGGATTCCGCCATGCTGACGGCACTGACATGATGATCGGCTATCGCCTGTCTGATGGGAAAATCCTTAAATCGCCGACATATAGCGATGTCGATCTGTCTCACTTCCTTGAGCAAGCACAGGCATCTTCGCTGTATGAAGTAGTAAAAAACATCTTGTAAGTACTAACTTATCAATATATATTGAAATTGACGTGTGATCTATTGTCCATTTCTATCCTTATCAATCTTTATTTTCGATAAAGTTGAGCGTTGGTGGCCCTTTGGCCACCATTTTTTACTTAATTTCTAGCCTGGATGTCTTCTCTGTGTTTAAAATGATAGGTATGTACTTACTTATTATTTGAGGTCATCTTGTCTTTTTTACTTAATCGAGAATTCAGTAACGGTCAGCTGGCTTCGAGCTCTTATGGCCGTGTCATTCAGACTGTTGTTGATACCGGCGTTCCTTCCGAAGATCGCACCGGCACCGGTACGCTTGGCGTTTCTTATGTGCCTTCCTACTACATGCTTACCGGCGGGGCTGTTCCGCTCATTTCTTCAAAACAGGTAAACCTGAAACCGCTACTGGTTGAGCTTGAATGGTATTTACAAGGTTCAGGCAACATTGGGTTCCTTAAAGAGCATGGTGTGAAGATCTGGGATGCTTGGGCCGACGATAATGGCGATTTAGGGCCTGTATATGGCAAGCAGTGGCGCCGATGGGAGGACACCAGAATTGTCCCTTACAGCGAGTATCGCCTTAAGGAGGACATCTTCCTGGAACGTGGTTATCGCGTTGAAGGTTACATTGGGCTGAATGAAGACCGCGTCGTTATCACCCGTGAAATCGATCAGTTACAACGTATGGTTGATCAGTTGCGCAACGACCCGACCGATCGCCGCATACTGCTTAATGCCTGGAATGTTGGTGAGCTGGAGGACATGAAGCTTCCACCTTGCCACTTTGTGTTGTCCGTATGGAGTCGTGAGCTCGATTTCCAGACCCGTTTGTCTATGGCCACCGACATTGGCATCCAGCATAACCGGCATGGCTATGAATCGATCTATACACAGATGCTTTGCCTGATAGAGCAGCGAGGCAGTATCTCTGAGCCAATGCTGGATGAGCTTGGTATCCCTAAACGTATCCTGAACTCCTGCCTGGTGCAGCGGAGTGTCGATACTTTCCTTGGTATGCCATTCAATATTGCCGGTTACGGCATCCTCACGCAGTTCATTGCGAAGATTACGGGTCACATGGCTGGCGCCTTCGTCCATTTCGGCTTTGATGTTCACATTTACAACAACCACTTGGAGCAGGTTGAAGAGCTACTGGCTCGCGAACATCCGGAGTCGTCCGACCCCATCGTCGTCTTCCCGCACGAATGGGAAGAGCTGGATGACTTCAAATGGGACGGCGTGCAGATCTTCGGCTACGAACCACTTCCATGGATTAAGGCTCCAGTGGCGGTGTGATATGGCCAGAGGCATGTATGTGTTATGTGAAATTGAAGATGTGCTGGCGAGAGCCGGCCATCGTAAAGCCGCTGCTGATGAAAACGCAGACACTCTCGTTGCAGGTGATGAGCTCATATTTCCTACAAGTCGCATGTTGCGTGGCTTTGCTCGCTCCGGTGCTGAAGTGGTGCTTATCAGCCACCGCCCGGAAGCGCTCGAAAGCGCAACCAAAAAATGGCTGAGAGATTTCGGCATTGATTATGACTGGCTGCACCTTGCACCAGGTGGAGTCAATTACGAAACCCATATAAAGCGCACGCTTGCCGCGCATAAAGGTGATCTGATGATCGCGGCACTCGTGAGTTCGTCACGCCTACGAGCCGCTCTGTCCGGTTTCCACCAGCGCCCGGTATTGTATGAGGTATCTCAATGAAGATGATTGCAGCTGTCGGTCGCAATTATGAGATCGGTAGAGGAAACGAACTCCCCTGGCGCTGCCCCTCAGAGTTAAAACTGTTCAGGGAGCTCACCACAAACGCCACAGTCGTCATGGGCAGAAAGACAATGGAAAGTCTTAAGCGCCCGCTTCCGGAGCGCCACAACGTCGTTCTGACGCGCTCATCTGGGTTCATGCCCAATGGTTTTTACCCTGCCAATATGGACGATGTAATGCAGCTTGATGGTCCCGTTTGGGTTATCGGCGGTGCGCAGATCTATTCTCTGTTTCTGCCTCACGTCGAGGAACTCTGGCTATCGCATATGGGCGTAGACGTTCCTGACAGTGATGCTCATTTTCCGCGGCAAATGATGCGTAATCTCGGCTTCTTTCCTGTGTTAACGGCTCATACACAATGGGAAACGGAGGATGAGCCCGGCTTCCAACAGATTGTTTACAGAAGGTGGTAATGGATTACCGAATTGGGATCACTGGCGCTCAGGGCAGTGGAAAAACAACCCTGGCAAAGTTTATCGACAAGCATTACGGCATTCCGTATGTGGATGCTGGCGTCGGCGCACTGATGACAAGGCTTGGAGTCAACGTAGGCGATCCCATGCCGCTCTTTGAGCGTCTGCAGGTGCAGATGGAAGTTGCCCGCCATATTGAGCTGGTAACACGCGGAGCGGAAGGTTTTGTAATAGACCGCACGCCTGCTGATGTGATGGCTTATACGCTCGATTTGGTCGGCCAGACCAATGACCAACGATGTATTGATCTGGCGCTGGAAATTGAGCGTTTTTGCCACAAGACCGCGTTGTCCAATTTTAATGCCATTGCGGGGCTGCGCCCGGGCGTGAATTTGAGAGCACAAGATTATGAACGTGTCCAGAGAGGTTCGCTTGATCGTCTTTATGTCGCTCGTATCGACTCGTTGATGTGTGGCGAGCTGACAAAAATTAACTCTCTGGCCAAATCCGGAGATCTGCAGATTTTCGTCCTGTCGGAAACCTGCATTTCCGTTGACGCAAGAGCACGCTCGATCATGCGAGTAATCGACCGTCATGTGGAACGTATAGAGAGCCGTATCTCAAATCGCGTCACCTTCCACTGATTCTTGTTCCCCTGTGAAGGAATGCCAGAATAACGTCAAGAAAAATAGTTTCAGGAAAACAGAATGTTAGGCGAAATATCTCTGGCTGATGAGTTAGATCGTAAAACGATAGAGGCGCTGACACGCATTGCAGACGAGCAGTCCCGATCGCTGATGACAGAACGAGAGGCCAGGCTGGCTATCAGAGCTGTTTTTGAGTCCGTTCAGGGATTGGTAGGCGATGATGTGGGAGAGGTTCTGAATGTGGCAATGTCCCAGTTCAGCGAACGCGGCAAGCGACCTATCTTCCCCATGCATATCAAAATGGCTGCCGGCACTGTTCTGTATGTGTCGATTTGTCTGGATACCAATGAAATTCGCATTCTCAACGTCACCACTGGTGAGTGGCGTGCGCCGGTAGAGTGCGAATCGCAGGAGGAGACCATCAAAAAAGCAGCTCAATTCGTGCGTAACGCACTGCTTAAAGGTGCCAAAAAACTGTAAGGAGTAGTAATGACAACTATTGTTGCTGGGCTTGATATTGAATCTACAGGGTTGGACTTTAGGGCTAACCACAAGATTATTGAAATAGCCATTACCCGCTATGAGCTGGAGACCCAGAAGCACATCGATAGCCTGGCGATGCGTTTTAACCCGCGGCGGAGTATCGATCCAAAAGCCCAAGCAGTGCATGGCATTTCGCTGGAAGATCTTTCCGCAGAGCCACTATTGTCTGAACATGCCGGTAAAATCGCTCGCTATATTAGCGATGCAAGCGTTTTGGTTGCTCACAATGGTGAAGCGTTCGACCTCCCCTTTATTCGCCATGAATTTGCAGAGTACGGCGTCACTCTCCCAGATCTGCCCCTTGTGGACACTATGTTATCCGGATTATGGGCGACAGAAGACGGCAAACGGCCGCGACTGGAGGAACTCGCCTTCTCATTGGGTTTTGTCTATGACAAGGCTAAGGCGCACAGCGCGCTCTATGATACCGATCTGATGATGCACTGCTTTTTCAAAGCACGAGAAAAATACGGCTTCTATAAGCTCCCATTTGAAAGCGCCTGACGGCGCTTTCGCACCTCTCATTATCCCAACTGCCTGTATTTACTTCTTTTCCGCCTAATAGGTTTTGACAAAATGCTCTCAACCCAAAAACGTATAAACGCTCACACAACGTAAAGGAGAGAGACATGAGCAACCTCAACAATACAGTCAAAAAAGATGATCTGGATGAGCTGACCGCCATGCTGCAACTGCTCGATGAGCCTGAAAAACTGGCTTCGGAAGCCGTTGTAGGAGACGAAATAGACGACCTGCTGGCAGATCTTAACGATGAGACGGTCGTTCCGGTGCCGGCTGTTGCTGAAACTGTTATGGAAGCGAAAGACGGCGGCGATCTCACCGGTGTGTTTGAAGAGTTGGAAAACGAACATGAGTCGCTGAAGGTGGTTGATGTTGAGATACCTCAAGTCGAGTCGATCTCCCCTCTTCCTGAGATCGACTCGACACAGGGTGATAAACCTCAGACTGATGAAAAAAAGGAGAAACACGCCAAAGAATCGTCAGTTGCGGCACAGCCAAAAGAGTCGAAGGCGGCGAAAAAAGAGCGTGCAGCACCCAAGCCCCGATTCAGCCTGAACGATAAGGGCGATGATTTTTATGCTGTGGCTGGCCTGAAACGTGAGGTCTTCATCGAAGCTCTGAATGCGGCGCCGGTCAAGGCAAAAGACAAGATCTCTAACCTGCTAAATTGGTTCAATGGCGGACCGGATATCAGCATCTACACGGTGATTGCATTGCGGCATCTTATTGACACAAAAGAGGCAAGCAGCAATAGCATTAAGCTGGCGTTAATGAGCTATCCGGAAAAGCCATATCCACTCAGCACCGCGTCGACTCAGGCTGGCCAGATGATGGCTGTTTTCCCAGTCACGGGAATCGCTACGAGGGATGGTGGAAGATTGCTTCTTAATGAAGAGTCCCCGATCGTAAGGAAATTTATCGCGGAGTATTCCATTGGCTGACGATCCGTTTCGCGCTCTGAAGCCCCCTGATAGTTTTAGAGCGTTGGACAGTTATTCGTATGCCCCAACAGTAAAAAAACACGCCAGAGCGTCTCCCGTTAAGCAATCTGGCGTGTTTTTCTTTATTTGCCATTCGTAAGACGACATGAAAAAATAGGTAGGTACTTACCTATTGGATTGTAAAATGATAGCAGCCGAAAAAATCAAAAAGCGAGAGCGAGATGCCTCTCTTCGAGACCTTTGGCGCACACCGAAATGGTTGTTTGTCGCCATTCAGCGATATCTCGGCATTACGTTTGATGTTGATGTCGCCTGCAACAAAGAAAACGCGCTTCTCCCGAACTACATCGGTGTGGAGCGAGATGCTCTTAAGTCCAGCTGGGGTGAGCCTGGAACGGTGGCTTTTCTCAACCCGCCCTACTCCAAAATAACCCCCTGGATAGAGGCGGCTATCCGAGAGCAAGCGCGTGGCGTAACCACCGTTATGCTCATTCCGCAATCGCTTGACACGATGTGGTATGAGCGCGCCACCGAGTGCGCAAACCAGACGGTAGTTCTGTCTGGCGGCCGCGTAGCGTTCATGGAACCTGACGTCACATTGGGTCTGGTTGAGGTCAATATCAACCCAGGCGGAAGTATGCTGGTGGTCTTTCGCGGATTCTGTCAGAACGCTGGTCACTTCATGAATAAAGTCCCGCTGACGGTGATGAAAAGTCTGGGTGGATACGATCCTGCCAAAGTGATCAGGAAAAAAAGACCACGGAAACAGGCTGCTTAATTCGAGTCTGGGAGCGTTTCATAACCTGCTTTCGTATATATAAATAACTAAGTACTAATTATAAACATATACGAAAGCAGGCTTTTCCTTGTCGATTTCAAACCACTCCCAGACCGAAACAAGACGCCCAGACCACTCTGGAACCCCTTTCCAGACGCTATAGAATCGTTTATGTGAACACAAGTAAGGAAACCATCATGGCATACCCGACCAACGTTGTAGCGCTCGTTGAGAGCGATTTTTTGGCTAACGCTCGCGAACTCATGAAGGATCGTGAAAAGGCATTCAGTCTTTACGAGTGGTCACTGAAATGTTTGCACACTGGCGAACACAAAGACCTGATTGAGCAGCTCCTTGGCGAGCTAATCAACGAGGTTTTTGCTCTGCAAGTTCAGCTTCATGGTAGACAAAATGATCAGCCAGAAAAGTAAGTAAGTAGTTACCGTTTACGATGTATCATAGTGGTTGTAGAATGATGTCGATTTCGACCTGAGTCGAAATCTCGGTCTGGTGGGTGGAGGATAGCGTCACTGGCACCAGACTTAAAAAAGCCCACAACCAGCGCAGAACCAGCCCTTTTGGGGTCTGGGGAAGGGGGAACCAAAGTGGGCAGAGAGAAGGGTCACTTTATGATTGTCGAGTCTGGGTATTTTGAGAGGTTGAATCCAGTACTCCCCTTCATGAAGTGTGGGAAGATCTCGGTTCTGGGGTGCTGTCATCCATAACTTCCCAAGCCTAAGCTGGCAGTAGACTTAGGTCATAACTTTTCAGGTTATGAAACGACCAGGTTGGTGAGGATTTTTTACTCACCTCCCTGGGAGAGTATTACCTGAAAAGACAACCTCTCACTTCGTTCGAGGTGAACTTCACTCACTTCGTTCGCTCAGTTCAGGTAAAAATAAACCCGATCTGGGAAGTAATTCATTGAAAATAAATATGTAAAAACACGCGTGCGCACACGCGCGAGGAACAACGGGCGGCGGCGCACGCTTTGGAGTTAGACATGACGACAAGCACACACGCCAGATGAAAAATGGCTCATTAAGAATGATGTATCTAGGTCTGATTTCGCAGATTTAATGCAAGCCGAAGTGGTATGATCATTTTTATTTATACAGTAAACAATAACTTGATTTGGTAACTACTTGCAGTATATTTTAATCATCATACTACGATAGATGATTTAAGAATGAAAAGCATTGACTTTGCAAGAAACGACCAAGATCTCTTTCCCATATTGCAAGAAGCCACTAGTGATGAGAAAGCTATATTAGCGGAAATTATTTCCAATAAACAGTCTTCTAGCATAGATAAAAATGAACGTGATGCACTGAAACTGGCTATAGAACTACAAAATATGGGGGGGGATAGCTTCATGAACTTGCTCCGCAGACGCGGGGTCTCCTATCGGGAGATTGTTATCGATGTTGCCGATAAGGTAGGCGTAAAAGTTGATAAACAAGATGAGATCGTCAAAATCGAAGAATCAATAGCTGTAAAAGTGATTGATAATTATAAAGAAAAGCTGTCAGAAAAAGAAAGAAATCAATTTGATGATGTACTCCGTGAAAGTTTAGAAAACCAGAAACTTGCTATGGAGGCAAAAAACGCTGCAGCTCGTAGTCTGATAGGCATTACACCTGCTCTTTTGGCTATCGGTAGTTTTATGCTACGCCGTGGAGCTATATCAGCCATTCCCGTGGCGGGTCAGTTCCTTGGAGTGCTTACAGGAGTTGCTAGTATAGTTTTAGCTTTCACAGGGACAGCCTATAGCGTTACGATTCCAGCTGTGCTAGTTGTTGGTAGTATTCGTTCTCGACTAGTTGCTGAGAACTTTATGGAACAGGTGAAATTATGAGTATTTCAATAATTCTTGAACGTGCATTGCCGCTTGGTGAAGATATTCTTTCACGTATACATTCTGGTGAGTTTGTCGTCTCAGGGGGAACAATTCGTGATCAGGCTGGTAGAATTGTTAAACATTTAGTCTTCCCTTCTGATAGGCAAAATAATAATGCTGAAGAGTCCTTTGGAGGACCTAATTCTACAACTGACCAGAACTATCAAGAAATAATGGATCAATTATCTAATCAAACAGCTATGTTAGCTGCTGTTAATATAATAAGTGCGCGTAACACAAATGAAATAATTGGAAAAAAGCTTGAAGAGATCAGTGATAAACTTGATATTTTGAATGCTAAATTATCAGATATTCAGGATAATATAATATTTGATAAGCTAATGAAATTTAGCGAAATAAAAAGCTCGACATTATCTTCAATTGAAGAAGCAATATATGCTAATGAAACTCAAAGAGAATCTCACATTATCCGATTGCATATAATGCCACTTAGAAAAAATTTTTACACTCTTAACGAATTATTAATGGATATTCTTACTGGGTTTAGTAATAAAAAGATAATTGATTGTATCCAGTTCATAATGTTGATTGCAGACCTTAAAAATAAGGCGTCATTTGTGTTAGGACAAACACATATTCGTCTCGGTGAAGAGGATTTTGCTCAAAATTATTTCAATAAAAACATTGACTCAAATAATGTTCTACGTTCTAAATTAGAGGTTTTAGTTAAAACAGGTGCGCTTAGCCCTCATGTGATAACTGAAAAGGATTTTTTAATTTTTAAAAATGATATCGAGACTTTCAAAAATTTAGAAATTCAATCTCAGTTGTTATCAACTCAAAATCAATTATCTCTCGAACTGAGATTGCCCCATTATCAACTTTTAAACAATTCATTCAAAACTATCCACATGCTTGATCCTATTACTTTAAATAAATGACAGATGTTATTTAATGTATTATCTGGAAATATTATTTTTCTTGATCGAAAAGGAATTGTAAATATCTATTTATGAGACCGTGCCCAGATTTTTTATATAAGGAATTAGGAATAATTCCTTAGTCTTTTTTTGTTGATTAACTAAATTGGTCTTAGTTAATTTTGATAGCGTTTGGAATACCTAAAATTCTCCTGCAACGTGATCCTTCACTCAGATAGCCAGTATCTCAAAAATGGCATGACCCTCTGGATGAAGGGGTGTAGACAAACTGGTTGGATTACTGCTGACAAGAAGCCTGTAAAGAATGTCGACCTCTGGAGGCGACTAGATTTAGCCTCCAGTCGCCACAATGTCCGGCGGAAATTGGTAAAGGGTCACGCCGGGCATCGAGAAAACGAAATATGCGACAGGCTGGCCAAGATCGCAGCATATGCGGCAGCGGATACTCCACACAAAAGAGATGCTGGATTTTTGGTATAAAATGATAAGTAAGTGTTTACCTATCATTGTGTATCGTGTATCTTACCCATCGTCAGGGTGACAACGTGCTGGTTAGGCACGGTTCCAAGGATGGAACGCAAAAAACGGCGGCTGGAATGTCCAGCCGCAACTCTTTCTGACATTGAAAGGATTTCAAATGGCACATCAAACGCCTTCCTCTTCTCTTAAGAAACACCCCCGTTCGCTACGACTCATCCTGGCGGAGTTATTCTCCGGCCGCGTGTCTGCACGCCTGTCCGAACTGGAAGAGAAAGTAGGTCAAATGGAGCATCGTCTGGATGACCATGCGGTGGCCATCTCTAACCTGGGGGCTCGTGTGGCAATGGGGGAAGTGATGAAGACCCGAACCGCAAATATCCTGCGAGACACCTGGGGCGTGCGAGCCAATCAAACGCGCAAGGAGAGCTCAGATGGATCAATTTCAACGAAAAAGACTACTTCCAATGGCCTACGGGCTGATCACGATTTGTCTGGCAGCCGTAGCAATACCGTCGACTCAGGCGTTGCTGATGCCGGACTCATGCAAAACGGTTTCGCAGCAGACGCCGGCACCAGTCACGGAAAGCACAACCAGCATCACCACCATGCCCCGGTCTGCCACTCTGGATGGGATGCGGTTGGATTCGATTCCTCAAGTTCGTCCTGCGACTCCGGATCTTCCTCCTGCTGCGACTGAGGTGATGGCGTGATCTTCTTACTCAAAAACTGGTCATTCATTTGGATAGCCATTCTGCTTTTGGCGGTGGGTGGCTGGATTTCAAACATCGTTAAGCTGGCACTACACGGTGATTTATTTCTTCACTCAGGTATGACGATCGCTCGTGTTGTGGGGATTTTTGTCCCACCGATCGGCTCTGTTCTCGCGTTCTGTTAATGGGCGTAGGGGTAGAAGCCTTGGAGGCTTTCTTTGCTGCCTTAATGTTTATTTATATACGAAAACAATTTGTTTAAGCACATAACATATAGGGAAAAACACATGTTAGGTTTCTTCAAAAAGAAAACTCGTAAAGCGGTGATTGAAGTTAAAAAAATGGAGAACCGCGATGCGGTCGAAGCTACTGTCTGGGGCGCATACATGATCGCTTATGCAGACGGCAACTGTGATGCAAAAGAAATCGCTATTCTGGAGAAGACCATCTCCGCATTGCCTGCTTTCTCACCGTTCGCAGGTGAGATCGCGCAGATGAGCAGCAATATTCGTGCGCGCTATGAAGCTTCTCCTCGTTCCGCCAACGCACAGGCTCTTAGGGAGCTGGCTGATGTCGCCGGCACTCCAGAAGCCGTTGATGTGTTGTGTCTCTGCCTGGATATTGCCGATCAGGATGGCATCGGCGAAGAAGAAGAGGTTGTGCTGAAGAAAATTGCTCAGGCACTGCAGTTATCTCTGGATGCGTACATGTAATGGCAGAGAAATTAAGGCTGGCCGTCGTCTCCATTCTTCTCGTGCTGGTCGTGCTGGTGGACTTCACTGGCAAACTGATGTCTATCGCGGCAGATGGCGTGTTGGTTGGATTGGCTATCTACTTTGCCCAACCTCTACTTAAAAAATCGAAGTGATCGCCGAGGGCCACCTGGCCCTCGATTCTTCTGGTTTAACCGTTATGACGCGTTTGCCCCCCTCTTCTGAATTGTCAGAATAAAGCCACCAAGAAAACAAATTATTTTAACAATTAAGGAAATACACATGTGTGATAAATGCACCGCCGCTAACGCTGAAGTAAAGAAGATCATTAATGAAGTCGGGGCTAAAAAACTCGTAGGGATGCTTGATTCTATAACTGGTCATGGTGACGCTCATCCGCTGGAACGCATTATGGCCATCGTCCAGGTCATGGACTTATTTGACGAACCAATGAAAATCCTGATGCTTGCTCGTCACTTTGGCGGGGCGTATGTGAAAGAGCATGAACGTGCCAATAAACTGCAGGCAACTCTGGACATGATGAGCGAACCAAAATGCGCGCCGTTGCCAGATCTCTCCGGAGACAATATCGGCATTGAAAGCAAAGAGCGGCAGATCGCCAGCCTTAAGTCTTCTTTAGGCATGTTAATTAGCGCCTTTAAACTAATGGCAACCCATAACGGTTTCAAAATGCCAGAGCTAACCGGCGATGAACATCCCGCTGCTATTCGCCAACTGCTTGGTGCGATGGCGGATAATATGGATGAAGCGAAGAGCCGTATCGAAGACATGATGCGAGAACTTGCCCACCGCCACGATCTAAATGACCAGCCGCACAAGATGCAGCAAGTCAGCCACTGAACCTGAAATAGCAAGGGGGCTAGAGCCCCCTTACCCTTCCCCTCCTCCGTAGCCCTCTGTATAGATCTTTTACGCCTTTTCTTATCTGAGATAATAAAACAAATAAGAAAACAAATTGTTTATATGGTGGAATTATGAGTACAGCGCTTTCTGTCCTTGAGTCTTTTGCTTCGAACACCGGTACCGACCACAGCAAAGAGATGAACGCCGTCCATGACATCGTCGCCGAGTGCGAGAAAGACTAACAGTGATTAGGATATTATTACGGCCTTAATTAATTTGTTTTCACCAACAAGTTATTACCCACACCGTTAAACTTGACCGTATTTCATCAAAGGAAAACTGTTTAAATATACAGTATTAAGGGTGATCTTGATGGGTGGAAAAGACACCAGTTATCAAGTCGTCTACAGAGGCGAGACACTTAAACATTTCAAACCTGGCCAGTGCGTCTTTTTCCAGCGAGAGAGACAGTATGGTGGCGGCTATTGGTTGGGCAAGACACATGTGGACGGTTTTGAGTTCCTGCTCGAACAACCAACCTCTCTAAGAGAGGGGATGTTGTTTCTGCTCACTCTTGCAAAGGTGGAATCCAGACACATGGAGTTTGTCGATTTCGATGACTTCAATTTAACGTAGTCACTGCTTGGGACAGACTATGTGCAACAGCAAAGTTGTAATGTCCGCTTTGAGCGAGGAGCGGACGTAGGAAATCGGTCCTTCCCCCAACGATAACGTGTTTTAATCAGCCGAGAGTGGGTTATGAAACGCGGTGAATAGTTATGTTCCCAGTATCGCCATATTCCAGCCACTTTCAACGCGTGCTTTTTGCGGCCTTATCTTGCTCCCAATGTGTGACACCTTCGACCCCACGCGTCGAGTCAGATGTAAGCATCAATGGCTGTCTAAGGAAGAGCCCCATCAAATCCGGGACACGGGCAAAGTCTTGAACAGTCTCAGCCCACTCATAGTTGTCCTCTAATGGGTAATAATTAACGGCATGCAGGAAAGCACCCAACACGGTTGTTTTAGAGGCATCGTAGGCCGAGATATGCTCCATGTTTTTATCCCTACGTAGTTCTTCAATATCTATGCCTTCGCAAGTCTCATACCAAATATGCACCACGCCAGCACGATCAGGGGGAATCTGCATGACTCCATCATTGAGCAAGCTCTTGAAATGCTTGGATCTGAGGCCGAGAGAAATCTCATGATCGCAGCGCCACTGAGCTCCAACGCACTTTGCAACATCCTCTACAAAAATGTTGAGAATATCGTTATTGGTGCCAGGACGAATAACTCTCTGAGCGATAGTCGAGATACTTCGTTTCTCATTGCTATCTAGATCCCCAAATACCAGCAATTCATGCTGTGGGCTATTGGCTCTGACTGAAAATTTTCTGTAGTGATGTCTGAGACCTAATTTGTCGATGGCTCGTATTCCCACACTGATTGAACCTTCATTAGCTTTTCCCGTCCCCCCTTTAATGGCTAGATTCACCGCTTTAATAACGTCTGCCGGAGTCACACTGGCGACCTGATCATGGAAAATTATATCGACAATGTTCCATGGTGCGACTTTGAGCATATGTTGGCTCAATTGATGCCAGATGTTGGCCCAGGCTTGCTCTTCTGTCTTTGAGTACTTGGTTTGCTTATCCGACCTTTTGCACTCAACGTAGAACTCCAGATCACCTAACTTGACTAGCATATCCGGTGATTTTTTGGTCTTTCCATCGGGCCAAACAATGCTGTTTTCCGGGATGAAGGCAACCTCATAGCCGTTCTTTAGGTAGAACGATGCCGTCAGCAGCTCAAAAATTTGAGTTTCTGGTTTATTGTTATTTGCTAGCATTTTGTCCAGAACATCATCGACGTATGGGACTTTGCGAAGCTGGTCTGCAACAGCTCCGATGGCCATAGCATAGGGGTAGATACGTCTGCTGCTGTAAGTAGCATCACTATATGGAAAATCATGAGACAGATACGACGCCAGAATGTACCAGTCGATGTCATCTTCTGCTGGTACGAAGAGCTGGGGCTCTATCGGCAGATTGATGTTAAACTTAGCTTCCTTCTCTCTTATGCGCTTGAAATATGCAGCTTTGCGAGCAGCCCAGGCCTCAGTTCCAAGCCTATCTACAAGCAACTGATAAAAAGCTTTTGTTCTTAAACGCTCAACACTACTGACACTATCCATTGCGGTCTCTCCTGGTTGTTGTATAGAGTCTTTAGCGATATATGTGATTTCAACTTATTGGAGGTATTATCCTTCAGAAATCAAAGTTTGCTACCACAAAGAAATAGAAACTCTTTATTGCATCCTGTGTAAGTATCTATCCAAGCGGACCATTAGTTTTTTTAGATATCTGACGTCCCGCAACGTCCGCTGTTGGCACAGAGCGGGCTTTTCAGCTTTGCCCTGCCCCGGACATCTGAACTTAGCTTTGACACTATGCGCCTGATTATCGTAATGACACTATCGAGACAGCCGCACTGCCTCAAACAAAATGTTTTCTACCTTTTCTTATCGCTGATAATAACTAACACAAGGAAACAATTAGTTAAAAGAGTTAAGTAATGATTGAAAATTACTGAAGCCTACAAGACAACTGTTATCAGCACCGCACACGTTACCGCGGAAGACTCCGAACAGTTGCCAATTGCATGTTTTGATCCAATCACCGATCGCGACTTAACTGGGGACTGGTCATTTCTAACCCCGTGTTATCGGCTGAGTTGACGGGCACAATTCTGGGCTTCAACTTAGCAAAGGATGCTGATGAACTGTCCGTCGGGAAAACGCTCCATGATGGGTAATGTCTTCATGTGATTCATGAAGACATTGCTATCAGTTTGGTATATTGGCGATGCGGATAACGAGTGCCAATGAAATCCCACTTCCCCTTTGATCACCTACAGATAAGACTCTGGCCAACATATGTACAGGAAGTACCATCAGACCCGATAATATTGTTGCCCACCTGAGTATAAGTCGTGCTACCTGAAGAGCCATAAGACTGGACCTGCGGGGCCGTGTAGGATTGACTCTGCTGTAGCATCTGCTGGCCTGCATTCTGGAATGACTGCCCGGTTTGCTGCAGCTGCTGATTTAATTGTGCCATCTGCATTTGCTGGTTCATTTGCTGCATCTGGTAATAATTCATGTCAGCTTGTGTCATCGCATCTCTGTAGCCCGTTTCGATACCCTCATCATTAGAGCACATGACTCTTCCATACCCTATCTGTCTGATATGGGTGCATGACTCATCGCCGGCCATGTAATAGTTTCCATTAAAATAGTTAGGAGCAGCCTGTTTAGAACAGCCTGATAAAAAACACATAGCAAGACAAAGCAAACTTTTTTTAAACATTAAGCATCTCACAAGTGGAATATTCTTATGTTAGATGATGATCTATGCTATGTAAGCAAAAGTAAACAAAATGTGAGCTATGAATTTTTATATGTTGAATGAATAATATTAGAGAATTCAATCCAATAGCATCTTGATCGTTGTAGTATCATTAAGATTGTTTACTGATACAAGTAAACAACTTATTGACATTGGCGGTCACTAATTGAGTATTTCTATAAGAACTCGTTGATCGCCCTTCTTCCCTACCCTCCAACCTCATACACTCCAGGCGTGGCAAGGCTTTTACGCACATAACCCCTACAAGAAAACAAATAAATAACACATCAATGAAAAGTCAACGCTTTACCCTGATTTGGTCTCAAAAGTTGACGTTTTGCCATGCCACTTCTTATATCCGTTAAGCAGCGCACCAGAGACCAACACCCTGCGACGAAAACGCCAAAAACAACTCCTGATACCACCACAAAACAGACACGCTCAGAATGGCTCTCGTTGCGTTTAATGAGCATATAAACAAATTGTTTTAGGCAATAAGAAAACAACAAAACAAGATAACGAAGAAAAGGAACTGCCATTACCCCACACCCAGGCAATACCCACCTCTTCCTGCCAGGCTACCGAAAAGACCAACCTCATTGCCCCAGGCTACCGACCCAATGAAGCAAATCTCGACCACCACCAAAAAGCGGCGAGAGAAAGCCAGTTTCTCTGAACGCCATTCCCCCAATACACGGAAGAGAATACCCGGGAAGAAACTCCAGACAAGACCAGGCCAGAACAGTACCCGGCGCCATCTCGTTTACCCACTCTTACCCCGAAAGATAACGCAAATTCCTGATTAGCAGGGAACGCCATTACTTCACATGCGGAGAACGACAACAGACCAGAAACCACATCCCCCACACTTCCACCTCTCAAGGTAAACGAAAGGAAAAGCGCACACGCCATCACTCCATACACAGAGAAGAACTATCCCCAAAACGAAGAATACAGACCAGAGGAAAACTACAAGACAACCACCTCTACAACATCTGCAAAACCACTTACCGGCAGAGAGAAGAAAGTCGCCTTTTCTCCCATACGAATGGTCACCGTATAGAGCGCTAATAAGAGAGATACGAGTCCCCCATAAGAGAGGTTATTCGAGTCAGGAAAGAGCACAGATATAAGAGAGAGAGGATGGAGGGGGATCGCTCCCTTTCCCGTATTTATTCAAGTCCTGATTTTATCCCCCGTAACATCCCTGCGGTCGAATGGGTGAAAGGGCCACCGCGAAAATCTATCGGGAGCGTCCCCGCAGGGAAAAGGCTGGCTGCCCGAGTAGAAACGGCTGGAGATTTTTCGGGAAACGGCTGGGTTCCCGTCATGGAAAGGGTGTGTGCCGGTATAGAGACAAAATGCCGCGGGGACGGCTGATTCTCTGGCGGTACACCCTTTGGTGCGCGGGTGGCTTTCTTCCCTCTGCGCGCAGCTGCTGATACGTATTCTGCCAGAGCGTTCGAGGGTCACAAGCTGTTTCAGTAGGTTTTTGGGAAGAGGAAAATACTGCCCACCAGCCCTGCGGTGCGCGTTGAGAAGAATAATGTAAAAAGTGCTCCCGATACACTCCCGGATACTCACTGCTTTTCCAGTTATCCCCGATACAAAATGCTTTTTCGACTATGTCTTATTGCGATAATAACACCAACAAGAAAACAACGTGTTTAGACAAAGGAGAAACACATGTACAAGCATTTGAACATCAGCATCACCCTTTGCGCAGAAGAGACATGTACTGACGAACTCCAAATCTCTCTGGATGACGTTATCCGCTCTGCGGATGTCGCTGGGCGCATTGGTACGCTGATTGGCGAAGGGTATCGCGAGGGCACGTTTGATTTTCATATCGAGGACAACGCAATGTCCGTCGCGTGGAACTGCACCACGTCAGAGTCCAGATAAAGGAGAGAGACAATGGATATGCCTGTGATTGTGGAAGTATGGAGCGTGGACTCGCTGGCTGAGTGTCTTGATAGCGTAGGGCCAGCACTGACCCGTAAATTATGGTCATTTGTACCAGCTGAGGGAGAGTCACCAAAAGGGAAGGACGTGTGGCACCTGCTGACTGATGAAGAGAAGCGGGAGCTGGTGGCCGCAGTGAAAGAGGAGTTCCCTGACGAAGATTAACAACGGCCACCAGCAGGTGGCTTTTGAGTGATTGTGGCCTGCGGCCAGCTGAATGCCGGAACGTTTCGCTTGGTGGCCGTTTTCACACTGGTATTATTTACACAAATAAGAAAACAAGTTGTTTACGGAGTGTGTAATGAATACCGAGATGATTTTGAAACTGGATAAACTCCAGCCTCGCAAAGACAAACCTGCAGTACTCGGTTCGATCACTTTACTGGACATTGTGGCCAACGGCACAGTCATCCGACTTTTCAAAGAGACCGTTGTCGTCTTCGGCGAAACTTCTCGCAAGCGCATCGTAATGAGCGTCAGGCGCTATAGTGCAAAAGGGTGGGTAGCTAAACAAGTTATCTGGCCGGAGTCAGATCTGGAGTTGGCTTTACTGGAAGTTAACAAGGTCGCCCAGCAGGAAATTCAACGCGCAACAACCCTCGCCATAGCATAGTCATGTGCAACACAGATTAGTCGAATTTACGACAGCCCCGTCGATCCTTCGGGGCTTTTTTGTATTGTAAGTGCTTACCTACGGCGATAGTATTACGACGCATCTACATGGAGGTAAAAATGAGTTTGACCAAAGAAGATTTAGTATTTGACCTGTACTACGCATCCAGCACTGACGAAGAAGGCAATAAACTGGCCCAGCTGACCGTTCAGTTCCGTGACGAATCGGCTGTTCCGCATGTGACCACCCAGCTGGCCCGTACAACTCTTAAGCGCGATCGCTCGAAGGTTTATGCCGTCGGCGAGCAATCCGTGAAAAATGGTTCGGACACTCTGCTGGCCGCCATTGAAGCCTATTATCGAACAGACCCGAAGACCATTTTCGAAGGCCTGATGGCACAGGTTCAGGATATGATCGAGGGCAACCTGGGCGCCAACAATACCTGGGTTGGTTCATACGGCATTACCATTGTGTCTGGCGGCTCTCTGGAAGAGTATCTACCTGAGTCCGTCTACAACGTCCAGTAAACCAGCCAATGGCGCGTAACCCGCGCCATTTTCCCAAACCCGTAAACAAATTGTTTTATGCCTCTCCTGCGTTTCGATAATAACACCAACAAGAAAACAAGTTATTAACGCAGTGAGGAAACGCACATGACCGATTTCACCATCTCCCCGAAAGCAGAAAACGTATGGCTGGAATCCTGGCTTGACCTGTCGCCGGCCGAGCAGAAAGAAATGGATCACGTCGAACCGGACGAACAAACCAGCTACCGCTTCTTCCATTATCAGGATAGCGTTTATGACATTGCCGATTTCATGCGCGATGACCGCTTCCCGGAATGGCACGCCGGCTATCCACTGAATGCCTTCGCTATGCTGATGATCCGCTTAACTGATTCAGGCGACACCATCGACATCGGATTACTTCATTGAGAGGGGAGGGCCACCGATGCTGGTGGCCCTTAATTACCACCTGCTTTCCCGCAGGCTAAAAACACCCACCTCTTACCGCCAGGCTACCGAAGCACCCACCGACTTCCCGACGGCCACCAGCTGCCGAAACAGAACGCTTGGACGCCTCACACCCACTGCGATAATTAAACCAACGAGAAAACAAGTTGTTTAAAGGATTATCACAATGAACTATATCGCCACTGTAAACACTCCCGCGCATGGCACCATCTCTGTCACATACTCCGATATTGAAAAGAACATCCTGGGCGCCTGGCGCGAAGAACAGACCATCCAGCTGTCCGGGAAAGAGAAGCAGCAGATCGCCAACGACATCATTTGCAACCGTCGATTCACGCGTGTCTTCGAAAAAGCTTATGTCACCACCTCAGGATTCGGGGTGTTTATCTTCCCGGTTCGAAGCGGGAGGTTCTGTCAGTCAAAACTCATCGAGTTCGCAACACAGATTGCTGTGTGGATCAAAACAGAGTCAGGGTTCGACTTTACAGACCAGGAAGCAACCGCGCAGGGTGTGCGGATCGCTGACAATGCTCTTAAGTGCAAAAACGTCATTTACGAAGCCGGTATCGACTCGTGGAAGGTCACTTGCGGGGAGTTCGTGAAAGAGATGCACGCCAGTAATCGGATTCACATACTGGCTGGCAAGTAAGAGGGGAGGGGGCTGGAAACGCCCCTTTCTTTCCGTCCACCAGCTCCCGCAGGGAAATTCAGGAACGGGCAGAATGCCATCCGGGCAACCGACGGGAAACGGCCAGAAAATTTTCGGGAAACGGCTGGGGTCGCCTCATGGGGAAAATTTGTATAGAGGGAGACGCCAGAATCGTCGCCAGCTGGTGGACGTAAGCTGTTTTTGCGCCATACGTCCAGCGCTGTGATCTGCGCTGCATTGTTAGCGCGTACACGTTGCGCCAACGTGCTAATGATACGTGAGCGCCCACGGATCGCGCCAATATTGCCGACACGCCCCGAAGGATAGCGCGGATCACGTCACCAGACGATCACGCCCACGACACGACAAAATAAGCCACGCGCTAAAACGCTTTTAAACGCGCTATAACGTGTTTTTTACTGTGTGTAATGGGTATGTACTACCACACGTAAAAACGCGTTAAATTGGCGCGTTTATGGCGCTTATTTTTGGTGTGAATGAGTGAACGCCAGATAAAAGAAAACGCGCCATTGCTGGCGCGTTATGGTGGAGATCCTGAAACGGAAAAAGCGCCCATAGTGGGCGCTGGTGGCTAAATGCTGTTTTGCAACTTTCCGATCATTTCAGACAAACGCAAATATTCTCTTTTCCGTTTACAGTCTCGCTTGCTGTTAAGCAAATCAGAGAATGTAAAGTTTAGCGCGTCACGTTGGGCGCTTAATTCGTCGATGAGTTCAAGTTTATAAGCGCGATATTTAGCGCGATACTCCGCGCGGATCTGGTCATAGCTAATCATGATTTTTATCCTTAAAACTAGCGCCCATAGTGGGCGCTGAATCCGTCTACTTATGCTTTGAAAGCGTCAGCCAGATAGTTATAAAAATCATTTTTGATAAAGCGATATTGCTGAGATCCGTTTTTGGCAGCGCCCATTCCTTTAATCTTCTCGACCAGTCCCAGACGTTCACACAGATTAATCAGCTGGTTGGCTTGCGTATATCCTGCGTCTAACTTAATTTCATTTGCTTGTTTTGCTTCATTCATCAAATCGAAAACAGCACCATTTGTGAACGTGTCGATCTCATCGTTAATCATATCGATTAAAGCGAATACACGAGATCCGGACATATCAGCGACTGAATACACACATTTACCAGACTTGATAGACTTAACCAGATAAACCAGCTTTTCGAGAGAGTAGCTATTTGTCATCGCTTCGCGGAAAAACACTTCTGGCGTTTGCTTGCTTGCTTTAATCGCGTAGTAGAAGACACCAGATAGCTTATCGTCGTTTACTGCGTTTACAACGTTATTCACGAAGTATGCAAGTTTAGTAGACGCTGCAAGCATGTTAGCTTTATCTGCTTTGGTGTGCGTGCCATTCTGATAATGTTCGTTGTAAGTCTGAGTAGCTTGATCTGCTTTTAATTGTAATTCGTCAGTGATAACTACAGCAGCATCAATGATGGATTTTTTAGAAATGGTTACGTTAGACATGATTTTAATCCTTATGTAATATTGAAAACTTATTTTGTTTTTCGTCTATCGTCAGCATGTTTGCTTTCGATGTAAGTAATTATCGACATACAAAAAATAAAATCAAGCGTTTTTCGCAAGGGGTGATAAAAAATTTATTTCACAAATAAATCAAAGTCTTAGAAATAAATCGCGTTTTCTCGAAGGTGTTGCCTAAATAAATTCCGCACTCGGTGTATTACCCTTATATATTTAGCGCTGACAATACTTATGGTGATTTGATTTATCGGGGGGTGACCCATAAAATAATAACCGGACATAGCCGGCTATTACCCTTATAGGAATTTACATCTTTTTTGCATAGTTCCTGATTTCTTTTATTATATACTCCCCAAAACGTTCCGAGTTTTCGCATTTGTCTTTCGAAGGCTCATCAAGCCCCAACTTGCATCCCGAAACGATCAGTCCATCTTGATATGCAGCGCCTAAAGCCATGCTTAGCTCTAACATGCACAAATCGTAGTCTTCCGCCTTTGAACACACCTTTGTAGTGACACGTTGAGCTCGTTCAATGCTATTTTCTTGAGAAAATGCGGAAGAGCTAAAAATGAAAGTTAAGAATGTTAATGCTGCTACAATTTTCACATCAATATCCTAAAACGGCAGAATACGTTCAACCCAATCAAACAGGACGATCATTTTTCGCCCGTTCCCCACGGCAAGTGTGACCTGACAAGCATCGACGCCGAGTGACACACCTTCAATTTCGCGGCCGTCCGCCATGTAGACCCTTACTGATTTCTGGTTCTCGTGGGCCTGGCGGCAAATTTTAAAGAAATCACGGCGAGATGGCCGGTTATCAACATAGTCTGGATGTACGGTTACGCGACCAACGAAATCATGGGTGACAGCGTCATTTACACCTGACTCGATAGTGCTGATTCGCTCAAGTGGCAACCTTACACGATTGTCTTTGTCGAACGGCGCCGGGCATAGATCTACCTTGTTGCGGGAGGACATCGTCCCCTGAACATACATGCAGAACACCTGGCCATCTTCCATCGTAACCCTTACAGGGATGATAGCCTTACGCCAGAACATTAACGACTTCTCCACGTTGGAGTAATCGCGTGGCCAAACCTCAGCAGGTATCCCGTAGGTGATATCGGTAATGGTATTGGGCATATTTTAAACGCCTCATGTTATGCGATAAAAATTACCAGAAGGTACGAGTCACCATTATCTTCTATTTCCTTGGTTTTGACAGGCGAAAAAGCGTTACCTTGTTGCAAATACTTAGAATTGTTATAGTTTGCAGGCAAGTTTCTATATGGTGAAGAATGATGAACAAGTGCGCATTAATAGCTTTGCTAACCTCCAGTTTACTGGTGGCCGGATGTTCAACCCAGGCGGTCAGGACGAGTGCTGCCGACCCAGTCCCAGCTTCTAGAATACTGTCGACCAAATACAATACGCCGTCAGAGAATACGCAAAAAATCATCGTGAAAAGAGACTCTGGCAGTAAGGGCGCGCTTTGTACCAGCCGGCTTTCTGTTGATGGTGAGCCAGTTGCTGATATCAAAACATCTGAGAAGGTTGAGTTAAACCTGCCTTATGGCGAGCATATTCTGTCTGTAGATCTGCAGGGTATGTCTATTATGTGCGGCAAGATGAACACCGAAAGAGAAATCATGGTGTCAAAAGATAAGCAAGACGAATATCGGATCGGGGTGACGGTGTCGGCAGAGCTGTTCATCATGAAAACAGCCTATAAATAAATGGTAGAGGAGGGCGAGAGCTTTTTACCCACGCCCTCCGTAAGTACGCGTTAGAGACGTTTGAGGATATCTTCCAAGTCTTCCTTGGTCATCCCGGAGTTCTCGTAGATCTGCAACACTTTCTGTCTAGCGTTCTCAGCCGCTGCCATCGAGGTCGCGATCTTCTCAAACTCTGCTGTGCTCATCTTGGTCAGAACAAGGTTAATGATGTCTGACTTCGACATTTTGATGTTGCGCTCTTTCAGGCGCGTTTTGAACGAACCAAGCTTTTCGTTGGCTTTTTCGGTGAGCTTCACCTGACATGAAATTGAGCGATTTTCGGTCATAATTAATCTCTTTGTAATACACCAAAGTCAAAACTGCTCCCGACAGGCAACACGCCTTCCGCAAACCCGGGAGTGGTGTCAATAATGTGTTTTCGTTCGTATGAGTGTGACATCAGGTGTTTGTTGCTTATATCGATAAAATCCGAAATAAAACACACATTTGCCTGATTCTTCTTGGCACGAAGGCCGCGACCAACACGTTGACGCATTTCGACTTCGGCCTTGCCTCCTCCGGCAAGAATTACGGCGCCAACACTTGGCACATCGACACCGACATCCAGTATCGTAGAGCCGATCAGCACATCAATTTTCCCTGCAGCCAGGCTGTTAAGCTTAGCCTGTCTGGTACTCTGGTTGGATTCACCGTAAATAAAATCTACCCGTAAGCCGCTCTCTTTCATCATTTCCATCAGTATCTGACCGTGGCGTTTGATCCTCACCAGAGTCATACAGTTCAGTCCATGATCACGGTACATCAGCGCGTCGCGAACGACGGCCTCGTTACGTCCAATATTGTAAACGATACCGAGCTGATAAGCTTTCTGATACGGCGTGCTCATACCAACTCTGAAGTTCAGATGCTTGGAAGCGAGCTCCGCTCGGATACGAGCCTCATCCGGAGTGTACGCGATTTTATGGTATACGAAGTAAGGTTTGGCCAAAATACCTCGCTCTATCAGATATTTTTCAGTGACCTTTATCTCGATGCGTCCAGCAACAGCCATCAGACGCATGTTGGCCTCAGTTGAAGCTTTCATAAACGGGGTAGCGGTCAGCGCCAGACGATAGTCTGCGTTAATGCACAGCCTGGCGATGTCATAAAAGTTTGAACCGGAGGATTCGTGGGCTTCTTCAAGGATTAGCAGTGAGACACTTGAGAGGAAACGCTTAACCAGCTCCCGGCGCTTAAGATGATAAGCCTTTTTGTCCGCCGACATATCGCGTGGAGGCTCTTCAAGAAAACTCGCCAGGGTTTGCACTGTTGCGACATTGATATGGCGAGATACCTGAAACTCACCAGAACCAATGATGCCAACCTTCTGACCTTTGAGCCACTGTTCGCCATACTCAGCTCGATAGTCTATCGACTTCTGGAAGTTATCTGCCATTTGGAACATAAGAACAGAGCGGGTGGTTAAAAACAGCGTCATGCGCCCAATACGCGCCGCGGCTTTGCAAGCCACGTTAGACTTTCCCCCGCCAGTGGCGATCTGCGCAATCATCATTCCTTCGCGAACCAGTGTCTCTACAGCCTGATCTTGATACGCATAGTCCGGATTATAGGGGAAGGGGTTAACTGCCGGGTTTGGTTTGCCCAGCGCCGGAACCTTGTCTTTGCGAATATGGACGCATTTGATGCCAGCCTTCACCAGATTGGCTGCTACCGATTTGGCAAAACCCGCGGGGAAGGCATTTTTGCTCCAGTTGAACATAGTACTGGTGCCTTTCCAGTCGCCGGCTTCGACTTCGTAACTCAGCATTTCCTGGACGAGTCGCTTCACGTTGTCATCAGCGCCGGAGACCATAGCGTTGACCGCGTTCGAAACAATCCTAACAGTCATAAATATCTTTCCTTCGTGCCTTTTATATGTTAATTGGCTAGAATAGTAAGTAAGTACTTATGCAATGGATTGTATCAAAAAGTATGGACGTAAAAATTACCATTCTGCAGGTAGAAGTGGCCAGACTCCGGCCAAATCCCTGGAACACCAACTCGGTTGGTGCTCAAAACTTCGAAAAACTGAAAGGGCTCTAATCGAAAAACTGGGGTTTTTTCAAGCCAATTCTCGCGCGTGAGTTGGACGGTGGCCAATTTGAGATCCTCGGTGGCGAACATCGCTGGCGAGCCGCTATGGAACAGGGTATTTCCACGGTTCCTGTTATATCGGTGGGCAAAATAAGCGATCTGGTCGCGAAACAAATGTCTCTGGTCGATAACGAGCGATACGGCGAAGACGATCAGGTCGCATTACAGCGTCTGATCGAGGAAATTCAGTCTGAACTCGATTATCAGCTGTCGGAAATTGCCCCTTACGACGACGAACTGGCGGCCACACTGGCTCGTGAGTCGGCAATTGACCTGGAAATGCTTGAGGCGTTGTCGCGTGGCGACGAAGAGCCCGTTGAGAAGGACTCTCGTGAAAAAGCTGAGCGTGTTGGTGCGGAACACCAGACTATGCGCTTCAAAGTGACGTTTGACGCTTCTGATCGCGTTACCGAAACCATCAAATCCATCATCAAAGAGCAGGCGATCAACACCGGCAACGACATGGAGAATGCTGGTGAAGCTCTGGTATGGCTGGTCGATAACTACAAGGAGTGTATTTAATGACCAAAACGTTCGAAATCGTCTACCGAGACCCGGCAGAGCTCATTCCCTATGAAATGAACGCCAAAAAGCATGACGAGCAGCAGATCCGTGACCTGGCCGCAGCCATAAAAAAGCGTGGTTTTGACCAGCCGATCACTGTCGATAAGGACGATGTCATCATTACTGGCCACGGCCGCCGCGAAGCTGCGCTTTTAGCGGGGCTGAAAAGTGTGCCGGTGATCGTTCGCGACGATCTGTCCGATGAAGAAGTGAAGGCGAAACGCCTGGAGGATAACCGGCTGGCCAGCATTGATTACGATGCCATTAAGTTACAGAAAGAGCTGGAGTCTCTGGTACTTGGTGACGTTGAAGTCTTCGGCTTTGACGAACGTGAGCTGAACGTGCTGGTCGGTAGCATGACCGAAGAAATGGATACTGGCGCACTGGTTATGGATCTGGGGGAGGAAACCGAGCGCCAGAAAGAAGAGCACACCGAAATCAGTCGCGAAGTCGCCGCCGAAGAGGTTCGAGTGGTCGATGTTCTGGGCTTTAAAACGCTCCCTGCTGGCTCTGCGATTGTCGTGGGAGATTTGCTTGCCCACATGGAAGAAATCACGGGAGAGAGCGGGGTAGACGCGTTCGTTGCTTATGCGCAGAAAGTTTCCTCCGGGGGAGTCGAAGCATGAGCACATATACCATCAACGTATCGTTCCAGACCCGTGTCAACAAGACCACTCGCACGCTTGAGATCGCCGAATCGTTTGGGCTTGGTCTGGATGAAAAAGACTGGACGCTTTACGACAATCTTGAGCTGGAAGTCGAGCAGGGTGATGTGGTTTACATCACTGGCCAGTCAGGTTCCGGAAAATCTGTCGTGCTGCGTGAGCTACAACGCCAGATGAAAGAGGAAGGGCTTTCAGTCGCCTCCATTGATGACTTTACCTTTGACAACGACGTCAATGTCATCGACCAGCTGGGTAAAACCACCAGCGAAGCGTTAGGGCTGCTTTCGATGGCAGGCTTGAACGATGCCTATCTCTTTGTGCGTAAACCTTCTGAAATGTCGGATGGCCAGAAATACCGTCTCAAGATCGCCAAGCTTATTGAGTCGGGCGCGAAGGTATGGGCTGCGGATGAATTTGGCGCAGTTCTTGATCGTGTTACCGCCCAGGTTGTAGCGTCGAACCTTCAGCGTGCCGCGCGAAAGGTAGGTGCGACGGTAATGGTGGCGACGACCCACGAAGACCTGAAGAACGCGCTGCGCCCGGATATGCAGATCACCAAGCACTACAAAGAGCGCGTGAAGGTGGAATATGCCTGATTTGAAGATCGTAGAGCTGAAGCCATCGAAAGAGACTGACAACAATAACGTTGAAGTCATCCGCCTGCTGGAAGATGCACTCCAGTACGCCAGAGAAGGCAAAAGCCAGAGCCTGGCGCTGCTGATGATCAATAACGACGGGAGTGTTCTGGATTGCTGGCATAACGGTGGGCGCCCATACGTCATGGTTGGGGCGATGGAATCGCTTCGCCTGGACTTCATCAATGCCAATATCGAGCGCAGGTGATCGGCATGACAGACATCATCATCAAACGCTACCGTCCGGAAGAGTTCCCGCGCCATCTGGACTTTCTTGAGCGCATGACCGTCACCAGGGGGACGGTAGAAGACTGGCACGCGCTTAAGTCGCTTCACTACAAGACAGATGGGAAGCCGTTCGCCCCTACCTACTACCGTTGTGAGCTAGATGGTAGGTTGGTAGGCGTTGTAGTTATGGCCTTCCCTAAACTGCTGCTGGCGCCGCGGCATCGCATGTTTCCAAAGCTGAAACCCACAACCAACACCACTGTGGCAAATCAGTACTGGGGACGTTACGTAAACAACAACTTCGCTGTGATCAGCCGCTCTGTAGTGGACACCCAGTATCGTGGCGTCGGGGTATCGTATCGCATGATTAATCTGGTTAGCAGGATGCATGACCGGCCAATCATCGAGATCCAGTCGTCGATGAGCAAATATAACCCGTTTGCTATGAAAGCAGGGTTTTGCTTCATCCGTCCTGAACGTCCGAAGAGCTACGAAAGCGCGCTTCGCGTCTTTCAGCGCCATTTTCGTTCTGACCCCGGCGACAACGAAGCGATTGTGAAGGAGTTGTTTGCGATGACTGATTCACGCCGGCGCCGCGCTCTGCGAGATCTGGTGGCGGACTATCACAAGAATAGTTCTCTGGCAAAAGCAGGCCGCAACCGTGGCACTACCATTCAGGATATCGCGGATAGCCTGGTGGATGAGGCCAGCATCGTGAAACTGCTCAAGGATATTCACAATCTGAGCTTCACTTCACCGCTCTATGGGGTTTATCGCAACCCTGATTTTGGTCGCCAGCTGCCTGACACACTGCCACTGCTGGCTTTTGATAAACAACCGCTAAATGCACCACTGGATATTGCGTTACCGGCGTAAGGATTTGCCATGACACTGACTGATAAACAGAAAGACATCATTAAGACCATCAACTTAGGCCATGAACGTGGACATTTGCTCGATCTGGACGAGCTGCTGGAAGTGCTGCCTTACCGGACGACAAAGCAGTCTATGCAATTCTCCCTGCGCGCGCTGATCAAGAAAGGTTTGGTCGAAAAGCACGACTGCCGGCCGCGAGAGGATTCTGGCTACCAGCGTCGCACTCTGGGGCTGACGACATTAGGTCGAGCCAGAGCCAAGTTACTGGTGATGTAAGTTGGTCTGGGAGTCAGATTAACAGCCTGCGTCTGTATATATAACTAATAAGTCACTTATTAAATATATACGGAAGCAGGCTCTCAAACAGATTCCCCAGACCTAATTAATACAACCAGAAAACAAATTGTTTAAGAGCGCAAGGAAGCGCTCTGTGTGTGTTTTAGAGGGATCTATGACTGTCGAAAAAGACGAGAGCAAAACTCGCCTGACTCCGGCTGAATGGGCGGAAGCCGAAGCGAAATGGACTTCGGGCGAGTATACGCTCTCAAGACTGGAAGAAGAGTACGGTATCCGTCGTGAAACGCTCTCCAGACACTTCAAAAAGCGTGGATTAGAGAAAGGCGCTGATTCTGTTGGGAAGATGGTGCGCGAGTCTCTCAAGTCCGATGCAGAACTGCGCGCTAAAGCCCGAGCCGAAAAGATAGAAGACCGCCGGACACGCTATGACGGATGGGCGTATGCCCTTGGTCAGATGGTAATGGTCGAGGTCACTACAGCAAAGCGCGAAGGCAAGCCACTGGCCTCGATTGAGGACGATCTTAAAAGCCTGCAGCGCGCCAGCGGCACGCTGGCCAAATGCTTCGAAATTTCCTCCAAGGCATTGGGCATGGAGAAAGAAGAAGGCGGTGAAGAGGATATTCCGAACCTTGTCTTTGGCGAGCTAACCCCATCACAGGTGGCCCAGCTGCGCAAGGAAGATGATGAGCCCGAAGTGATTGATGACGATCTGTTGGAATCACTCGAAGAAGAAGCGCTGAGCGAAGCTGAGAGCGATTTTGACGCATCGGGCGAAGACGATGATGGAGATGCATAACCATGTCCATCCCGTCGTCTCTCAGTCTCGTACAACTGCACTCCGGGCAGATGCAAGTCTTCCAGTCGCCACATCGTTTCAAAGTGGTGTGCGCCGGACGACGTTGGGGTAAATCGAGGCTGTCGATCTCAACCATCATTCGCGCTGCCGCTAAGGAAAGAAAACAACGAGTTTGGTACGTCGCGCCGACCTATCAAATGGCGCGCCAGATTTTGTGGGATGATCTGCAGGAAGTTCTGCCGCGTAAGTGGATTCGGAAGAAGAACGACACCACGATGACCATCGTGTTGAAAAACGGTTCGGAGATCGCGCTTAAAGGCGCGGATAAACCGGATACGCTTCGTGGTGTTGCGCTACATTTCGTTGTGCTCGACGAGTTCCAGGATATGAAGCCAGACACCTGGTACAAGGTTCTCCGTCCGACATTGTCATCCACCCGCGGCGGCGCGCTGATCATCGGTACGCCGAAAGGGTTCTCCGAATTCCATAAACTATGGACTATCGGGCAGAACAAAGAGCTGCAGCGCAAAGGTCAGTGGAAAAGCTGGCAGTTTGTAACCGCTGATTCACCATTCGTTCCGACGGCAGAAATCGAGGCAGCCAAGAACGATATGGACCCTAAGTCGTTCGCTCAGGAGTACCTCGCCAGCTTCGAAAACATGTCAGGGCGCGTGTATTACCCGTTCGATCGTAGCGTTCACGTTAAGCCGCTGCAGTTCAATCCTAAATTACCGGTGTGGGTAGGCCAGGACTTCAACATTGATCCAATGTCGTCGGTCATCCTGCAGCCACAACCGAATGGGGAGCTGTGGGCTGTGGATGAGCTTGTCTTGTTTTCGTCGAATACGGCAGAAGTGTGCGATGAGCTGGAGCGTCGCTTCTGGCGGTGGAAATCGCAGGTCACAATTTTTCCAGACCCGGCCGGCGCCTATCGTCAGCACGCTCGTGGGGAATCGGACATCGACATCTTCAAGGAGAAGGGCTTTCTGCGTGTAGATTATCCGAAAAAGCACCCACCGATTGCTGATCGTGTGAACTCAGTGAACCGCATGTTGATGAGCGCCTCTGGCGAAACTCGTTTGTATATCGACCCTAAGTGCAAACATCTCATCGATTCACTGGAGAAAGTTATCTACAAACCAGGCTCTCGCGATATGGATAAGAGCGGTGGGATTGAGCACAGCGCGGATGCCTTGGGCTACCCGGTTCATCGTAGGTACCCCGTAAAAAATCGTGTTATTCTTGGTGGTTCAAGATAAGTAAGTACTTACCTATCATGGAAGAGAAGCAAATGGAATTGACTGATAAGCAAATTAAGGATCTTGTGGCAAGACGCCACCCCGAATACATAAAGAAAAAAGAGCACTGGGATTTCCTCGCCAGCACATACGCTGGCGGGCGTGCCTGGTTCGATGACAACATTTTCCGATACTTCAAAGAAGGTGATCAGGAGTTCAAGGAGCGTCTGGAACGCGCCTACCGCTTCAATCACACCAGGGAAGTGGTGAACCTGATTAATAAATATCTCTTCAAAGAGGACATCCATCGAAATGTAGAAGAAGCGCCTGAGCCAATTCAGAAATTCTGGAAACGCGCGACACGACAGAATGTTTCCATCGATGGCTTTATGTCCGCGCTTGACCTCCAGTCCTCCATCTATGGCCGTGTCTGGGTGGTGGTCGATAGCACGATGGATAGTGACGCAGAATCCGTCGCTGACGAGAAGAAGAAGGATGTTCGCGCCTATGCCTACTGGATTTCTCCGCAGCAGATGTTGGATATGGCGTGGGACGATGACGGCAATTTGATCTGGGCGCTGATTGTCGAAGTGGCGCGCGATGATCAAGACCCTTTCACCTCATCTGGCCAGGAATATCAGCGTTATCGTCTATGGACACGTAACGAATGGTATCTATTCCGGGAAGAGGTTAAGAAAGGCGCCGGGAATGCCGGTCGTCGGACCGCAAAAGTTGTGCTTGAAGATAAAGGCGAACACAAACTTGGCGTTGTACCTGTGTTTCCTGTTGATTGCATAGGGGAGAGCGAATCGCCGTATTTTAGCCCGTCGCTTATTGATGATATCGCCTACCTTGACCGTGCAGTAGCCAACTATCTGTCGAACCTTGACGCCATTATTCAGGATCAGACGTTCAGCCAGCTGGCCATTCCCGTTCAGTCGCTCCTGCCAGGCGATGAGAATCACGCAAAGGTAATGGAAATGGGGACAAAACGCGTCTTCACCTATGACTCGGAAAGTGGCAACCAGCCTTTCTATTTGTCGCCAGACCCTAAGCAAGCTCAGATGATCATCACCACTATCCAGACCGTGATTAATGAGATCTACCACTCCGTTGGGGTCGCTGGCGAGCGAACAAAGCAGGATAACGCTAAGGGGATCGATAATTCATCCGGGGCCGCCAAGTTATATGACTTTCAGCGGGTTAATAGTCTGCTTATTACTAAAGCCGAGCGTCTTGAGCGGGCTGAACGCCAGATGATGTTTTTGGCGGCGAAGTGGATGGGGGTCGATCTCGATGAGGAGCATTCGCTGATTGCCTATCCGGAGAGCTTTGATATCCGCGGTCTAACGGATGAATTTGCCGTTGCCGAGAAACTTGGGCTGCTGGAAGCACCGGATTCTGTGCGTCGATATCAGATGGAAATGCTCATTGAGAAAATCTTCCCGAATATTTCGGCCGCGATGCAGAAAGAATTTGAGAAAGATCTCTTGAATTTTCCGCCAAAAAATGCTCTTAACACCCTTGAAAATAAGTCAGTACTTACTTATCATCGTGATACAGTCCAAGAGAGCGGACAAGATCTATCCTAAGGGAATGGGAACTCATCAACTCAAGCAACCGAGTGATAAGTAATTAAAAGGAATTTTTATGAATCTGTGGCAAATGCTAATGGCCCGTCGTGGCCTCATGGATGTCGCCGAATCACATGAACGTGGTGGCGCAGGTGCTGGAGCTCCCGCTGGTGCAGAAGAGCAGGGCACCCAGGAATCTGGTAAGCAGAACGGCGAGCAGAAAGATCAGCCGAAAATCGAAGACGATGAATTCGGAGGGATGACTCAGGAAGAGTTGCTCGCTGAATTGCGTAAATCCAAGAAAGCCGGTGCTGACCTGCTGAAAGAGAACATGAAACGCAAGGAAAAAGAGCGTGCCATGGCCGATCAGCTGGCTCAGTACGGTGATATCGATCCGGCACGAGCACGCCAGCTTCTTGAAGCTGAGCAAGCCGCAGAAAACGCACGCCGTGAGGCGGAGCAAGCTGAACTGGAACGCCGCGGTGAATTCGATGCTGTGAAAAAGCAAATGATCGAAGCTCACCAGGCAGAGATGGCTCAACGTGATGAACGTTTTTCCGCTCTGGAGAGCGAAAACGCCGCACTTAAAGCCCAGCTGGTTGAAATGACCGTCGGCGCTTCCTTTTCTGGCTCCAATTTCCTGCGTGAAAAAGTTCTGATGACTCCGGCTAAGGCCCGCGTTATCTACGGCTCTCATTTCGAAGTGGGTGAAGACGGTAACGTCGTTGGCTATGACAAGCCGGCAGGTCAGAAAGAGCGTGCTGTTCTGGTTGACGGCGAAGGTAAGCCGTTACCGTTCGAATCCGCGATTGAGCGTATTTTACGTGCAGATCCGGAAGCTGACGCTTTATTGCGCAGCGAAGCTAAGCAGGGTGCTGGTTCAATTAGTAAACCGACCCACAAAGTAACCCAGCCGAAGAACAAGTCGACAATGGATAAGTTGACTGCCGGTTTAGGGAAAATCGGAATCAAGTAACATCTTAAATCATAGGGAAATGAAAGATGCCATTACTGCGTGAAGAAGCTGAAAAGCTGTCTAATAACGAGCTTGAACAGGGCGTGATCGAGACCATTATCGATCGTGACGACCTGTTTGCCGTCCTGCCTTTCATGAAGATCAATTCGAAGGCATATCTTTATAACCGCGAAAAAACCCTGAGCGAAGCTACTTTCATTGATGTGAACGACACCATCACCGAAGGTGCAGCAACCTTCGAAGAGAAAGTTGCGAAGCTGCGCATTCTGGCTGGCGACGTTGACGTCGACAAATTCCTGGCTACCACTATGGCTGATACCAACAACCAGCTGGCTATCCAGGTTCGTCAGAAAGTCAAAGGTCTGGCTCGTGCCTTCCGTCGCAATCTGATTGTTGGCGACTCCACCACTAACAACAAAGCCTTCGACGGTATTCCGAAGCTGATGCATGACGATCAGAAGATCGACATCTCCGGCGCCTCCATGACTTTCTCCATGTTCGACGAACTGGTCGACGCAGTTAAAGATCTGGGCGCAGACTGCATCATGATGCGTTCTGAGCATCTTCGCGCATATCGTGCGCTGCTGCGTACTGTAAACGTAGGCCCGTCCGAAATCATGATGGAAAACTTCGGTCGACCTATGCTGTGCCATAACGGCGTTCCGTTTATCGTAAACGACTTCATTCCGGTTGCGGACTCCACCAAAGCGGATATCTACTGTCTGCACCTTTCTGAAGAAAACGGTGTAACTGGTCTGTACGGCGGCAAAAACGCCGGTATCGTTGTGGAAAACATTGGCACCGTTCAGAACAAAGACGCAGTACGTACTCGTGTGAAGTGGTACTGCTCTCTGGCCAATAAGCACGACAAAGCTATCGCGGCGCTGACTAACGTCAAAATTTAATCCTAATAATAGGTGAGTACTTACCTATTATTTTTAAATGGGTGGGCTATACGCCCGCCCTTTTTATAGGAGCGATAAATGTCAGAAAAAAAAGTGAAGATCACTGAAAAGGCCTTCACCGACTTTACGGGGGTTATGTTCCGTACTTCTTTCACTAAATCGGTGTCCGATCATCCAGTAAACGAGCGCATGCAGAACCGTATCACCGCAGCTATGCGAGCGGTTCCGATGGAGCCCACTGTCGCTGTTACTGGTGTGTCGGTAAGTCCTAAGTCGGCATCGGTGGAGGTGAAAAAAACGGTTCAACTC